ATCGTCCAGCAACTGCAAGTCGAACGTCGTAGAATTGACGCCGCTCTCAACGCCCTTATCGGAGAGCAAGCTGCCCCGGCGAGAGCCCCTGCAACTGCTACCGCACCCGCAACTACCTCAACCACCACCGCAGCCCCGAAGAGCCACCACAAGCGCAAGGCACGCTCCTTGACACCGGAAGCCAAAGCGAAGATTTCAACGGCTCAGAAGGCACGCTGGGCTCTGATAAAGGCCAACAGCAAACCTGCCGTTCGTGCGGCTTAAACAGCAGGTCACCCAAAAAGGCTCCGTCATTGACGGAGCCTTTTCTTCTTCTTCTTCTTCGACGTACGAGGTATCTTTTAATAGTGGATAAACTGGTCTCGGTCTGCTTGCGTAATGGTCTTCAAACAGGCTGAACACCTTTCATACCGCTCAGTGTCCTCTCCATCATGAGGGCCGTAGCTGGTTGCAACATGTCCACACTCATTCTGGTGTTTGCGAAGGTAGGCAGTGCGGCGGATATAATTCAGGTGAACGTAGTCGCCGTAGCCGTCGCCGCCCCCATACGCAGGGGGTAGAGACGTAGCGGCCTCACCTTCCGCCGCCGCCAGCAGCTTCATCTTCTCGTACACGTCCGACTTCTGCTTTTGCAAGTCTTTGATACGACCGCTTAGTTCAGCGTCCGCCGCTTTAAGCTGCTTCATTGTCATGTTTCACCTTTCGATGGGTGCGGCCACGTAGGTCACAGCCCAGTCCATCTCGCACTTTGTCTTCAACCTGAGCCACGAGTTCATTGACTCCGCTGCTCCACAGAAGCTTTTCTCCAACGTGAAAAAACAGGCGATACTATAGCCGCCCCACATCTTTCATCATATGTGCTCCTTATTTTCACTTTATCTTCAATCCACAGCGGCTGAGGTGCTTTCGAATTTCAGCGAACTCCACGGGCTTGTCGAAGACAGCGATTTTTCGTTTGAGAGTCCAGAACCGTCGATTGGCTTCGCGACTATCAGCAGTCATCATCGCCACTTTCTGACCGGGGTGCTCGGTGAGAATTGCGTCGAGCATCCTCACCCCATTCATCCGGGGCATATCGAAGTCGGAGAGCACATAGTCAAATGGTTGGGCGCGGAAGAGTTCTAAACCCTCGCGCCCATCGCCAGCCTCCACGACATCAATCGGGGCTCCCCGGACGGCCTTCTCCAGAGCTTCTCTGAGGTAGGCGAGGTTCATCCGGTCATCATCCACGATAAGAACCCTCACTTACGCCTCTTCGTTCCAAATCGGATGTAGTCACGACCACGTTGGGTGATGCTATACCAGAGGTTGTGACATGCGCCGGTGCTTAAGAACCCATGCCTGACCAGAGACCGTGCGGTCTGAAGGGGGTGACCCTTTACCCAGACCCTCCCGTGAAGGCTCCTGTCAATGGCGTCTAGCAAACAGAACTGGGCAAGCGACAACTTCGGCCAGTCCCTCACGGGAGTTTCACGCGGGAGACCGTTCCAGTGCTAACAACGTCTTCAAGGAATCCCTGACCTACCGGGCTCCCGAGCCACTGGATGACGGTGGCCGCGACGGTCGCCTCTTGCTGCGTCAGTTTGTAATGCTCACTCTTCTCCTGCCCATGTAGGAGGTAGCCCAGAGTCATTTCAGCACGCCTTGCCCACGCTTCAGCGAATGCGGCCTCAGCCGGATTCGAGGGGAGCCGATAGGAGCACAGACCCACGTGTTCAATCGGAGCTGGCTCCAAGTTTGTATTGAGTAGCTCACCCAACGATTCTGGTTTGTTTCCAAATTGGCTAGGCATCATCCCTCCGGTACTCGCGATTCACTGATAGGTACATCGAAAAGCTCTATCAATGCAGAATTTGCAGTTGATGAACTTTTTAAGCTGTCCACGCGGCGGTCATTAAAGGAAGACCCACGCCACACGCCGCATGGGCGTCTTGGCCGCGTCCGGCTGAAAACCACCGTGGTCGATTCTGCGCTGCATAGCCGCGATGGCTTCGGCTTCAGTAGCACCGCTCACGCTACCGCCGCAACCGTTGCCGCGATAGCTTGCGTCTGCGACAACACGCCCATCGGCCAGCTTGAATGTGGGATTGAAGTACAGGTCAACCCAGTATTTACCGCTACGTGACTCCCAACGCGCAATCTTCGTTCGCCCTAGCTTTGCCATACCTACAGTATACCGGGGATGGGGGGATTTGGCTAGAATTATTTTATCCGACGCCATAGGACTTTCTTCTTTTGGTTTTTGCCGAGGGCACAGCCGGAACTACCTCAACTAGGGGCGTCTCTTTGATGCCTCGGTCACGACGATTGAATGGGTAACCATGGGGGGATTGAGTAAAGGTAGACCCGTTCGTCGTATGAACAGTGATGTGAACCGGGTCGAACTTAGCCTCCTGTGCCGCCTTTACAAGCAGCTTAAGCAGGTCTTCGGCAGTCTTTCCCGAATCATCGGGGGCGAAGTTCATTTCGACGTGATATTGAGTGTACATATCGTCTAATACTTCATTTGCATGTTTTCTTATCAATGCATCTAATGACTGCGTGCAAGTAGTCCTCGTCAAAAGACTCTCGGTGCTTTCCGTCCACGTAAATAACATAGGCGTCCACCGAGCAGTTCATAAAGACTTGGAGTTTATGTCCAAGGCAACCCCCTAAGTCACAGCCACTGCACTCGTAGCTCTCCTCACCAACCAAGTAGGTGCTCATATGAGGGGACTGTCCTCCTCCTTGGGAGCGTCCTTGCCACGACGTTCGGGCTTCTGGGTGCGAATCTGTTTACCCCAATCACCAGTTGGCAACCGTTGTCACAACACCCGACACCGGGTTAGTCTCAGAGGACAGGTTCCAGTTAGACGGAGGGGGAGTGGAAGCCACTGTTTCAGGAGAGGTTACTTCAGGAGTAGCTGGTTTTGGTGCGTAAACCCCACTGTCACATCCGGTTACAGCCAGTATGCCAATCGTAAGAGCAATAACCACGAGTGCTTTCACGTGATTCTCCAGTCTTGATTTGGTTAAAATTTCTCGTTATTCCACACAGCGATAACAGCGCCGATGCCCTGGGAGGAGAATTGAGACTCTCCATCTCTCGCCTTCGTACTCAACCTTATCGCATACGTCTGGAACCATAAAAATACCCCCTACTTCTTATTTAATAGTCGGCTCTTCCAACGATCTTGTGTTTCAGCTCCGCCGAACGGTATCGGACAATGCGATTAGGAAACACTTGAAAAAGTTGGTGCCAGAGACGGGACTCGAACCCGTATGAGTTTAACCTCGGAGGTTTTTGAGACCTCTGCGTATACCAATTCCACCACTCTGGCAAATTTTGGTACCCGTGACAGGAGTCGAACCTGCAAGACCCGGAGGTCTATGAGGGCTTAAACCTCATGTGTACGCCAATACCACCACACGGGCACATCTAAACTGGTCGGCGCGGGGAGACTTGAACTCCCAGTTGACCTTGCGGTACGGCACGCCCTGAACGTGCTGTGTCTGCCGAATTCCACCACGCGCCGAAAAATCTAAAATGGTACCGGGTGAGAGACTCGAACTCTCATGAAGCTTGCGCCTCGCTAGCTCCTAAGGCTAGGGTGTCTGCCATTCCACCAACCCGGCAAATCTAAACTTTGGTACCCCTGACAGGACTCGAACCTGCAATGTTTACCGCTTGGGTATCGCGTCTTAAGCGCGACGTGTCTCGCCAGTTTCACCACAGGGGCACATCTAAACTTTGGTCGGCTCGATGAGATTCGAACTCACAATTGTCCTTTCGGAACACATGGACCTCAACCATGCGCGTCTCGCCAATTTCGCCACAAGCCGATACTTTACTTCAATACTGAGTGTTACCTCTCAACATGCCCCCTCTGAGAAAGCGCCCGGTCGATAAACTGGTCTGCAACCTGTTCTCGGTACGCCGGGGACTCAAACAAACTTTTAGTGTCCATGGTGTAGTAGGTATTGTAGCTCTTCTTCCCCACCTTGTCGGATACCGCCACTTTCAGTATTGGAAAGCAGCCTCCGACTTGGACGGTGACATCGTCTCGCGTCACCTTTACCTTGCCATTCTTTAATACCTTAACACCCTTATCCATTGTTTCAACCTGTTACCCTCTCACAGAATACTCACGCCTCCACGTCCAGCTATATGCTTTATCGTTTGGCCACAGTTTGGACAACACTTACGACTGACTCCTATGACTCCTATAGGGGCTAGAAACGCTGCTAGAAGCCCCGAGATAACGAAAATGATAACCACTGTCAAAACCATAAATACCTCTCGGAATCGGTGGGGGTGAGGAAATTGCTTCCCAGTGCTCCGCCTATTTGGGGTTATTCAGCGGACACCCCCGAACTGGTGGACTGTGGTGGCGTTCGAGCCACGCTATCGCTTCATCTCAGGACACGGGAAAGTCACCCTAGCACCTGCCTTTACGATGTCTTCACCTAACTTACACAGCCCAAAACTTTGGTCGGCTTGGGGGGACTTGAACCCCCACTCCCTTGCGAGAACCAGCCCCTCAAGCTGGCGCGTCTGCGAATTTCGCCACAAGCCGATAACTTACATTAACCTAATACTACAAAATCTGGTGGGCTGGGAAGGATTAGTTATACCTCACATCCCCTTACGAAAGTGCGCCGTGATGGATTCGAACCACCGATGTTACTCTTAAAGAGGACTGGGTTACGGCCAGTCGCTTTCGTCCACTCAGCCAACGACGCATATCTAAAAATTTGGTGGGTAGGGAGGGATTCGAACCCCCAGCGTGCCCAAAGGGCATCCAGATTTACAGTCTGGCGCGGCCAACCGTATCCACGTCCTACCCACAATACAAAAGCCGCTCGGTTGAGAGCGGCTTCGTTTGAACTCTGGTTTGACTTGACTATTTGTCAGTCCACCCGTTCAACACGGAGCCGTCGCTAAGCAGGTAATACAAGCTTAGTGATAAAACCGAGTTGTTAACGAGGTTGGTCATTGTCATCCCTTTCGCTGTGATAAGCGTCTAGGGGTCGCTTAGCGTCCCCTAGACGCAATACTCTATATACTCTATATCGGTACCACTTCATATATATAATACGCAGGAAACCGGAAAACTGTCAATTCTTTTCTGAAGAAAAATGAAAGTGGCCGTTTGGAGCACTGTCGAGGTGGCCTTCCCCCGGTTTACACGAGCCTCTGCGTCTTTCGTCTCGCCGTTGTTACCCTGCCTCGTTGCACCTTCCCAACATCAGGGGTACGTACGGTGCTTCAGACATCACTATACTAATACCATAAAACGTGAAACTTTAGCAATACCCATCTGGGTCAGGCTCGTACTGCTTGTGGTGCTTGTGGTACCATCGGGTCGTTTTAATCCGCTTGTGAAATTCTGAACAAGTCTCATGAACATGCTCAGGGAATGCTGAGCCAAAACGACGCCAAGCAACCTCTCTGGCCTCTTCATCAATCGCATCTACAATCCAACTATACGCGACGATTTCCCAGTAGGCAACATCCTCTATCCGCTGGTCTTGCCCTAAGTTTTTCAAATTTCCCATACGTTTTCCCCACCTAGTATAGGGGGCTGTAGTTGATTTTTACGCTCGTGTCCCTTCACTCAAATTTAACATCGGGTATTTCTGTACCAACTGCTCGAATGCCTTCTTTACATGGTGACCATATTGGTCGGCGACGATCATTACTGAGTTCATACGCGGGATGAGAATACAGGACTCAGCGGTTACATCATGGGCGGCGAACACCTCGGCCATAATCTTCCGGGCGAACAGTACCTCGTTAAGGATGCCCCCACCTGACTTAGAAAAAAATGGATAGGGGATACCTTCCGCTTGAAAGCCTGTAGTGCCGTCCAACACATTAGCATAAGTAAAGTGATTAGCCATTTGCGGATTACTGCGGGGCTCCCAACTAATATAGAAGACCTTCAGGTTGGGAAGCGTTTTAAGATACTGGTCGGCTCCAATTCCCATCATGGAGATGTTGCGGCTATCCGCAAACGCGGGAGTTTGTTGTAGGGGTGTAACCCGGAAGCTAATCTGTGGGGTGAACTGGGAGATAATCTTCAGAGAACGCATCGTGCTGAGAACCATGTTGTACTGCTTCTCTTCATCGGTAGCGGCAATCTTCACCATCTTCGCCTTGGGTTCAAATGGATTGAGCTTTGCGGTCTTCGGCCACGATTCCTGTAACCGCTGGAGTTCCTTCTCGGCATCCTTGGTCTGGTAGGCCATCCCAGTGTACATCTGAAGGTTCAGCAGCACCTGAGTGAATAGGTTGTAATCAAGGAAGCTCTGTAGCTCACGGAGGATGGCGAGTCGGTCATACCCTGTCGGAACGGATGTGACCTCTGGGCCGTATTTGACCCAGCACTCCGTCAACATTCTGTCGAGGATGATGTTCCAGAAGTCCGTCCGGGTGAACTCTAACTCCCCGATGTACTTCAGGAAGACCGCCTTCAGGGTCTCTTCAGTTTCGAAGGTGGAGTCAATAAGTTTTGAAAATTCACGAGCGACGGTTCTGTAAGTTTCTTGCATGGCGTTGGTTCTTTACCTTTCGGGACTAGCTGGTCCTTATCACCATACGGATGCGCCTCCAGAGTTCTTCATCTAGGAGGCTGGGAACAACGGCGATGTACTTCTTACTTCCCCCTCAATTACTCGAAAGGTGAGATGGACTTCATTCTTCATAGTTCTCGTAAGCTTCAACCACTCGCTGTACCAAAGCATGGCGAACCACGTCAGTCTTATCGAAGTCTTGAAAGTGAATCCCCTCAATGTCGTGTAGCACTTTGCGTGCCTGAATCAACCCGCTCATCTGACTAATGGGAAGGTCGATTTGAGTGATGTCTCCGGTGATGACCACTTTCGACTCCATACCCATGCGGGTGAGTAACATCTTCATCTGCTGAGTGGTGGTATTCTGCGCTTCATCAAGAATGATGAAAGCGTTGTTGAGGGTGTTATGAGTCAAGATAAAATCATCGGTGACATACAAACTGTCCCCTGCCGCTACCTTAATACACTGAGTTTCCTCATCTCCTATAAATTCAATGGACTTAATAGATCGAACCGGACGCCCCCTTTTTGTCGTGTGATAGGCTTCAGACTTTCGACTAAGCCTAAACGGCTCTAGCCCATCCGGGAGTCTTATATCGAGACAAAACCAATTGCGCCGATGATACACGGGTCGGGTAGAAGAACCCCCCGGTCTTCCTGATGGCTTTCTTTCTCTCCATGTAACTGTGCCACCTAAAGAGCGAACTAAGAAAATCACGCCATCTTTAAGTTGTTCTGAAGTAGTGGTATACCCGATACGGCTGGTTCTATTATTTTGTGAAACTACACCACCGTCTGTATCTAACAACCCTTGCAATACCCCAAGTCTAACATTCAAACTATTGTACAGATATTCCTCGGGGATAAACTTGGTGTAAGAATAGGTGCCAAGTGTGTAGTCAATATCCGAACCCGTGCAGGGTTTAATCACAACTTTCATCCAATCCAAGTAGGGAGCAATCAGTGCTACTGAATCTGCTGTAGTAAAAGAGGGGGTGGTCGAACCTGTAATACACCCGTCTCCCAATAGAGCCCCTAACAAATAGGGATCAAGTGGAACATGTCGAAACCCAAAATTAACGGGGGCGACTAAAGGCAGTTCATACCGATATTGATGGGCACTCCGTAGACTATCAACCATATCTTTAGTCTGAATAACGCGATACGGCTTATCTCGACGTTTATCACTCGCAGTCAGCACAGACCATAAATGTTCATCAGAAGCTAATGTGGAAGCCCCATCAGTGGTTGTTACTCTGTAGACAGGCTTAACACCTTGTGGGTACACCCCTAAAACTGTTGTTGGACTACCATCCGACCCAACCACTGCATCCCCTACTTCAAGGCTCCCCATTAACTTCCAGCCAGTTGGTGTTAAAACACTACTTCGGAGGGGCTGCGCTCTACCCCTCATGAAAGCCAACGGGGCAACCTCGATAATTCCCTTCTCCAAATACTGGTCAACCTTCTCTGGGGGCATCAGGTCGTAGAGCGCGTCGTACAGAGGGCGCAGGTAGGGGTCAACCTTATCCTGCATAGAGCCAGGGAGGAAGCCCAAACGTTCTCCTGCTTCTACGGCGGGGCGGACAAGAACAAGGCGATTACCCTTCTTTGCCAGCCAAGTGACTGCTTTGGCGACGGCGAGGAGGGTCTTGCCTGTACCTGCGGGCCCAATGCCGAAGACCATATCGTTGGCATCAATCGCATCGAGGTAGTTCTTTTGGTTGACACTCTTCGGCTTAACCTTCAGAAAGCCCAGCTTCGCAGATGGGTGATAAGGGGCATCAACTTCAACTTGCGATGCTTCGGGAGTTACCTTTTTCTTATACTTGTTACCCATTTATCCTTTGTCCTCGCCAACCATCTTTTCAACTTGACTGAGTGTAGCTAGAACGTTGTGTAGAACGCTGGTGAGAGTGGTCACCTTGGCTGTTAGTGGGTAGCCCTTAGCGGCCTTATTGCACGGTTCCTCCTTGCTATTTGAACCGTTCACGTTACCATTCAGATGGTCTGCAACATATTTAAGTTCACTAGCCAGATTAATGAGGGCGCTTAGACTGCTGTGTAAGGTAGCCACTATCGACACTGGCGTGCAGTCAGTGTCGCAGCATTCTTGTTGTGCTGGAGGGTATTTGTTATAGGTATTGGCCATTATAATCCCCTTTTGTACTCACGGTGCATAAGCTACTTGCACGATTGGTGCAAGGATACCTTCCACTTAATACTGACTTATTGATGCGTTACTGTTTTTCTGCACAGCTTATCCCTTACTTCAGCCGCGATGTCAGCAACTCGGTAGAACAGGCCAAGGCACCCACTACCCCCCTCAAGGTGTGCCTGTGCTAAATATGAAAGAGCATCAAGACACTCCTCATATGCATCAGTAAGAGCATCACGCCCATTGTTTATTTTCAGCCGTTGACCATATTTCTTCTCGCCGAAAACAATACGGGACTCATGGTCTTTGGCTACATCAGGTAGGTAGTGCAGGGTGTAATCAGGGGTTGTGAAATCGGTAAGTGCTTTGGTGGTAAGGTACTCTACTACGGCGTCACCAACATCAACAGCGTCAGCGTCTCCGGTAGGTATTTTTTGAACAACAGTAGGGTCGAGTGTAGACATTGTGCCCCTCCTCGAACCTTTAATACGTAGTTTTTAAGCTAAGATTGGATTGTCTTTCTGGTCGTACAGGTCGGCGAAAGTGGAGATGTCGTAGTGATTCAAAACTCGAATAGCTTCCGGGGCAATCTCATGGTGAATGATTTGAACTGGAGTTTCTCGATGGAACATAAAACCCTTCCAGTCTAAGTCGTGAGTTACTCCAAACCCACTCTCCAATCCCCACGATTCATCATAGGTTACTTCCAGTAAGACGACGTTCTCAGTCTTCTTGGTGATGGCTTGCCAGATGATGCAACCCAAGTGGGATAGCCCCCGCTGCCGTTCCATGTACAGCCAGACCCCGGTGTTAGAAACACCGAAAGGGGCGGCAACCTTGGAGAGGCTCTCCACGAGGTACGGCTTCAATCCCTCTCGCTGAATTACCTCCCAGTTGTGAGCCGATGTGTAGTGATATCCAATCATACCTCTTCCTCGGTCAGCTTTCTGAAATCGGCAGTGTGGTATCCAAAATAAGTCCTACCGTCCTTTGTCACGAGGGTGCAATGACCGGGCATATTGGCGATGTCTCCGAGCACGAGAACTGTGTCGCCCTCTTTGAAGGGGTACTCGAACCGCTCGCAGACCCTCTGGGGCATGTCTACTTTTGCCAAGTACCCGCACACCGGGTCTTCGTGATGCCTGTTAGCTCCCTCAGCTTCGAGAGTCCCCATCCGCTTCACCCGGTCTGCCTGAGGAGAAGCCTTGCCGTTCTCCCATCTGTTGACCGTTGCAAAGCTAACTCCAAGAACCTCGGCGAATTTCTCCTGAGTCAACTGTAGCTTCCGACGCAGTTTCTTAATCTGAAGAGGCTTCATTCTATTCCACCCGTCCCGAGCCCTTAAGAGACTCCCGATACTCTAACCATGCTGGCATTTTACGCGCCATTTTCTCCATAACCTGCTCGATTGACACTGGGTGGAAATTCCACTCGGGAACATCCACCCCAACATCAAAAGAGAGTAGGGTTGGGTCTTCAGGTAACATGGAGTGCGAGTGTCCATAGAGCTGAAATGTCCCCTTGTGGCTACTCGGCCATGTCCTTAGAGCATAGTGACATAGTGTAATATGAGGAACCCCCTCAATTTTAGGGCTGAGGTTCGCGAGGTCTTTAATCCAAATCCATGGGAGTTTTTCACCCACAGCATCATGATTCCCCCGAACAAAGTATTGGTTACCATTCAGTCGTTTAAAGAGGGGGAGGACGCTCGACACTTGAGTCTTCACTGCGAAGTCCCCAAGATTGTACACAAGGTCACCCGGCCTAACTACCTCATTGTGGTTTTCAACGATTGTCTCGTTCATCTCCTCAACTGAAGAGAACATCGGACGGGGTACCCTTTGGCCGGGTATTCCTCGGAGCATGAAATCGTGAAATAGGTGCCAGTCGGCTGTAAAAAATAGGTTCATAGCCATCCAGTATAGCAGACTAGCGACGTTCCGCCAACTTTATTGCTACCAGCATCACAGCCGCCACTAGGGAAGCGAGGAACAGAACATCCAGAATAGAGAGGGGTCGGGGGTCGGTCAAACCCGCGATAACGCCGCAGGGGTTGGCGATACCGCCGCAGGGATAAATTATAGTGTTCATGTTGCTCCTTAAAGTTCACATAATTCTTTAACAAATGAGAGCAGTTCCGGTTCGTCAACCGGGCAGAGCGTCTTCAAAATCTCTCGGGGGTCAGTGGCTTCGATGTCGTCCACCTGCTCTTCCAAACCCGTGAGGAACTGCTTCAACTCCTCCGACTTCGCTACGCTGTCCATGCCCTTGTCTGCGGTCTGGAAGGCTACCTGAAGTGGAGTAACCGGGATTTCCTTTTCCTTGTACCTAATACCGTCTTCCGCGAACGAGATAATTGCACAAGCTACCGGACGGTCAGTTTGGTCGGTATCGAAGGCCGCCCGGGCGAGGGAGCCTAGATGGATGTGGGTGGGGCGGCCTACAGTGACCGTCTCCTTGCGGGAGTGGTCGTGACCCCAGAGCAGGAAATCATAGTCGGACTCGGCAACCTCGTTGTACCCGATAATGCGCTCTCCAAAAAGGGAGCCCTCATTGCCGGGTTGTCCATAGGCGTGAACAATACCCACTCGGTGGGTAACCCCCGCTGGGCGGGGTGCCGCCGCCATAATGGACTCTAGCACACCCTCGTGGGCATAGGGGAATGTCTCAACCAGCACCTGTACCGTACCTGAGTTGTTGGAGAAGATGACTGGGTTGTAGGTTAAATCACGGTAAACTCCCGCCGCAATCAACAACCCTAGGGGCTGTTTGGTAAGGGAATCTAGTCGGTCTGCTGACAAATCGTGGTTGCCCACCGCACCCCAAAGACATCCATAAGGGAACTCCCTAAACTCCTTAGCTGCTTCCACGAGCAATCCAAGAGTATTTGACGCGGCTCTGGGGTTTTTAGAATGAAAAACATCCCCACCGCACAAGCCCACTGCTTTAATGCGTTGAGTTAACTCTCTAACAAACCGCACCTTATCAAGAATCGCTTTCTGGTAATCATCCCCCCGCCTTCCGGGTGGAACCGCTGACATATGCAAATCGGTAATGAAAGTAAATGTACAGCGCGGGTGCGGGAGTTTTACAACCGTGATAGTGGACATAAGTTATTCCTTCGCAAAGCCGTTGGTGTAGGGAGCCCAAGTCACGCTGTACTCACCATTAGTTGAAGGGATGACATACATCACATCCATCTTCATCGTTGCCGCAATCTCCAACTCCGCAGTAACCCCCTTTGATTCCTCCCAGCCCGGAAGGCAGAGCACCCAAATAGCATCGCAGCGAGAGAGCATGGTCTCATCGAACTGCTTCCAGAACGCCCAGTCACCCTGCAACTTACAGTAAGTTGCAATCGGATGGGTGTGACAGATGGGGGAGTAAAAGAATAAGTCCGTGAACTTGTTCATCAGGTAGCCCGTGGCCACCGCTGCCGACAAGAACCTTACCTCCTGCTGAACTTTGTCCGGGCTGGAGTACGGGCTTGCGACGTAGACTAGCTTACCTCTTTCCATTTTGCCTCCATCCTTGTAATACTGGAGACAAAAGAAAAGAGCCCAATTACGGGCTCTTTTGGTTATCTCATCTTTTGGAGCCACCACCATGCCAGCAAGAGAATGAGCACGTCCGCCGCCCTCACTACTTAGAGACCGACGATGACGACTTGTACGAGAATCGTAATCGCTACCAAAAAACTTTTCAAAACAGTTTCCATAAATCCTCTCTATCTCTATTATTCTGCAACGGTCTTTGCAGACACGTCGATGGGGGCACTCTTGCCTACCTTGGCGGATGTGTCGATGGTTGGGTTCTTGCCTACCTTGGCGGATGTGTCGATGTGAAAAGGAACCTTCGTCTTCTGCTCGGGGACTACAGGGGCTTCGACTACAGGGGCTTCGACTACAGGGGCTTCGACTACAGGGGCTGCTTGCCGCTCCACTTTGACTACGGGCTGAGCCGACTGAGGCTCTGTTTCCGTGGTTGCTACCGCAATCGTCGGCGTCCCCGTCTTCTCATAGAAGGCGTCCATAACTTTCTCGTGGGCATCGTTTGCTACCATACCCTTGAAGTCAGCAATGACCGACTTGGTAGCCTTGCTCGTCGGACCTGATTCGGCCTTAATCTTGAACTCTGCGTACTCCTGAGCTAAGACACTCGTGGGAAAAGTGATAACTGCCACTACGATGTGGTTGTTGATGAGGGACACGTTGTAGGTTCCCTCAGCGGTCTTTGCCATGGTAACTTTATCGTAAATCATTAGTTCTCCTGTAACTGCTGATACTCTCTCATCAAAGCATCACCTTTGGTGAGTTGTTCTTCAATGGACTGAAGCCAGTCAGCCAGTTGAGTCTGTAGCTCATTGGCCAGTTTTTGTAGCTCAGCTTCAGTCATGGTCTCTGCCTCAATGCCATACTGATGAAGATTCTCATAGGCTTGAGTCAGCTTCTGCTTCTCAATACCTGCATCGTGGATAATCTGGTCGCGGCCATTCGCCAAGGTTTTCACCCTCGCAGTGGCTTCCTTCAAACGTTCTTGAATCTGTTTAGCTTCCACCGATACCCCCCTAACCTACTACTCTCCCATGATTGGATAGTTGAAATCCACATTTAGGGCAGAGGATTAGTGTTGCCTGTCGCTTCTGCTCTTCATCCAAAATGGTAAGCTTATTCAATTCCTCTCGGGCAGCTCCCAGTTCCACCTCATTATCAGAGAGTTCTTTGGCCTTACCCGCCACCCGACTACGGTAAACAATCGCCGCACTCAAGTACCTAATACTGATTTGCGCGTCGGTTGCCTTTTTGGTATCGCGATCAAGTACACTTAAAATGCAATCAAGCCGCTTTTCATACTCCTCTGAAGAGGTCTTCCGGTTACTCAAGATAAACAGTAGCCCATTGACACTCTTCTGCTTTCTGAATGCGATGATTAACTCTGACCAGTCAGCGGCGATGCCGTCAAAATGGGACTCCAACCCCTCTAACTTTGACTCCTTCCGTTGCAGCCAAGTATGGTACAAAAGCGATTTCTCCGCCTGATTGAGGTACTGTATTTGCTGGTACAGGCTCTGACCCTCGGTTAGTTCCGGGAGTACACAGGACTTGAGAATGCGAACGATGGGAATAAGCTTTCGGCGAAGACTCAATACGGTGAGGAGTGCCCCCAGCTTACCCTCCACCTCACGGGCGCTAGCCTCTAACGTATGTAGCGTCCCTGCCAACTCATCTGCTCTCTGGGAAAGAGGGAGCAACTTGGCTTTGCGCTCCTCAGCATCTCTAATCTCTATGGAAAGAGTCTTAGCCTCGCTGTTCTTACTAGCAACCCGGGAGTTGGCTTCTTTCTTTCCCGCGTCTAACTTCTCCGTACTGGAGAACGCTCCGATGATGGCATTCAATTCAGTCGGTTTATAGCGGTCGGAGTCAATCAGGAACTGAGCCTTGTTCTGCTCTGCGAATATGGGATCAATTGAGTAGTCCCCAATCTCCACTTCACCAAACTTTAATGCGGCTACCTCATCGGGAATTTTTCGATTGAGGCTGGTATATGGCTTGCCATGGTCGATGACATAAGTGGTGCTCCCCCCCTTTTTACGGGAGGCTTCAACACAATGACCATCAACATCAACTGAAAGCTCCATAGGTTCCGGCTGATTGTTTCTGATGTACTCCTCAGGAAGGTCATTACGCAGTAAGCCCCTCAACGCCCGGAAGGTTGCAGACTTACCCTTATTAGAGGGGCCGACGATGACGGTTAATTTGTCGATAGAAATTTCAAACTCACCCCATGGCTGAAAATTCTTACCTTTGAAGAGCATCGGAAATCTCCTTAAAACACGGGGGTGCATACCGAAGTACACACCCCTTAATCCCAGAATTATTCTTCTTCGACTTCTTCGAACGCTCTACGGGCTTGGCTGGTGAGGTCAACAACCTCAACCCCAGATTCGTTCTCCTCGTCCATGACTGAGACATGGCTCTCACTCAGAGCGTCCATCTCTTCCTTGGTGAGGCTGGCGTTAAAGCGACCTGAGTCATCGGCTTCCAGCCGCTCAATCAGCAGCGCCTTCAGTCGTGGGTAGATTTCAGGGTTCTCGCGAATGACGAAGTCCTCCACCAATTCTTTCTTGTTGGCGTAGGTGATAATCGCGTCGTCCTTTGAGTTACCGATAACCCACTTACCTCCGGTAAAGCCAACTAGGTCATAGGTACATGCCAAGTCGCGGATGCTCATCTTCTCGTCTATGCCGTAGCCAGGACGGATGTAGATGAAGCCCTCGCGGTAGCCCCCACCCGTAATCTTATTCTTCAGGGTGCGGATACGTACCTTGTTGGCGGTGGGGAATGTCTTCGCTTCAGCTCCTGCTGGCTGGATGAGAAGGAAGTCTTCCTTGTCCTGTGGCATCTTCTTCCAATCCCACGGGCGGAGTTCCTTGTTCATCGTCAACTCAAGCATTGTTGCTGGAGCGAAGCGACCCATGCGGCCACCAGGAAGGGAGTAGATGCGATTGGTGTAGCTGTACTGAGTCGCACGCATGGCTTCAGGGCTGTCGTCAATGCGGTCGCGGGTCTGATTGACCATGAACAGACCACCATCGTACTTCCTTAAGAAGGGGTTCAGAGTTGTGTAGAAGGTAGCAATAGCCTTGGCGTGCTTACCGTAGTTGGCCTTGAATACCTTCTTGGCCATGATGTCCTTCTCGTCTACCAATTGCTGCATGTAGGGTATCGAGTCACATATGACGAAGCGGGTTCCACCTTTGAGGGTGGTCAGAATGTCCGCCATTGCAGTGTCAATGGAGTCGGGCTTTTTGAACAGGGTCATCTCCGGGTCGAGTCCGAGGAGGGTGTTGTAGCTGGTGGTGCCAGTACCTTCAAAGTCGAAGAAACCAACAGGCTCTCCGGTAAACTTCTGGAACTGGGCGGCGATATAGAGGATGACAGTGGACTTACCCGTCCCCTCATCTCCGTGAATCTGGAACACACGACCATTGAAGGAGATGCCACCCAGCTTGAGTACATTGTCAAACACAATGTGACCGTAGGGGATGGTGGCCTCTTTGAAGTCGGATTCGACCAGTTGATAGTCTCCTTTGAAGGAGGCACGGGTCTTCAGGAAAGCCTCACGACGTTGTTCAACTGTCCAGTTGCGGGAAGAACCCTTCGGCTCTTCTGTAGATTCTTTCTTTGCATTCTTCGGCGTAGCTTTTGCCATGTAGTTCTCCAGTTTCACGCTTATTCAGCTATATGCACAATGTGCTGACTGATGCGTTTTAGGTAACACAGTTAAATACTGCTAGATCGTGAAATCGACCCTAGATAGTTTCTTCTTGGGGTTGGTGGCGTCTTTAGACATCACCCCATAGGTACTCTTTTGGTACGTCGTCCAGTATTCAGGGTGGTGGAGTACACCTTCGACAACAAGGTGGGCTCGTTTACCTTTTCCTTTTACTTTTTGAGTGGCATCGCATAGTCTGATTTTGACGTTATTAGGAACATCTTCTATACGCCCCATGAGGAGTGCGCTAGTCCATCGCGCCATCATCATGAGTAGCACTCCGTCGCAAGCGTCAGTATCCATTTCTGGGAACCTGTCTTTGTTAACAAAAGTCAATGCCTTTGCAATGTTCTCTTTTTTATTCCCTGACCCAGTTTTAGTTAATCCCATCAAAGATCGAAGGGTGCTGGCGTTCACAAATAGAATGTGGGCGGGAGCACTCTTGTGGAGTGGGGAGTCTTCTGCAAAGAATTGGGTGAGTGCCCCGTTTCTAGACCCGCTCAAAAAATCGTTCCTTGGGGTTGCCGCCTCGAAGCATAGTAATAACCCTGCGCCCTCTTCCAGTAGTGAACAGACCACAGGGGTACAGATTTCAGCTAAAAGTCCCTTGCCTGTTAAATTACTACGTATCCAAACGGGGGCTATGGGACTGGTGGCTTGTGGTTTAACACTCCCCACCTTGATTACCTCAAACCCAGTCTCAGTCACGACGCCTACGGCATACCCTGAACGGGATGTACTTAAATCCAAGCCAACAACCACCCACGAGTTGTAGGAGAGGGGGGCGGGAAGGTTTATCAATACCTCTTTTTTAATCTTCTTCTTAGCCATATCTCTTAATACCCGTTTTCGTCTACAACCACGATGGAAAATCCAGCTTCGGCGACTCGGGCTTTCTCGTGCTCAAGGGCATCCTGCTTGATAACGAGCAGCCAAGCGATGAATCTCCCACCTTCGTACTTTGCACGATAGCCACATGCCTTTATCTTGTCGTTGAGACCTCTATCACCGACCGCCTTTACGTAGATGCTGGGTGTCTGAGCACTTTTAACGACCTCATTGATGTCATAGTTGCTGAGGACACGGAACATAGTCATAACATCAAACACAGCCCGGTGGGGAAATGGGTTCAAGAAACCGTGCTCCACAGCAAGGTAAGGCAGATGTCGGCTTCTTATCCCCTTGGGGAGGGGGATGTCGGCAGAGGTGTCAATCCAGACCTTATCCTCTGCGAACTCGATGTTGTGCTTCTTGATCCACGCTTTTAGGAACCCGTGGTCGAAGGGGGCGTTATGGGCACAGATATAGTCGGCCTGTTGATACATGGCTAGAACTTGCTTGAGGGCTCGTTCTGAATCGTGTCCATACTTATCACAAACCAATGTATTGAGCCCGGTGATTTCAGCAGCCACCTCGCCAAAAGGGGTGTCCCCCGTCTTCACCAAAAATCCCATAAGTTTGACGGGGGCTTGCAGGTCGGTATCCCAGAGGATAGCTCCTACTTCAGTAACTACATCAACGGCGGATTCGAGGCCAGTAGTCTCGAAGTCAATTCCCAATAGCAACAATGTATTCCTCCCGATTAGCCTTCAACCAATTGCAACAGACACACAATAACTGATACTCGTCGGTTACAGAATTCAATATTTTAATCTCTCCAGAACTAAAAATGGGTGGGGGTGTGAACCCCCACCCCAGATTTAACTCACCCAAACTACAGGTCATCTATGTCGTTGAGTGCGGCGTCTTCCGCTGTGGTTGGGATACCTGCAAGCAGGGCCTTCCATTCAAGCAGGGTAGCGACCTTACCGAGTTTCCCGATAAGCTTCTTGCCACCATCCTTGACAAACTTCTGTGCGGCGGCTTCAACTTCAGCCTTCAGAGCCGGGTTGACAGTCCAACGTGCCTTTGGAGACTTGAGCGTGAACTCGTATCCGATGCCGTTGTCTTTCTTCGCCATCACCATGTCAATGTCATACGGAGTGGCTTCTTCCGGTGCTAGGTTCGAGACCGAACGGTAGTTGGCACGGGATAGGTCAACATAACCAACTTCCCATTCAATCGGGGCACCCTTCTCATAGCCGCCTGTGGTGGGGTCCGCATTGAGGTAGAGCACAGCGAGAGCAACAACGTGGAGCTGGCCATCTTCGCCGATCTTCTGGCAGCAATAACCCGGCTCGTCGCCCTTACCCAAACAACGGTAGGTACCCTTCTTGTCCTTCAACTCCAAGAAGTGATTCTTCGCCGACTTCGGCTTCATGATAGACTCAGGAAGCAGAGCGAAGCGGACTACGCGGTTCTTTTCAGCACGGATGCGGTTGAGCCCGTCACCCTTGGCCATTAGTTTCTTTTCGCCGAATCCTACATCAAGGTCATCATCGACGGAAGCGGGGGTGTGAGCGGGTGTTTTAGCTACTTGCTGTACGGGTTCATCGAGATCATCAGTCTGAGCAGCGGTGGTTTTAACGGTGGTCGCTGAGGTTGTGACCACATCATCTAATTCGTCATCAAATGATTGGATTGGCATTATATTTTCCTTTTAGTTTCGAGTTTCGAGTTTCGAGTTTCGAGTTTTTGGAGCGTTGTGTTACTTTACTAGCTTCAGCCGAACAAAGAGATTATGACTCCAACGGACTAATACTCCATATTGGCCTCATAGTTAATTTGTTTTGCTCAACTTTCGAAGGGTACCTAGAGAGGTGAACCTAACTTTTCTCTTTTCAGAAATGTGTTTGAGTTCCCCTGTAAACGGGATTACCCGCATCGTAGGGGGGGTGTGTTTTACTGTGAATTTCCCGAGGCTGTTTAACTTCATTGAAAAGTTGTCAAGGCTCAAGTTATCAACGAGGGTCTCCTCGATGCAGGAGATAATTGTGTTAGTAATAAACTCAGCCTCTTTTTTGGTGTCCAGTTTAAGGGCTTCCTTTACCTTCTGTACTAACAACTCTCGACCTATACGCGAATTGGACATTAATCAAACCTCGGGTGCTGAACCACTTTCATCTCTCTAATACTAGGTTTGATAGTATTTTTCCCATTTACAAGCATAAAAAGAGCCCCGGTTGCCCGGGACTCTAAGTCCTGTACAAATGAATTAAGGTATGAGGTAGTTACAGGACAATCTTGATGCCAGCCGTTGCACCAACAGTCATCTGGCGCGTCTTCTCCGGCACGTTACTGTCGAGCAAAATACCCCCAATTGCACGGATGTGCTTCGTGACGAATACTTCAGCATTGACGTTGCCGATACGCTCGTTAGTAACCGCATCCTTACCCGGAAGTAGGTAGGTGGCAATCACGCGGAACTTACTGGTCTGATAACCTGCACCGACGAATGGGTGGACGCCTTGGAAGCTGTTCACACCCTTGCTCTTAAGGTCAACGCTATTAACCGTCGAATCGACGCCAGCTCCACCAAGGAAGTGGTTAAAGACCTTGAGGTAGCCAGCGGCCTGAGTGTCAAAGGTGTAACCCTGCCCGGTTACAGCATTATTGGCCGTGTTAAAAGTCGTATGGGCGTCCAACAGAAGGTACTTCGTGCTTGATTCGAGGCCGCCTCCAACTGTGTAGTTCGGGTTGGTCTTGTCCACTGTTGAGACAGCCGCACTTTGGATTCCAACACCTGCGGTAGCGTATGGGGCGAAGGCACCGTTCTGTGCGACGGCGGCACCTACCACCAAAGTTAGGACAGCTAACAGCATTGCAAATCTCTTCATGAATATCTCCAAGGAGCTTGATTAGCTCACTCTGACCTAATACTGGGTTTTTAGGTTTTTGGGGTTTTGGTGTCCCATATTTTAGAGACTCGAAAAGCGCATAAGTAGGGGTCGTACTGAAGGTTTCGCCACTGAGATAGTGTATATAGGGTATCGTGAACCTTGGTTACGTCAAGGGTAAGTCGAGTGAATACTTTAATCTTCGAAGGCGAGAAAAACACATCCGCCTTCCTGAGGGTGTCCTTATCCTGAGTACCCTTGATGAAGGTGTATCCACGTAAGTCTTTGTAGAGACAATGGAGACGGTAAGCGGGCTCAACACCCCGCTTCATCCACCCAATGGGGTCTTCCCATGGTTCAGGCCACCGCTTAAACTCTTCGGGGGCGTCCCCACAGAGTAAACCAACTGCTGTCCAAACTGCTACTCGGAGGTCTAGTACTTCCTCGGAGGCTAGTATATCCGCCGTTCGTTGAATCAGGACTTTATCCGGTTTATCCAACTTCAAGAGGGTGGCGGAGTACCGTACTATCGCATTCGCCCCGGAGCTGCCCTTCTCGATTGGGTCGAGTGACCAAAGTCCGACGTTAGTTCTGAGATTGGGGGAGACATCGAGCATCCGGCTGGATGCAATTTGAAACAGATGGGTGCTGTTCTCCGCGAGGAGTTCGGAATCGGTCAAAGAAGCCACTGACTGGCATCGAGTGTCGAGAAGCTGTTCAACAAACCGTACCTGGGCGGGGTCGTCCCCCACCAGTACGGTATACCGCTTCGGCTTCTTCTCTAGCAGAGAGGGAACCGGAGGGAACTCGGATACTCTAACGCCAGCCCGTAGCTTATCTTGACTCATACCAAGATAATACTCTCTATTGTTAGAGCTTCGCCTTTAGGTCGGCTTCCAGACGGACAACTTCCGCCTCAGCCAACGCCAGCTCAACCTGAGCCTTTGCTTTTAGTGATGCGAAGACCACCTTAGCCTTGGCAACCTCTAGTTGGACATCCGCCTCCAACGTGGGGATGGCAGCCTTCAGCTTAGCTTCCAGTGCCTTAAACGACCCCTCTATGGTGGACAACTCCCCACTCAGGAACCACTTTGCGATCAGCTTCTTGAACATTTTTGTAACCTCCAACCCAACTCTGGGTCTACTACAGATTTGCGTAGTTAAAACTTCGTTCATCCCATCATACTTAACTTAGGCTTGGCCGACTGGAAATTGGCATGAGCCTTGGTCATATCTTCTACAAACTCAGATGCGTCCATGAGGTGGAGCAGCACTCGCTTACCCAGAGGGGTGATACTCAGCCCCTCTTCTTCGGTTTCGATGATACCGTACCCTGTCCCAACAATCGCGATGGATTCGACTAGTTTCTTCATGATACTACGAATTTGCTGGGCTCGTTTCTCTTCGGGAATCTCGGTGCCATCCGGGTTGGTCAGTTTCAGGTGAATAGCCTTCTCCAGCGGTTCCACCAGATAATCGTGCTGGGGGTGCTCCAACTCTGAGAGGAGGAGAATCAAGAGCTGCCGCATGACTGTTCCGAACTCCGGGTGGAGGTGCTTTACCTGCTCTATAATCAGCTCACCGACCAGCAGGGTGACACCGAAGGTGGCACCCCATTTAGATGCGTTAGTCAATTCAGGACGAGCGGAGAATTCTGAGAGTGAGGGATAGTTAGCATACTTGGTCAGGAGCCGCTTCTCTCTCTCCATGAACTCCTCTGCACATTCAAGGAGTTGGTTTTGAGTGGCCTCAGATGGAAGTAGCCCATCACAGGCAAGCGAGAGCATCTCCGCTCTCGCTTGATGGGATACTGTTTTTTGAATAAAAAGCACCTTTTTTAGGTCGTCTATACTTTGTATGGGTACAATCATGACATCTAATACCTATCTTCAGCCGATAAAGAGATTATGACTCCAACAGGCTCCCACTAATATGGAGCTATTAGAACTTTCCGCACGTTTTCAAGTGAAGTAACTCGTTTTTTTAGATGCCACGCACGATAACGAAATAGGCAAACCTCTCGCCAGATTTTGTTACTTTGCCAGAAAAGTATCTGCATGGAGTAACGGGTGTACTTGTTGAGACGGCGAAGGGAGTCGCGGTCTCGGTAGCCCGTGGCCTCAAAATGGTCATAAAACTCTCGGTAGTCGTTTAAGACGAGTGCCTCATGGAACTTCACTTCGGCCTTGCTTGCGCGGTACGGGAGTAGGAGCAGAGAGGTTAGCAACAAGTCCAGCATGTCGGCCTCCTTCGGCTTATACGCTACCCGCACCTCCTGAGGTTTGGGTTGCTCAATGATATCGAGTTTTTAACTAAGAACACCAGCATACATAAAAGAACACCATAATCAAAATCCCCGCAGTTAGCGGGGATTGAGGTGAAGCAGTAAATAGGAAATTAACGGTGGAATGGACTTAAACGGTTCGCCGAACCCCCCTACTTGAGCGTAGTAATACCCCCCTGAATACAGGTCAACTGACCATCGAATATCATAGGTCACCGAACTCAACCTAATGTTAGGCACTAACTTGAGGGACTCCCGCCAGCCGACCTGAAGTGGCTCATCCATTGGGATGTACGACTCTAAGGCCATCTTGACGCTACGGTACTCTTGTGGTTTTGGGAGCTTGGGACTACGTTTACGCATTACCTTTGGCTTAAGACCTCTTCCCAGATTTTTCCTGCGACTCGAACTGCGGCTTCAATCTCCATGTCGCTAGGCTCCACGATATAGGGAGGAGTATTGGGGTTGGAACGCAACCCCTTATGTACAGAGCCACCTAATAAACTAGCGGCTGCAAGCATCTTCAAATCTTCGAGTTCCATCATACTCCAATCAACTGTCGAACCAAAACACGATGCGTACTTCATCCAAGCCGCCAAGCGTCCTGAGTTGTTCGAGATGCTCCATATAGCGTTCACCAAGGAGTTGGCGGTATGTCGTCATCTCGCCACCACCGGGCTCCGCTGTAGCCGCACCAGTCCAAGAACGAGGGCCTGTCTGCTGAGTTACACGTCGGTCTTCCACGAGTTTGTCGTAGTCAAACTCCGCCAACTCACGCAAAGTCAAATAGGAGTGGGAGTGATAGTCGCCGCCATAGACGTAGTCGTTCTCATCCCACGCGCCGTAGCCGATACCGAATGCACCGGGTTTGGGTTCAGATTTTCTGAAGTAGGGACTGTCGTGGGGGATACCACGGGGCACTTTCCCGAAATTGTGAGGAATGGCAGAGTAATTCCGCACATCGGCGAAGAAGGCGAACATACCATAATGCCGCTGGTCAAACGGGGTGTCCGATATCTCTTCGTGCCCTGTCCACCCGTTGTTGAATATCGCCGGGGCGGTGTGTCCCCACTCCCCGGTGACCGGGTCTTTGATTTCTACCGTCAAATGAATGTCGCAGCCCATATTACCTCCCTAGCACGTATTTTATAACAGTTTCATTCTATACGCTCTACTTTAAGTAGAACGGGGGCCATTTTTCAATGACCCCCGTCGTCGGCGACTACTACTTGGAGAGAAGAAGTGCCGACAAGCTTGAACTACCGTCTACAGGACACTGAGCTGCCAGCATTAACTGAGCCACCCACGGCATCACAGTGTACTGAGCTACCTGCGTTGACTGAACCGCCAACCTTACCGCAGCTCACCGAGCTACCTGCTGAGACTGAGCCCTGTACATCGCCGCAGGTGACCGAGGAATCCGATTCGAGAGAGGCCAGTGGCCCTTCCCACTTCACCTCAATCACACCGGAGAGACCTTCGGCAATGACCTTGCCATTAACCCGGACAGTTCCGCCCGTGATAGAGACAGCCGACACACTACCGAATACATCGGGATCAAACCGCTTACCATTGATGATAATCATAGTCCCCTTTACGCTGCCATCATGGGCAGGAAAACCAATGAGTCGAGCCACCACTTCGGGAACATCTTCTCGTTGCGCGTAACAAACTGAATGAAGTCTTCATCCAGAATGTAGTGTTTTGCTTTATCCTCTTTGTGACGGTTGGAGCGGCCTGTAGCCTGTACCATGACCAATGCAGTCAGCCAAGCGTAGTATTCTGGGTCACGCTGTTTACGTACCGTCATATAGTTGTCGAGGAATGGAAATGGCACCTTGGTGATGATACTGAAACGGCTCAGGTCGTCCTTCAGGTCGAGCCCCTCAGTCATCGACGGAGAGAACAGAACGGTGGGCTCACCCTCACGGGCGATGTGCTCAGCTACGACGCGGTCACGGTCACCGGAGATGCCAGTGTGAGTTAGTACGCGACTGCTCATTCCAAGAGAACGAAGGTGGTTGACGATGTATTTCGTGTTCTCGTAGCTGTGGGTGTGAACTAGGCCCTTCACGTCTGGGTTCTTCTCGCCCACAATCTTGGCAACCATCTCAGCCATAAGTGGTAGGGTGGCCTTCTTATTGTTGAAGGACATCTTGCCAACAGGCTTCACGAAGATGCGGCGGTTCTCAATCGGGAACTCGCTATCTACCGCTACGGTGACGGCGTCGTTTGGGTCAATCCCGAGGTTACGCATGAAAGTCGTGAAGTTTAAAATGGTCGCAGACAGGATGAGAATCTTCTCCGCCTTCGAGAACAGAATATCGTCAGCGAAGAGAGTGGCCGTCAACGGCTTCACAACCATCTTGGCCGGGGTGCGGGGGATTTCCACGCCGCAGTCGCGCTTCCAGCAAGCTTTGGTACCCGGAAGGAGCTTTGCTCCGCAGCGGGGGCACTCGTGAACGTCCGACTCCGAGTAGACAATCCAGTCACGGTGGTCAGGGGCGCAGGTGAACATTGCCAGCTTCTCACAGAATTGATTCAAACCTGAAAGCTTCTTCGCCAGCTTGGCCATTTCCGGGGTCATCTGGCCAGTAGCCTTCGCGGTGGCCAGATCATCTTCCCAACGGTTCACGGTAGCCGTAGCTGCCGGAAGGAACACTTCGGTAATCCACTTAAGGCCGGAGGCACAGTCGCCAGCGTCGATGAAGGGAACTGAGCTGTAGGTGATGCCGACTTCTTCGACGCGGAAGCGGTTGAGTTCGACGCTGGCCATCGAGAGCACCTGATTCTCGGTGTTGTGGCCTTCGTCAAGAATCAACATGTGGCGGTTCTTGAACTGGTTGCCGTGGGCGGTCTCGGTCAGGTACTTGGCGAAGTTGGTCACACCCAACGGGGAGTTCAGGAAGGCTTCCTTAGCGGGTTTGTAGCCCGAGCAATCACCCCCAGAGCCGTCGTGGGTTTCGTGATACATCATGGAGGCGGTTTCGCAATCCATACCCTCACCGTTATCGTAGGTGTAGTGACAGAAGTAGTTCGCCTTGCCCTTGAGTTCTTTCAAACCCATGGCAGCAAAGTCACGCATGTACTGGTGAGTTAGAACCTTCTGGGGTGAAAGAATGTAGGCACCGGGGGCGTAGTTGTCAACGTTAACATTGGGGAACTCAGAGGTGATTCCGACCCGCTTCACGGGATCAGCAAGAGCAGCAAAGTTGTTCCGGGCTCCCATCACCTTGGCGTAAGACGCGGCAGCGATAGCGATACCAGACTTACCGATGCCCGTGGGAGCCTCGATGATAATGAACTTTTTGTTGGTGGCGTAAGCTTGCTCAATGGCCTGAAGACAAATCTCCTGCTTCTCGCGGATGGTGGGGAACGGGAAGTGTTCGCGAATGTTCAGCGAATAGTTCTCATTCATGTTCTTCACGTCGCTCATTGAAGCAGTCGTCATTTATCTTCTCTCCACTTGTAGTATACTAGGCAGAAAGTGATTTTGGCTATTCCTTTTTTTTCAAAATACCCTAAAACAGTCAGAGGTACAGGTATAGTCCTGAATTTGCTCATTTTCGAGCATCTTTCTTTCTTCTTCAGAGAGAACCTCATAAAGGCCATCCGCCAGCTCTTCCAGCTTGATGCGGAACGCCCGGTCTGACAATTTACCAGGAAACACTGTCATCATACCGCCTACCTTGCTGATGAGGTGATTACAATACTTTTCAGGCAGACCGTCATCCTTACCTAAACTGAAACGCAGGAGGCGGATGAGAGAATCCAACCGGGGTGTGGGGTTGTCCACGTGGTTCTCAAGACAGGTGAATCTTGCCCATATCTGCTGGCGTAAATTCAAATCCTTCCAATGCACAGTATCCCGGCACGCCAAAGCGTGGACTACATCGTCGTACATCTGTTCCAACTTGAGGTAAAGGGTAGCCGCTTCAAACTCGTTGGCCTCTAGATGCATGAATCGCTCACGGCGGTTTTTCTTCTCCTGCTGTACCAGCTCCAGTGAACAGGCGGCAGTGCCTGAATTTCCGATGCAACAAAGGGGGAGTTGACTGTATGGAACGAGGCGGAGAGTCGAGGCATCGAATTGCCCCCCTTGTTGGATGAGGGAGTCCCGAATAGTGTAGTAATCCCCCCGGGGTGCCTCGGGCTCAATATCAATCATCATACTCAATCATCATACTCTTTTGAGTCCCCGGTACACACACACTTGACGGTCAGACTCTTGCCATAGCGAGTCCAGCGGATGAGATACTTGACGGGTGGGTTAAAATGGGTAGCGAGCGCTGCCGTGTCATCCGAACTCACCATGAACTCCATGTATCCCTCTTCCCAATCAAAGGGACTCTTCATCTTGTCATCAAGGCCACGCGAATACGCCCCAGTAAGTACCGCAGTTCGAACCTCTGTTACCACGAGGTTGTGACCACGGGAGCGAAGTCCATTGGTAAGGATATTGGAATCCTCCAGCAGCTCTTGTTCGTCTTTGACTCGTATACCGTCTTCTTTGAAGGTGTTCATCTCTTCAATGAGGTTGGGCAGGTCTGACTTTGACGCGATTTTCATTATTACCTCGGAGGAAAGTGTACTGTCTGATGCTTTTTTTCAAATGCTTCTGGAAATTCGTTCTCAGCTTCCGGGTCGCCGCCAACGTTAGGGGAGATTTCCTTGTCAGAGGTCTCCCGTCTTTCGTTGGACGCGCCTGTGTCGTTTATGTTCGTCTGATTCTCTCTGTTGGCTATCTCCGTACTATCATAGTTGGTGTTCCCCTCCCCACCACCTATATCATACCCGTAGGCTTTTTTCCTAAGAAACCTTGAAATCCACATATTTACCCCCTTTGTCTGACCCTATTCCGAAATGGGCTCTGATAGAGTATCCGAAAGCTGTTGTTTCAACCCTACCTCCGCATACTCTCCGATGATAGTTTTGTTAGGAAAAAACCGGAGGTAGACACCCTCAGACGTACGCTCCTCTTGAAGGGAGGCTTCCTTAGGAAGAGTCTCACTCTGGAAGAAGGTGTGGGGAATGAACATCTCATACCCTCCCCCAGCGACCCGCTTGCCATACAGTTTTACAATCGCGGACAAAATTAGTTTGTTCATGCTTACCTTGCTACCTTTAGGTGAACGTAATCGGGACGACCCGGTAGCGTACTGAATCTCGGCCAAGTGCCTTGGCTACTTCGCGTGCCCTACGGCGCGTGTCATAGATAAGAATCTGATTGTTAGAATTGGGAGTGGAAGACACCCACATGAAAGTATTCCCCTCTGAATCAATGAGCGCCCACCCTTTATTTGTCTTTTTCATTTTGAATTCTCCGCTTTACCGACTTCACCCTCGTAGGTGATCGTCACCGGAACCACGCGGCTAAACCTCATGTATATATTATCGCGGTAGTACCTTGCCGCGTCCCTTGCACCCTCGCGAGTTCTGTACAGAAGTGGGGGATCAGGTGATTTGCCCTCCACTATCACCGCCCATGCCTTAAGCTCTACTGTCTTTTTCATTTTGTTTGTTTCAACCCCCGCACTCGTACAGAGTGTGACAATCGTAAATTCCTTAATTGAAGGCATTAGACTATCGACGGGAGTTTAAAGAAACTTACCGACTGAGATAGTTTCATTGCGTCGGATAGTGCTACTTTAACCGCCCCCTCCACTTGAGTGACTCTTTCCACACTGGCGTCCAATTTTTTGATTCCCGGAAGAACGCTACCCCTCATCCAATCTGCTGCACAGTTAAACTCCTCCGCCCTAGATGATAGGTCTTCTTGGTTTAGAAGAGTCAACACCTGATTTAGACACAACCCTAAATCACTCAACGACTGTCTGACCCCTGCGTCAGTAGCAACCCAGAAGGCCGCTGCTACACTGTTCTGTGCTGTCGCAACAAGAATCCTAACTTCACTTTGCTCCATGTCGCTCTCCTGTAACTAACTGGTGATGGGTCTCAGCCAGTCTCTTGACTGCATCACTTGCGTTGGTTAAATCACTATCAGCCTTGGCCGCGTCTCGTTCAATCTGATAGAGCTTCTTGGTCTCTGCGCGTAGCTCCAATGGGGAAAACTTATACATATTCCTCTGGATGAACTCGCTCTGCCCCATCAGTAGCACCAAGTAGTCACTCTTGGCCTGACTTCTCAGGGTCACGAGGTCTTCAGACAACAGGACACAGAGCTGTTGGATAGTGGGGTCTGCCGCCTTCATCAGAGGGCGAAGCCGCTTCTTCACCATGTGGTGGATGAAGGGTTTTATTGCCGCATCCATACCGGAGATGACCATATTCATCTGCTGCTGGGTCATGAGGGTATTTCGGCTACTGGTGAGTGTGCTGGTAACACTGCCTGTCTTGGTGGAACTCCCAGCATTAGTAGTGGTGTCGGTAAGAGTCGTGTTCACTTTCACCGCGTTAGAGGTTGTGTTGGTGGCGGTTGTGGTGTTGGTGGTTGTATTTGTGGATGCCGTGGTAGCCATGGCCGTTCGGACACCTGCCGCTGTGGTAGAAGTCAGCGACTTTGTTTTCGCCGCAAGCTCCTGCTCCCGCTTTCCGAGAGCCAAGTCGCTCACCATAATAGCATAATCGCGAAGGACTGAGATGGCGGCTTCTCGGGCTCGAAGGTCATCCTGCTTAATGAAGTCAGTCAACTGACCGGGGCGGTATCCGGTTGAAGAGTAGTGGTCGATGAGGGTCGATTCCTCCTCTAGTGTATGGATGGTGCTCACACCGAGGTACGCCGAGTCTACCTGTGCTAAAGCGGCAGGAGCCGGAAGAGAGAAGGCCCCCACACCCCTAGCCCAACGACTATAGCCGCAGCCACTAGTGACAACGAGGAGAGTAAGTAAGGTAAGAGATTGTACTTGTCGAGAGTTCATGTAGCTTAATACTGAAAATTGGAGCGGGAGACGGGAATCGAACCCGCGACATTCAGCTTGGGAAGCTGACGTTCTACCACTGAACTACTCCCGCTCACTTCGTATGAATCTCTCTTCGACCGTACAAACTTTTATTTTACAATAGAGATGATGTCACGGCCTTCTTCACCGACCACGTAGGCTGTGATCGAAGATTGATCGAACTTCCGATAGCAGCGCGGGGTGTCCCCGTCGATGTGAATGCGGACAGTAGACGCCTGTGACATCAGGAATCCCACGTTCTCCTTCTGCATCATCTCTAATACTGCTAATACTGCTGTTCTACTATTTACTGGTAGGGTTAGTGGGGTTCGAACCCACGTTGGAAGATTGAAAGTCTTCTATCCTGACCGATTAGATGATAACCCCAAAAAATGGTAGGGCCAGTGAGATTCGAACTCACGATTTCCTCCTTGAGAGGGAGGCGGCTTAAGCCAACTGGCCTATGACCCCACATTACATCTAAAATTTGGTAGCGGTTTCCGACGCCCGCACGGTTCCTCCCAGCAGCTACGGGGAGCCCGTTGTTACACCGCTAGCTGTTCTCTAGTTCCAAGCGGGAGTCATTTTCAATCAGACCCCGAGACTTTCCGGGGATGTAACGCCTGTGCGTAATCTCACTGTCCCCGATAGTTTCTTTCAATCGGACCCCCGATACCTTCCGGGGATGTAACGCCTGTGCGTAATCTTGGTACTCTCGGTTGGATTCGAACCGACGATTTCCTCCGTGTCGAGGAGGCGATTTAGCCACTAATCTACGAGAGCAAAACTTTAGTACAGTAAGTCTAGTTCACCCTTCAATATTCTCTCTGGGTACTGAACCATCTTACCATTGCGATGGTCTTTTGCGAAGCCCTTAATGAAGTTGTAGGTGCGAATCTTATCGCCCCGGCCACCTCCACCTAACTGACTCTGCCGCTCAATACCGTAAGTGGTCTCTGCTTCCTTATCCTTCGCCAGCTTCACTTTCTGAGCTAGGATGGCAAGTGCGTCTTCCTTGTTACGGTGTTGGTCTCGACCATTGATAAAGACCGACAATCCAGTGGGCTTGTGTACGGCTCTCACCGCACTGTCGGTGGTGTTCTGATGCTGCCCACCTTTACCGTGCCCCCGCTGAGTCTTGACTTCAATCTCAGAATCGGGAAGTTTGTCCTGATACTTCTCAGGAGGTAATGGCAATACAGCTACCGAGACCACTGATGTGTGCCGCCGTCCAGCCCTGTCATTATCAGGGCACCGCTGGACAACGTGCTTTCCAGCTTCCCGGCGAAATAGTTCCCATACGTCTTGCCCAGAGAACTTCATTACTGCGTGTCCAAAACTACTGGTGAGTATCTCGGTCTTGAGTTTCTTGCGGAGCCCATACTGTGCGTAAGCACTGAGCATGTCGTCCACGAAACCCTTCGAGTCATCCCCACCTTCACCGAAGTGAATTTCGAGAATCAAATCTGAGGATGGTCTAAAGACAGTTCCCTCGGACTGTATTCACCGCGTTGCTTTTCTGTTTTTCATACATAGCATCCTCCTCAGGATTGAATTAAATCTTCTTCCTTCCAGCCTCTTATCACCTCGACTGCTGTCGCTCGTGGCTCAGGTAAGAATAACTTGCCATGAGAAAACCAATTGGATCATCTCCAGCACCAACATCACCATCAAACAGTTCTACCAAGAACTTCGCTACTCTCGCTTCGTCAGGCGAGTATGGATTGGTCTCCATGTTACGTGTCATTTCTCACCTTAGAACAGTAAATCTACTCCAAAACTGGTGGAGCTGGAGAGGCTTGAACTCTCGACCTTTTCCATGCCATGGAAACGCGCTCCCAACTGCGCCACAGCCCCACAACTTCGTGTGATGCAGTGCCGGAATCGAACCGACCTTGTGGCCGACAGAATCATCCAAGCCATCTTATGGATTCAAGAGAACCCAGTTCTCTTCATCCTGCACACACGCTAAAAATTGGCGGTTCCAGCGGGATTTGAACCCGCGATCTTCACCTTGACAGGGTGACGGGGACGGCCAGACTCCCCTATGAAACCAAAACTTTTGGTGGAGCTAGTCGGGATCGAACCGACGACCTCATCGTTGCGAACGATGCGCTCTCCCAACTGAGCTATAGCCCCATCCCCCTTTATGCGCGACCGTAAGGGCTCGTGACAGAGTTGACCTAGCGGCGGGGGTACCGTTTCATGCCTCTCCCAGTGTCACCCAAGAGACTACAAGCGGCGGAGGTACGGTAGCATGTCAAAACCAGAGAGCGAGTCTTTCTCCATCTGTTATGTGTTTACTACTCTCGCCCTACCGTCACAACCCATTGGTCAGTTTCTACTCACTGGGTCGGACTTAAACTTTTTCAATTGAACCCCGAGACCTTCCGGGGATAACAACCACTTATATAAGATGTGAGGATGAGCTTCTCGTCTCACCCATAGCGGGTTCTTATGTTGCCGCCGTCCTGATTGAACGATCACACCTTAAACTTGGAGCACTAGGAGGAACTCGAATCCTCGCATTAACGGTTTTGCAGACCGTCGCCTTACCATCTTGGCCACTAGTGCTAAACTTTTTGGAGCGGGAGACGGGATTTGAACCCGCGACTTCGACCTTGGCAAGGTCGCACTCTACCACTGAGTTACTCCCGCTGAGGGGGTAAATTTATAAAGCGGAAAGTCTACGTCAGACCCCCATCCGCTGAATTACTGTGCCAAACCGATAAGCGGAGTTCTGTTCCCCTCGCGGGGTGACAATCATTCGTCTACGAATACTGTTACCAGTACCCTCTAGCCCTCAACCCGCCGATTCATAACGGTACGAGCAGTACCTGTCGGCCTATTTGAAGTTGCATCGCGTAGAGATTGCCCGTTTCACCCGGCGTCCGGTTTCCCGGCTGACCGACTCGTCTCTGTTGCTCTAATCGTCGCAAGGGGGATTGGTTGGGAATTTACGGCTGTTACACCGCTGTCACGTTCGACATGAGAAACGCTTCCAACCACACCTTACGCTAGGCCGTTAGCCTATACGCTGCTCTTTGATGCTCCGACTTTCCTCCCCCACTTGCGTGGCGGCGATTGTCTGGTTTGGCACAATTCTGTATTGAAGCCGGGTCGGGACTTACATCAATCCACCTTGATGCGTTCTACTGCCACGCAGCGGAGGTGGTCTCGCACCTCTTGAGAGAACTCGTTGAACATCGTGCCCTTATCCAACCAGTGCAAGATGGCCGCCCAAGTCTCCTCTTCAGGGGTCCACTGCCCTTCAAGACCGTAACACGAGCAGTGTGAACCGTGAACTGAAAACAGCTTACCATCCTTCTCGAATAGGACAAAAGCCGAACCCTCGTAACACTCGTAGCGATACACAGCCGCGTAGATTACAGCGTCCTTCAATTCGTCCTCGCCGATTTGGAACTCCCGGCGGATGTCTTCAGCTTCATTGAACTGCTCCTCGAATACATTCATTGTGTTTTCTCCTTGTGAAATCACATTCACGGGTGGAGTCGCGCAATGAAGTTCGATATGACAGCCCAACCCGACTTCAAAACTTTTGGTGGACCTCCAGAGATTCGAACTCTGCTGATATTTTCGGTGCAAGCGAAATAAACACTCCTAGCATTTCCGAGGCCCACATTAAACTTAAATTTTCAAAGACCGTCAAGCTCTAAACTTTTTCAATTGAACCCCGAGACCTTCCGGGGATAACAACCACTTATAAGCTTGATTCGTCGGGTGTCAAGCTTATTAGCTTGTCCCGGTGTCAACCTAATACTGTTGACATTACCTTTGTCAACGTTACTCTGTTGACGAAACTCTGGAGCGGGAGACGGGAATCGAACCCGCGACCAACAGCTTGGAAGGCTGAGACTCTACCACTGAGTTACTCCCGCATCTACCCCCTTCATAAAATCTCTGAGGAGCCTACAGGACACTACCTGTAGTCATTGGCGGTAATCGGGTCTCCCCTTCCCGCTAGGTAAGCCGAACTTACGTTTCGGCCACTCCTCAAACTTTGGTACTCGATAAAGGATTCGAACCTTCGACTTCCCACTTGTAAGGAGGGCACTCTACCGCTGAGTTAATCGAGCAAAAGTAAAGCCACCTTAAGGGTGGCCTCGTTAGGTTCGGATTGATTCTGCTTATCCGATTCCTCCCGAGGACATGGTACCCTCATCTCCGCCTTCGCAATCAGCGGCCACGCCCGCGGCGACTGCTGCGGCGCTGACGGCTACGATGCTGGCGATGGTGTTGGTCATGTTCTTCCTCACACTTTTATAATACCCAGTATTTCTGGTTTTTGTCAATTCATTTCTGAATTTATTTTTAAACCCCATCATCTTTTCAATTTTTCAATCAGACCCCGAGACTTTCCGGGGATGTAACTAAATCTTGGGGTCGGGTAGACCGTTGGTTTCAATTTTCAATGTTTCAATCGAACCCCGAGACTTCCCGGGGATGTAACGTGTTTTTGGGCGACCACGATACGCAGGCCCCTTTCAATCTTTCAATCGGACCCCGATACCTTCCGGGGATGTAACCTGTAGCCTACACAATACCCAGTTCAGCGGGAGATGTCAACTCAGTTCTGAACGTTGCTTTCAATTGAGAAACCCCACGATAAATGTCGGATTTGACGGCTGTGAGACTCTTGCCCATCATCTCCGCCAGTTCTTTTCCTGTATACCCCTCAATCTGGCTCAGAGCCACCACCGTGCGATACTTGGGTGGCAGCTTGAGCAGGGCACGGTGGATATCCTCGCGTGCCGGGAAGGACTCTTGCTGTCGGTCTGGGACGCTAAGCTGAATCCTACCCCCGGTGAATGATTCCCTTCCCTCTTCATAAGGAATCTGCTCATCAAGTGAGATGTCGAAGACCCGCTTCCGGTACTTGCGAAGGTGTTGGAGTCCCTCGTTTACTGCGATGCGGTGAGCCCACGTAACAAAACTGGACTCGAAATTGAATCGCTTCAAGTTTAGGTACACCTTCAGCCACGTGTTGGCCGCAATGTCACAGGCTAGGTCGGGCTGCTCTACCACTCCCCTAGCTGCCTTGAACACACGGTCATCATAGCGTCGGTAGAGTTTACCGAACGCCTCCTCATCACCCTTCTTTGCACGCCGAATGAGACTCAACACTTCCTTGTCGTCAAACATTCGTACCTTCTTCTTAACCATTCAATCCCTCAAAAAAGTGATAAACCCCAATACGCAGTTTCAGTCAGTCTAAGCAGCCGTCGCCGTCGCTTTTTTCAAGTAATACTTCTGCTTGGCCTCCCACTTCTTGCGGAGGGTGGTAGCACGCTTCTCACGGGTGAGGGCGGCCTTCAACATCTTCTGAACGTGTGCCAGTTTTGCATCCGGCGTCGGCTTGGACGCAACCCTCTTCGGTTTCACTTCGAGGGGGAGCTGCTCACCCCAAGCATAAATGGTACGGTAGGAGCCCACCCGGCGATACTGGGAGTTATTCCGCATGATGCCATGCCCAGCCCCACGGGTGTGAGCCAGTTCGTGAGCCACTACGTGAGCGAAGTCTATTCTATCAGGAGTGTGCTTCGACAACCGGACACACATAGTGTTGGAGTGGAGATAGGCGTGCCCCGAGCTGTAGCTGCTCCCATTGCGACGGGTGTACACCACCCGGACTCGGAGGGCGGGGGCTCCGCGCTTACAAAGGTCGGGGCGCTCGACACGAGCTGCCTGAAGTACACGCCTTAATATGGTCGTCACGCCAGTGCGTCTTATTGGTCAGGATTATCTTCATAGGGTCTAACTCCTTTGCTGTCTCCATTATACACGGGTGTACCCCTGAAAATTGGAAATGTTGTGAAAATTTGAAGTATCGAGGTTGAAAATAAAGGAGTTACACGAAAATTGTCGGGGGGTTGACACAGTGTTTATGCGGGGTTGAGAGGAGTAGTTTTGTAAAAAGTCAGGGTCAGCATATAGCTAACCCCTTTGTTTATAACGCTAAATTTAGGTCAAAATATTTTTAGTGTGGCACTCCTGTAACTGACTTAGGTTACATCCTCGCAGTCGCAACCCTCGCCGCTGCCGTAAACCCGCAAACGGAGGATGTCGGGGGTGAGGCTACGTCCAAACACTTCCACCCCCTCCACCATATCAAACTCTTGGCGGGTGATAATTACTTCACCGCCCGAGCGGTTGATAAAGATTGCAAGCAACTGAAGTAGTGTATCAACGGAATACTGTTCCTTCTCGTTCGTTTCAATCTCACCCATGGCAGCACCTCTGGTAAAGGGTTGGAAAGAGGAAAAGATTACTTCATCAAAACGGTAGTACCAATCATCCAGACTTTCAGTCCGGGATCGCAGCCCATTACAAGATAATCTTCTTCACGTTGTCGGCAGCCTTTGCCGTCCGGTCAACATCGCTGCCGTTGGCAATGACAATGGAGGGTTTTTCAACCGTCACTTGCTTTAACTGGCTAGTAGGAGTGAAGGTGATTGAGCTATCGGTTTCGATAAAGCACCCCAACTGAGCATACTGTATCATCTTCTTCCGGATGAACTCGTGAATGTGTTCCGAGGGGACTGTGATATTCTCACAGACTTCCCCCCGGTCTTCGGTTAGTGTGATGACGAAATGTAGATTAGTTTCCAAATTAACCTCCCGGCAAACATCGCTCTTGATGTAGTTCAATACCTAATACTAGGCAAAAACTTTAAAAACTACAAGCACCGCCCGCGCATGCGATGGTCTCTTGAATGGTCGTGTTGTCTTCTTCCTCGACCAACTCCTTGTAGTCTACATCGACGTACTCTCGCCTCAGATTACACCACAAATGCCACATGCTCACTTCCTTCAAGCAGTAAGTCATCAACTTGGTATCGCCGTTGAAGTACCGCTCCGCGAACTGGTGGGCACGGCGAATCCAATCCTTCTGGGCGTAGTAAATTGTGAGTAGGGCGTCATTAAATTCTAGGTGCTCCTTGGATGCCCCATTCAATCGCGCTGGTACCTCAGAGAGCACGTTGACACCTGTCACATAATCGCACGCCCCCCATAGGTTGTCATTGAAGGCGGCGAGGCCATCCACAATAAGTCCCGATGCCATCAAACTACCATCCCCATACTTCTTCACAATCTCAGCGGGGGTGTGAACCGCCACAAATGGAGCTTGGGGGTAGTCCAAGTCACCCGTGTGCGACAGCAAAGAGACCCCAGCAAACATGTCGCGGTGTTCGAATATGTAGGCTTCAACCGCATCCCATTCGTCAGGCCGGACGTTGATGGTGTTGGACACATTGTGACGCAACCAAGGTTGGGTACACAATTCATCTACCTTACCTGCGGCCACCCAGTTACCTTGAGTTAGACGTACCAACTCAAGTAACTTGACAGCGTTGACTTCCTTCTTTGTCTGGGCACCTTCTGCGGTCTCAATGCAAAACGAGATAATACCATCGGTGCCATTCTTGCTCCACACGCTTTTCTCTACCGCACGTGGATTCTTCTGCGAGAAGAACTGAAAGGGGGCTTCAAGCATATTGGCCTGTACGTGGCGGATATAACGCTTCGAGTGGTGGGCATGGATTCCGCTTGAAGTTCCAAGAATGCAGGAGGTTGATCCGGCGGGTTTCACGCAGGTGCAGCGTGCCGCTTGCCTGATGCCGATCTTAGCTGCGATTTCCTTGTTGGTTGCAACCACAAGAGCAGCAATCTCACGCTGGATTTCAGGGTTGAATAGAATCTCTGGTGAATCCATCATACCTGTAATGGAAACCCCGATGAGAGCCTCGCGTTCGGCAATATGTTTCGTAGTTTCGCCCAGATATTCGAAGTCAGTGTAACCCGCCTGTGCAGTGCCGATAATAGCAGCGGCTCTGGCGGCGATTGCAAAGTCTTCCTTGGTCTTGCACTTCTTACCATTGATTTCGCAAAGATTACAGAAGGCCCAACCAGACTCACCCGTGGTTACATCCACTGGATACATGCCGATCTCGACGCAGGGGTTGAACATCATCTCCAGTGAGTCTGACCACACAAAACCGGGCTCACCAAAGTCATGGACAGACTTAATCAATTCATGAAACTGCTCACGAGTTGTGGTGGAACGAAGGAGCATGGCGGAGTTGTTGGAGCGACCCCGCTGTGGGTTGGTGTAGTACCAATCTCCAGTCTTAGCCCCCAACATCAAAGGATCATCAGGAGAGAAAATACAAATAGTCGCGGAACGACGCACGCCGCCCGATAGCACGGCATCGGAGGCGTGCATCACCACGTCATAAGCGTCAATAGAACGCAGACGCCGCTGACCACGAGCTACGCACTCATCCAACAATTTGCGAATAGCTTCAAGGGACTTCTTCAATGGCTCTGGGCCGGGAGCCTTGCCAACGCCAGATGAAAGCTTAGACCCCTTCTCGCGGATGAGACTGTAGTTGAACTTCACTTCCTTACCCGCCCATTGAGGATAGTTTGGGTGTGGTAAATAGGTGGCCACCAAAACGCCAAGTGCATCAGCCCAACCTTCAATATCATCGGGAATAAAAAATTCTTCAATTGGAAATCCGCTATAAAATTCCCCAGTTTTTACACCATCATGGTGTGCCTGAATTTGTTCGGGAAGAAAGTCAGGAAGCTTTGCAATGTGGTGTTTTTGAACGGAGAACCCAACTCCGCTACCGCAGAGCAACAACCAGAGGGCTTCCTGAAAGAAACGTGGGCGGTCACAGTACGCAGTGCAACAGTTGTAAACCCGGGCATGTTTACGAAGCACTGGAGTACCCGCATACTGGAGAGCACGCTGACTGCCTAAAACTCGCTTAGCTTTGGCTTGTTCAAATGCCCAATCCAGCTCTTCCGCAATTTGCGGATAACGGCCTTGGTGCATGGTGAGGACACGGTTGTTGGCTTCCTGCCAAGTGTCGCGTCGTTTGAGTTGCGAATTGTAACGAGCGTACTTCGAGTGGAAAGTATAGTCTTGTAGAGCTTTGATTGACATCGGTGTTTGGGTTCCTATGATTTGATTAATACTGCGAGGTGGTTCTGGTCGCGTAATTAGATTTTGGTATTGGAAAGTCGGAGTAACTGGTGGTTCGAGCCCCGAACCACCATTTTTGCAGCACCGATGATGAAATTCAGATTGCAGTTTAGTTGCAGGGGAGTAATTTTTTCAGTACCACTGAGGTTTCTATTTAGAGGATACTTAGTCCTTCTCATACTTGAGGTTGGCAAGGTTGTAGTAATCGCGAGTGTCACACATTTCTTTCACTCGGCGATAGATTGGTTCTCCAAAGGCTTCTTCAAATTCACCGACGGTGAGGTTGCTTGAGAGAATAAGGGTGCCCTCGTTCTCATAGACACCGTCAATGACATCGAACAACTTATCAAGACGAAACTTACTCGCCTTCAGCTTGTCAATCTCCTCCAGAATTACGACAGGTTTAACACCATACTTCTTGCGGAGGTGATTCAATTTCGGTTTGGTGACATCAGGCTCAGGGGCTGTATTGTCTGTGGACTTGGTCTGGAATTGTTCGAGCAAGTTCTGTGCGTCCACCCGCCAGATAAACTTGACGTTTTCCTTGAATGGGTCACGAAGAGACTCCACGTTCTCTTCGAGAGCATGACGGTAGAGCGCAGTGATAAACGTGGTTTTACTTGACCCTGCAGGACCGACAAAAAAATAACTCTTGAGTGAGTTTTTGCGGAGGTGTTCGATTTCGTTATCCTGCAACGCCAAGCGGAGTTCCAACCCTTTGCTGCTGTTGTCCTTCCCGCCCAAGGTAGAAAGTACGTCGGCTTCGAGGGTGTCCAAATCGGTGTTACGGTAGCGAGGCGGCAGCTCATTGTCCAGCAGCTTATGCAGGAACACCCAATTGCGGCACTCACACTCCACGAAGAATGTGCGCTGAAGCCCTGTGTCCAACCCAACCTCGCGGGTCTTCACACGATGGTTATTCTCGCCCTTGCAGACAGGACAAACCTTCTCCCCCTTAGCTATTTCGTAGCCCGTAGGTTTGGACACAGTGAGTTCGACCTCACCCAACTCTCTCCATACCCCATCCCGTGAAATCAGGATGCGTTGCCAATGCTTTTCTAGTGAGTTGAGAGCCATCAACTCGGGGTAGGGTAGTTCTTTTATTTGCTCCGGGGTTAGAGGAAGTTTAAGTCGGTTTTTCTTGTTGTCTTTCATGTGCTACTCCTGTTTTTGTGCGGCCATGGCTTTCTTGGCAGCTCTTTCCGCTCGAACCCGCTTAGCGGTCTCAATCCAATCGTCGCCGAGTTGATGTTGCGGTTTATTAACCTCGGCAACCGGCGAGTAGTTGTCGGAGGTTGGGGTTGCGTTCACCTTACGGGCTCGGATATCCTCCTTGCGTTTCTTGGCGGCATACTCACTGCCAAGCTTGGCGAACTCATCGGTGAAGCGGTGGAATGGGCTAGTATAGCCATCCTTTGCGTACCACTCCATCAAGCGGCTGACCCAGTAGATGCGCTCACAGAGCGCATAGTCGATAACCCCGTTCAACTCATCTTCCGACCAGTCTTTCAACATGTTCAGAAAAAATAATTTCCAACTTGATATCACGGTAAGCGGCTCAGCTATAACTTTTGGGTCTTTCCCACTCAACTCCCAAAACTTACGGGAGAGTCGGGCGGCGGCTTTGCGTTGCTCCAGCGGAAATTCCTTGATAGCTTCGATGGGAGGTTTGTAGGCCATCAGTCATCCCCCTCTTCAGCGAAAGCGAGGTCTGCCCGTTCTGAAAGCGAGAGCGAGGTTGAGGAGCCCTCTCCCAAGCCAGAACCAAAGCCAAGACCCTCTCCAAAGCCAAAGCCAAAGCCATGGTCGCCCTCTGCTACCTCTTTGCTACCCTGAGGGTACCCTTCTGTTAACCCAATCCCAGATACAATATCACCCGCAAGGAACTGCTTGAGTAACAAGCGGGGAACTGGCTCCCCCATTTTCTCTTTTTCTTTGCGGCTGGGAGCGGGCAGTCTACCCGGTTTATCCATACCTACCCAATGACCCCACACTTTACCGTCTGTGCCAATCCAACGGAAGAGTAACTTGACACGTTCGTAGTCTTTCAACATATTCTCCACGTCAGTTACTTTGTAGGAAGGCCGATTATAGCTGTATACGATTGACCATATCCGTTTGGGGTTACATTCAAACGTGCCATTGGCGTATGCAAGTGGGATGAGGTTGGCAAACTCCGCCCTGAATTTCTCAGGTTGGACTTCAGCCAATTTGTCGGAACGCCATAGCGACTCCCCATCAACAATTCTCTTAGGCATCAAACCCTCTTCTCGTGGTACCCGTAGGCTACCCTGCTGCTACCCTAATACTCACTATTCAATGTAACCGTCTGTTGGGTACAGCAGATAGTTGGCCTCACTGTCTGTCATGTTGCTCGTGATATTCTCAGAAGAGACCTTGATAGTAGTGCCTTTGTCACAGATATACCCCAAAGTTTCGTTCAACTCCACCTTGTGTGCAGCGAATAACGGGCCACCACGAGCCTTCATGCACCGGAGCATCAGGTTAGGCGGGGTTACCTCTTTAAGGTTGTCTCCCTCGAACCACACTGATATCACCATGTCCATATCTTGTGCGGCCTGCGTGTACCAGTCGATGGCACCAAGAGATTGGTACTCACCGATTTTATCCCCCTCCTGTTTCGCCGCCTCGTCATGTCCCTTCTTGTTTGCTTGTAGTGGGGTGACGATGACCAACCCAGACTTATCGTTACGGATACCGTTACGGGTCAACATTTGGGCTTTACGGAAATCCTTTTTGTGCTCTTCTACCTCATCTCGGCCTTTTACCATTAAGTGGGTAAAGTAGTCGATGGCGAGAACGTCGTAGTCCACTTGGTCTACCGTGGCTTGCATGTACTCTTCAATTTCACCCCAACTCTCTAACGGCTCAACAATAATTTTACCTTGGAGAAGTGTTCCATTCTTCAGGTCACGTATTACTTTCTTCATGTTGGTGTCAAACTTCGGATCGAGAGTGCTGCCCGCCTCAATCCATTTGACACGACTGCACAACTCAAGCTCTGGGAAGTTTGAGGCATGGAGATATGCTAGTTGCATATACGCTTCATCCACGGAGACTTCTCGGGGGACAAGCAGTACATTCTTCCCGGACATGGCCATGTTGTAAATGAGAGACAGCAGTAAGAGCGACTTTCCATGGTTGGTGTAACCGAGGATGCCAATCCAGCGATTGGGCTGGCGGCGTCCTATGACACAGGTATCAATAGTGCCAAACTTCGTAAAGATGCGAGAACTATCAGAGAGTATATAACTGTCGAAAATATTTTGGATATGGTCGGCGTTGGTTTTCAGGTCACCGGAGATCACCTTCGGGCCTTTGATGACCATCTTTTCCTTTTCTTCGTGTAAATATTGTTCAGCAGCTAGCTTACCTTTCTCCTTTGTCTTCGGGTGCTCCATACCCCCAGAGACAATTTGAGCCGCCACCATATAGGCGTTGGAGCTGTGCGCCTCAAGTCCTTGCTGGTAGACAGCCTCCATCAGGATAGCGACCTCCCCTACCGGGGTTTTGTCGGACTGAAGTTCAGTAATTTCCTCCTCAATTATTTTTCCCTTCTGTTCGAAGTATTCTTTCTTATCGAAGTTGCTCTGAACAAACTGGAGTAGGGAGACTAGGGTATCGGGGCACTTCCCAAGCCGTTGGTCATAGTAGAGGATGGAACGCATGGTGTCTGCAAAGGGTTCATCTCGAAGGTGCTTATAGGCGTATTCGAGAAATTTTCGGTCACGGGTTAAAGTCTCATGTGGGTTGTCGCGAATCAAAGCTTGTATAAGTAGACCTATTTCATTCATACCGTCCTAATACCCCTTCATTGGGCAACCCGCCCGATTTTTAATCCCCGTTCCACTGACTTTCCAAAGTATTGATAGGTAGGCGAGGAAGTGATGTGCGTCTTAATCTCTTTGTCGGCTGAAGAGAGGGAGTTCAAGACGGGGGAGAAGTATGGGTAATATCGAAGTTAAACTCTTACATTACACCTTCACTTTTCGAAGATTAAAATGGAGAGAAGAGTTCGCTATCAAGCAGATTCCCTTGAAAGACCCGATACGGGTCTATCTCGCTCACGCCCTGAACGAGGTGTCCGGGCTCAAACCTAAAGACTTCCTAGAGGCTATGCGGGTCATAGACGCTGTTCCTAAGGCCATCATCAACCGGGTCTGGAAGATTTACAAAGGGGGGTTTCCCGCCTCCCGCCGCTTCCTTACTGGGGGTCTGTACAGCGCACCAGATACCCGAGTTTTCATGGGTAGGGTAGCAGAGGATAGTGGAGGTAAGAAGGCTAACGACGCCCACGCTTCAGCGATGTCGGCCATGGAGGCGAAGTACACGGAGGAGGAGTTAAGAACTGAGCGGGAGAATGATAGGAAGATTTTTGATGCCATAAAAAAACGTGACGGTCTCATAAAGGCTACCCAAAATGAATAAGACAGCCCTGAACTTACCCTCCGGGGTAGACCTAATGATGAGAATTAACGACGGGTTGGCCGTCAAGGCTCCCACTGAGTACGTTCAGAAAATCAAAGCCGAAGTTACCGACGCTTGTGATGAGCTACTTGATTTTGGGGCGAGGATTCGTCCTCTCATTGTAGATAAGACACAGATTGGGTGGGTGCGTGGATTCCATGGTAGTGAACGCCGCATACTGAATCGGTGGGTTTATAGTTCGAATGACTACATTGCCAAGTCACTAGCCATCACCACAACTTTAACGACGGAGGAGATTGAAGACCTCACCGCCTTAGAGATAAAGAACCTTGTAGAGTTGGTACGGAACATGACCGACTACGACTTCTCTCTCTACCCATATTTGTCAGCGTTCTCCACCACCTCAGCGTCGGAGAACCTGTGGAACGGGAAGGGGGGTCAAATAGCTTCATTTGAAAATCGTAAGGTTGAGATGCCAGACGGCAAGGTAATGACCATCATGGCTCCTTCTGACCACGCTCGGTTATGGTCTACCTTATGTGTTTACCGGGAGCAAGCTAAGCGTCGGCTGGATGCCAATTTCAATGCGGTACTTATTATCCGCCCATGGGCAGGGAAAAGTGTAGACCCCCTTAACGCGGAACTGAAGGGCATCGCAAGGCAGCTCCGTTCCGACAGTATGGAAGCGTGGGAGAACCTCATCACCGTAGAAGATAAGCGAAACCTTGATGACGGTTGGGCCCACCCAGACAACCTCGATACCCGAGAAGGTATGTTGAAGGAACTCCATGGGATGCTGAATAACGACAAGCACGAGCAGTTGATGGGTGAATTCTACCGCAAGCAAGTAGAAGAGGCTGAGGCTCAGAAGCGGCAGATAGAGGAGTCAGTGAATCGGCGTGGAGGGATAGGTATCAACGAAGAGACAATAGTGGTGGAGACAGAGGAGGCAGTTTTACAACGGGAGCGTGACCTCAAACAGGGGCGGGTGAACATCCCTGTCAACCGCGACACGGAGAAGTCCACCAACCCGAGAGATAGGATGAATCGGTATAACACCTAACCATTAGCTAGTCGGGCAAGGGTAGCGGCTTCACCTTACGGACTTCCTCGGCGAGTTCTGGGTCTTCTATGCGATAGCTTATCCCACAAAGACACCCCCACCCACGCTCGGCTGCCCGCTCCCGCTCCCGACGATGGCGAATGGGAGGGAGGCATACGAAGAGGAGGTATCCAAGGCATAGAAAGCAAATCATCATCACAGCAAGGTGGCCGAGTCCGATCTCTCCCGCACCAAGTCTTTGGCACCAAGCCTTCTCGGTTAAGCCGGTTGAGTCCCCATGGGGCATGTGCCGGTGGGCGTAGCCGATCCATAAAGCCCATGAAACCCCCACCCCGATAGACCCTAAAACTGTGTAAAACGGAGCTTTAAAAAATAGTATTACGGTGAACAAGACGATGAGCCAAGTGAGGACGGCATCGCCGCTGACCGCCGCGCCAGTGAATAGCAGGTAGAAGGGGTAGCAAAGGAGGGCGAGAATCGCCGCCAAGAGCAGCAATACGCCCACAACCACGTCGGCAGCGATCTGGACGGGTTTTGTGATAATGTCTAAGGCTCCGAAGACTCTCTGCTGCACTTCCCGCTCGTTGCTCATAATTACCTCCACTTTTAGTATACCAGCCGTTCCGTGGAATTGTCTAGTTTTTTTGTTTTTGCTAGTGATTTTAAGTTTGTAAAGTTGTCAACTATTCTTAGAGAGGTGTTTATGGAAGGGTCACCAGTAGATATTGAGCAACCCCAATCGCTTGAAGACGTTATTGCGGGGCTGCGCGGATTCGGTATTGAAGAGAACGAGGAGATTCTGACGTTCGTAGGTAAGGACGGCAAAGCGGTACGCCTCCGCATCACCAACCTACCTACCGACGATGAGATTAAGGCGTTAATAGTTTGTGATGAATATAAAGGGTATGCGTGGGTGCAGCGGATTCGAGTTGAGGTGTTATCTCATTCAATCTCTTGGATTAACGGCTTCGATATCCGTAGTCTTACCGGGGCTGACCGCTTCATTGTAGACCCCACAGATGGCGTGAAAAAGGATGTTCAGGTTGTCCTTCGAAACATCCTCATGGGTTGGGGGGAGCAGCTCCTGACCACCCTCTGGAAAATTGCCATGGTTCACTCTGACAAGATTGAAAAGCGGTACCAAGCGGATTTCCCTGACTCCACCATCATGACCGACGCCGAGCGACGTTTCATGGACACAGTCATTAAAGAACTGGAAGATCAAGGAAAGAACGTCATTCAAGACACTGTACAGAAAGTTTTTGAATCTGAAGCCCCTGAGGAGTAACTAAATGCCCAACGACCCAATCAACCCGGACGTTGCAAAGAAGCTATTGGAAGCCATGACCGCGTTGCTTAATGTAACCACCCTCCTTGGTGAAGGGTTGGGGGTGGTTGATGGACACATTAAAAAGGCCACTGATGAGGTGGATGATTTGGGGCGTTCTTTCAAAAATGTGATTAGTCTTGCTGACTCAGCCAAGGAACAGATGAAGGATATGCTGGGCTTTCTAAGGAAGACCGTAGATGCCAACCGAATGGGGATACGGACACTTGCTGATGCTAAGAAACACTATGAGGATATTGCGGCCTTCGCTAGGAAAGCATTAACCACCGCTAAAGAAAACTCTACTGAAGCCCTTGTTTTTAGACGGACATTGGAGGAGTGCGAACACACCCTGGAGGGGATTTCTAAGATTGCCAGTCAGGTAGGTAAGGGGTTGAGCACTTCCCTGAAAGAGTGTAGTAGCGAATTCGATCCACTAGAGAAGGGTATGAAGCGTACTCTTGCGTTAATCGAGCAGATTTCCGATTCTGTGAAGGGGATTAAGTTCGATAAGTTCACTCGTGGATTTCAATCAATTAACAATATGTTTGGACGGAGCGGCGGGCGAGTTGAAAAGTACACCCGTATGGCACGCAATGCAGATGATATTAAAGAGACAGCCACTGCAAGAGGGAAGACTAAATCGGCTGAGTTTGAATTGAAGAAAGCCAGGTTTGACAAGATACTGAATCACCACAGCGTGAGGAAGAAGTTAGAAGAAGAAAGCCCTGAGATTTTTAAAAATGGGGAGATTCTCCAACCCGATAAGATATTTGAAAATGACCGCGTACGTAAAGCCGCCATGAAAATACTTAACCCAAAGGCAGGTTTTTTTGACAGGAGAGCTACCGAGGGTCTTCTTCGTAAGGGGGGAATGAGTGCGTTAGACCCTGGTGGGCGTTTAGCTTTAGGTGGTGGCTCCGCTACCGAGGCAATGTTTGGCGAGGGTGAAGCTGCTCTGGCGGGGGGTCTCTCCACGTTAATGGGGAGAGCCGCACTTCCACTCGCTATTGGGGGTGCTGCCTTCTCAGGTGTTAAAAAAGTTGTAGATGCCTCAGCTCAGCAGAGTAAGGGGATAGAAAAGGACCTTGGAAAGGGGGGGATTTTTACCGGAAGTGACTCTGGTGGGGACAGCATGCAGAATGTGAAGAACAACCTACGTGCGTGGGGATTTAACGGTGGCAGGGTTACCACCGAGCGGCAGCAAGCCGTAGCGGCAGCTATGGTCAATAACGGAATGGCGGTCACTAACTTAGGTCACGCGGGTAACACTATGGCCGATGGACACGCCGGGGCGATATCCGACATCGGCGACATCGCCATGAACCACGCCCGTGAGTTTGGACTAACTGATACCGAAGGTACCGAAGCAATTATCAAGCTTCTCCACGGTTACCAAATGACCATGCAAGGAACCCAGCGGTTCTTCCAGCAAATGGGTAAGTCAATTGCCTCATCTGGTATCAGTACGATGAAATACCTACAAATTATTGATGATGTAACCAGTCAGTTCGACCGAATGGGTAAGTCGATTGGTAATACCACCTCAATTCTCCGTGTACTTGGTCAGTCAGGTACCTCTACTTTTGATGATTTGAAGGATGAGTTGAGTGCTTTGATTGGTACAGAGAAGTCCCACGAGCAGAAGGCGTTCCTCACCCAAAGTATGACCCCATGGGAGAGGGAGGGACTTGGAAAGGAGTTGGATGCCACTGCGGACAACGCGGCTGAGAATTTTCGTGAAGCTCTCAAAAACGCCGCAGGTTCTATCCTCAAAGACAAAGAAGGGGATAGTGACGAGAAGAAAGCGGACAATTTGGCAAAACGGAACGCCCTTGAGAATGCCCCCCTATCCACCGCAGAGGAAATCAACAAAGCGATGATTATGTACTCCAATGCGGGGGGAAATAAAGAGGGGGATGCCAACACCAACCAGTTATCTAGTTTGCAGAAGATTGCTATCGCTTCGCGGGTAAATGCTAATGGTATAAAGGGAGACGCTGTCAACGCATCCTTCCTGAACGACTTCATGCCCACAACGAATGAGAGCAAGATGGCAATGCAGCTACAGGCGTACAGAGTATCCGCGAAAGCGGCGGGGTTGAATCTCGGGGATGTTGCGAATAATGAGAATTTACTTACCCACGGGCACGCCGCCGCTGTTATGAGTTCAACCGCCTCGGCTTTAGGTGTGACTGATGCTGAGAAGAAGAATATCCTCCCGATGATGCAGGGTATTCAGAAGATCGCCAACTCCACCTTTGATGAAGTCTCCCAACACGGGGAGGAAGCTACAGGGAAGGACAAGGAAGAGTTTGAACGCCTCGCAGAGGCGATGTTGAAGAATGCCGAAGGTGGTCCAATAGCGAAGGATAAGGATAAAACTGCGATACAAACCCTAAAAAACAACCCTGGTTACTGGATGGCTGTCAAACAAGGGTATAACAGGTATATTGCAAACACCCCCGCCGAACTTCAGAAGGTGGTGGGGGAGAACTCAGTCGTTAGTCGGTCTCAGAAGGCACATAATGAAGAGACAGCAGGAGAGCAATACGCCAAAGTCGTGGGGATCGCCAACTCTGTCGAAAGTTCGGAAGACCTCTTGAAGGGGATTAAGGAAGCATTAACTGGATCAATAAGTAATGTGCTTACCGATACATATGAGGTCTTACGTAAGCAATTCGGCGATGCTGAACCAGAGTTAGACAAGCGACTGAAAAACCAAGACTACCGGAAAGATGAGGATTTCCTGAGCGCCATGGCGGGTAGTAAATTGAAAGACATTATGGTGGAGATGAGTCCGGCCATAGAGGGTCATGCAGGAGACGAGGGCGGCAATGGAGCAATCGAAAAACGCGCTGCGGTTAACGAGAGCGTCGGGGACATCGTCAAAGAACTCATGAATTTGAAAGAAAAATACAAGAGCGGACATGCTAGCGATGCGGAGACAGCTAGGCTCAAGGAGTTAACCTCCCCTGAGTTCATCAACCGTATTGTGGGTTCCTTCAAAGGACTAGGGAAGGCAGGTGACGAAATCGCCGAGGCTTTGCGTAAGCAATTTGTGGACGCGGGGGGAGTAATTAAAAAGGATGCACTTCCAGATGTGCAGGACCCTGTAGCTAATGAAAGCCAAGGCACTAAGGCGGTTAATGCGGCGGCGCTTGCGATCAAACGGCGGAAACTATTGGGGGAGGTCGCTGCGGTGGGAGATACTATTACTAATAATACTACTACTTATCAGGGTCCACAGCCGCTTCGCGCATCTCACCCCCAAACACTCAAAGACCCAAGCGAGACGGTTGTTCAATGGTGGCCGAATTGAAAGCTTCACTGGCCAACAAGAAGGCTGCAAAGGCTGGTAAGTAACGACATCGTGGGTTTGGCTCCGGCGGTTCCGCCGTGGGCATCGGAGGGTAAATGGCTAAATCGACTTACACAGGAACGCAGTATAACTACCAGCAGCTTCAGAAGCTCTGGACAGATAACGGGGGAGATGAGAGTGTAGCCCCACTGATGGCTTCAATTGCATTGGCAGAGTCTAGCAATGGAAGCCCAAATGGTAGTTATTCAGGTGCCTTCAACCCCAATGATGCACATGGGGGCTCTACCGGGATATGGCAAATCAATAGCTACGGGAGCACAGACCCAAATGTCAACGCCACGCAGGCCGTTGCCAAATACAATACGCAAGGATTGAATGCTTGGGGGTCATACACCAACGGCTCCTATATGAAGTTTGACCCCAATGGAGTGGGGCAGTCAGAGGCTGCGACGGCCTCAAATAACAATGCCAGCGGCACCGCAATAAACCCCGGCTCGGATTTTAAAACAGCGGATGGGTACCAAACACTTACTGAAAATGGTGCCAGTGCAACAGTGGTGGAACCCACTGTGGTTGTAAACACAGGTTTGGATGTCACTCCTTGGTATAATGACACCGCTTTGATAACCGGGAACCCTCGCCTTAGAAAAGAAGTGGTTCCTGTGGTATTCGAGATTGTGCTGCATGACAACCACACCGGGAGTGACTTCACGTTATCAAGTCAGGGGAAGACGGGGAATGCTATCGACATTCAGTTGAACGCCTCGATGACTAGTTTCAGCATCAACTCGAAGCACATATTCCACAATCAGCGAACGCGAACAGGGTTTCATATCACTCTGTGGGGTATGCAAGCTGACATGATTGAGGGCAAGTGCTCGACAGGAGTGTTCATGAATCAACTCGGGTTGACTGATTTTTTTAGCACCTCAACCATGAGTGACCAAATGAAGAAGTTGGTGACCAGTGGGTTCTCCCTAAGAGAGAACCCCAGCACGTATAACAAAACTACCAAGCAGACGGCACTTCTTAAGGCTGGGGGAGACCTCGGGGGCACATTTGTGGGCGGTGCTGTTAATAAGGGGGACTATGACACCATCGTCAACAAGCAGACTAAACAACCACAGGAGGCCTTCCGCGTGGCTGCACAGGATGCATTCCAAGAGTTCCTATCTCTATTCAAGAATAATGGAATTGTGTGGAATACAGGGGGGAAGGTACCAACGGGGGGAAATGGTAGTACAACAAATCCCGGGAGTGTCGTTCAGTCATGGTCGGCTAGCAACGGGGTATCCTCCGCTCAATTACTGGCAAGAAACAACGACGTTCTTAGCCGTGGTCATGTACTCATGAAATTTAAAAACACAGCGTACTCAGGGTACTTCAAAACTTTGAGTTGGCAAATAGACGCCAGCAAACCGTATTCTTTTGATTTTTCATTTACTTTTCAGGTAGAGAGTACAATGAGCATTCTCTATACCCCAAAGAATGGGTAAATTATGGCCATTAACCCCGCTCCCCCTAACGACGTGATACAACTCCCATTACGGGGAGAGAAACGGTTCGCCCCGTTTAGCGTCGATGTCAATTCCCTAAATAAAACGATAGGCACCCCTGACAATTCTGTAGAGTCGGGTGACTTTCTTGTTACCGCCGCGAAGAAGTCTTTTTTCTCTGACTACATCAAAGTTAGGATTCCCCATCGTGGTGTGGATTCTAACGGCAAGAGTAGCACCTCGCTTGACGCAATCTACCATTTCCTTATCAACCCTGCCACCCTTAATGTAACCCGGCAGACTGTGGATGCACAGGCATTCACTCGCGGCGGCTGGCAGTTTGGTGTTTGGGGTGAGGATGTAGTTACCATTTCGATGACCGGGCAGTCGGCGGGGCAATATTTTACTCTCGGTCTCACTGATGAGTTCCAACCGTACGCTAAGTCGTACAGAAATCTTCAGCAATTGGTTATTTTCTATGAAAATAATGGGTATTGGTTTGAAGGGGAGGAAGCAAACGAAGGACCGCTAGCTCCCGGATTCACTCGTCGTCGGATTAAATCACACCAAGATGTGGAACTAACAGTGGGGAACTCAGTGTGGTCAGGGATGTTTGATACCCTTACGGTGTCGCAGGATGCCACACGACCATTTGTGGTGAACTTTACTATCAGTTTTGTTGCGTGGAAGGAGCGCTTCCTCACCAGCTCTCCTTACAAAAACACGATAATGAATGGTGTCCAGAGGGGGCATTTTTACCAAGTACCCCCGACGACTCCCCCAGTTCCACCTAGTATCCCACCCACTCCGGTAGCTACTTCTCAACCCCCCTCGAATGTGAATTCAAGTAGCACCGCAGTTCAAGTAGCTGCGGCAGGTAATTCAAACACACTGGGTAATTATGGTGCGGGGACGCTGGGAGACTATGAAACCAACCCTTTGATTACCCCATTCGATTCTGGAGGTAGTTAATGTTAACTTCAGTGACTCGCAACATTAGTCAGACGGTACAGGAGCGGGAGATAGTTAAAACCTGCCCGGATATCATCGTGTACATCAAGGGCACTCCATACCTTCAAAACCCGTATATTTACAATGCCAACCAACCCAAGAATAAACAATTCACGGTTGTTCCTTTTAACGACCATGTGGTGGCATTCTCAGCCTCTTTTGATGTTGACCAGCTTACGCCCTCGGCCATGCTAACCTTGACCGTCCCTAACCACTCAAAGCATCTATATCAATCACCGGGCGGCAACAACCTTATTGAGACGATGCAGCCAATTCAGGTTTTTGCAAAGGGGTACTTTCCCTCGTCCAACGGAAATACCGTGTATCGCAGAATCTTCAAAGGGCTGATTTCTAGTGTATCCCACACGGATAATGGGACTATTTTGGACATCTCAATTCAGTGTCTTGGGATTATGCACCTACTTGAGTTGACCCAAATAGAACTCAATGCTGCGTTACTCTCTAACTCTGCAAAGGAAGTAACCCCCAACTCCACAAACCAAGCCGGGTTGACCCCATACCTCGCGTTAGCTGACACGTTTCTACGTGCAGTCGGTTTTGATGGTTTTCAAATTGCTAGTTTAAGCGGTGCGACAAGCAACGGTAACGGCAGTGTCAATCCAAACAGTCAGAATCCAAATTTGGGCTCTACGTCCGGGGATGGGAACAAGAGCGACTGGGTTGACTCAGTTAAGGCTAACTACATTTCGGCGTGGCAGAAGATGTTGTCTGACCTCCAAAAGGATGTCTATATTTTAGGCATCCGCCCCTTTGATGTTGCCACAATGGGCACCAACGGTCTTGCAGCCCCAGTCGAACAAGGAAAAATGGGGCCTGACAGTGCGGCTTCGAGGGGGGTGGTCACAGCTAAAATCTCGGCAATTGACCAAGCCAATCAAGGGGATTACTACGTCGATGTTATCCGCAGTTACCTCCCCGAGATGTCAATAGGTTCCATTAAGTTGATGGATGGTAGCACCACCTCACGACTGGAGAGAATTCGAACTCTCACTAATCTCCTCAACTACGAGGGGTATCAGGACGTGGATGGAGCCATTGTGTTTAAGCCACCATTTTACAACCTTGATGTTACTGAGGTTGGAAACATCAATTTGGATGGAACCAACTTTCCCTCCCCTGGCTCTGTCACAATCACGAATGACACCAATCCGTTTGTGATAAATCTGAGCGAGATCGAAACTGAGTCGGAGACTGAAGACCAGTCAGCGATTAAAGAGACCAGCGTGGTGGTTCAACCCGACTGGCTGCCTAATTTTCATTTCGACGGAGATAAGAAGAAGCTCCCATGGTCGCGTCACATCGACGTTTTCAAATTGGCTAAGTTTGGGCTCAGAGAACAACCCGCCCGTCAGTTGCCATTCCTTGGAGTAAACGACAAGATGGTGTTGTATACCTATGCGGTAAGTGAGCTGAATAGAGCCAACCGTGGGTACCGTCAATACACCATGACTATACCGCTTCGTCCTGAATTGAAACTCGGATTTCCGATGTACATCCCGCATAAGGATATGTATGGGTATATCAAAACCATCAGCTTCAGCTACAATTTTGGAGCGGCGGCAACGACAACAGTGATGTTGGATACCATCCGTAAACGTCCGATGTTTCCGGCTACCGATGCCAGCGGAAATACCATCTACACCACACAGAAGAATTTGGTAATGAAGTGGACAACCCCACCCCCACCCGCTGCCACTTCCTTGAGCACGGCTCTTAGTTTGGCAGGAGTGAGTCAATACTCGTACAGTTCATTAGGCACTAACCCATCTTCTTCGGGGTGTACTACATCAGACGACCCACAGGCAAATTGGTTAGGGAATCCGGCGACCTCTCGGCAACCCTCATCTAAGCCTGTCTACTCTGAAGAGTGGGAGGTAATCGACAACCGCCGCACGCAGATGGGCACTACTTGGTCAACTCGCATTGATACACGTACTAATAGTTTCAGGCCTCAGAATGATAAGGCGACGGCTGAGGACGCCACATTTACAGGCACCGGACCAACAGGGGCAAAAGTGACCATCTCGACACAAATTGAAGTTGGGAAACCCTTCTTCTCCGCAGATAATTGGGCAAAAGCAAAAGATACAACGACCACGGTCGGCGGAGGCAGCGACCCAACCACCAACTCAGCCACTGTAGCTCAACTTACTACCAATTTGGCCGCAGCTCAGAAAAGGTCTGATGATGCTATAGCTGCTTTGGCGGTTAACTCCATGCAGTCTTCACATGCGGTTGGAACGACAAACAGCAGCGCCCAGAAAGCGGCTCAAACAGAGGTAGCAGCAGCAGCGGCAGACCTAGCTACAGTTCAAGCGGCTCTTGCCAAGGCACAGGCTACGCCTTCTGATACGACTCAAGGAGTTAAAGCGGGAACCAAGACAGCCACTGGGGTCAACGTCGTATACATGCAGAAAATTTTGAACTGCCAGCCGCTTACCGATGAGAAGGGGTACGAGGTTGTAACCCCATTCCCTTGGGGTCGTTGGAAGTCCCTGACTCAGGCTATCCATGAGACTCGACTTGGTCAGATTGCATATAGTACGGATGCTAATGGGGTTTCAACCGACGTTTCAAACCCACAAGGTGCGACAACTATATCCGGGGTGAACACTTTCATTTTTGCTGGGGCGGATATGACCGGACTCTCCAGTATGGACCCATCCACTTTGATGAGTCAGGCTCTCAATAACACTGGAACCACAGCACAGGATGCTATTTTTGAATTGGTAACCCCCACCCTTGGAGGGACTGACTCCTCATTGAGTACATCAGCGCAACCCGACTTACAGGCTCTGCAAACCTCGCTCACTGATGACGAGGCAAATAGAACTAAGATGTTTATTAGTGGTCAAGCCCCAGTGTCAGATACCCTTGACGCTAGCTTGAACACGATCACCGACGCTCAAACCGGGAAGTCCTCGGTGTATGGTCACTAAGGAAAACACCCAACCACCATCAGCAAAGTTTGTTAGATAGGTTATTTTGAAAAGGCAGTAATTAAAAGTATGAGTTCTCATGATGACTACACCGTCTATAAGATGCCGATGTCGGCACCGACCCGGAATGATGCTATGTACCGGGTATTCCTCGCCACGGTTCTCACCGTGGATTACGAGCGAAAGGTGCTTACCCTTGAGAATACCAGCACAGGGGTAGTTTACACTGAAGTTGCAGCCCTTCCGGCAAACGCTGATTCTTTCGAGTCCACCGATATTCAAATGCCGGAACAAGGCACAAACTGTCTAGCTGTCCCCCTTTTTTATCAGGGTGGTTATGTGCAGGTGGCCATCATCAATTACATGGCCTCGCAGACTACGAGAGCCATCGACAACATCGCCATGAAGTCGCTGCAAAATGTGGAAGGTTACAACGAGCGTAAGCGTGGTAACTACCGCAAGGCGTACCCCGGCCAGAAGACTGTTACCATGTCGCAGGGGTACACAGAGAAAATCGACATTGGTTGGGATAGGTCTTCTCAAGATTTATCCCGTGATAAATTGGACACCCACCGTCGTACTTGGACGCAGATTACCGGGCGTCGGGTTTCCTATACTGATGCAGGGTTGGTATTTCAGGGAGCGGTTAATCGCCCCGATGCTACGGGCGTCACCGGGGTCATACTCCCAGACGGCTCTAAGGAATTCGTAGTATACCTCACGCCGGGGGCTCAACCCACAGACCGTTACGTCTCAGGCAAGCAGGATGTTATCCCCTTCGTTGAGAACACAACTCGCGTGCAGGAGTTCGCCCTAGACTACCCACTTCCGAACGAGATTCTCCAGACCGATTTACTGGACACCGTGCTGGGCACGACAGCCAACCCGTGGAACCGCACCGTAGTGAAGACTCTAGGTGGGGTTTCCTACGACGACAACGCCTATCTCATCAACCAGACTTGGGATCATCCAACGCAGGGTAAGCCACTCGGGCCGACTATCGCAGAGGGAATCACCCCTAAACGTCGCGGCTTCATGATTGAGAAGTCAGAAGGAACGCTGGTAGGTTACAACCGCTTCGACAAGGGAACTTACGGCAAGGTGCTGAAACCCGTCTACACCTCCATGGACGTTGCCGGGAGATTCGGAGCCAACTTCGACACAGGCTACAATGGCTGCACGGAGTCCACCGACCATGCGGAAGCCCGACTTGCGGCCTCGGCTTACTCAGTCCGTTTCGCCTACGAGTACAACACCACTCGCTGGGACATCACCAAGGAGGGATTGGTTCAGTTTGAAATTGGTGCAACCCTCCCCAAGGAAAACATCAAACTTCAGGGTGGATACGAGCACCCACATGGAGCAGGTCGCTCCATGGAAGGACACCTCGTTGGCTCACTGAAGCTAGTTGTTGGAAAGAATCGGGATGAGGAAGATGCAATTGATTTGCAAGCCCTTGGTCAGACAGTCCTCCGCCTTGGTGCGGATGATAGGTCGCTACCTGATAGGGGCCGCGTCGTCCATACCCAGAGTCGGGCTCAAGGGGACGCTTCAACTCCCCGTTCGCTCCAGTATTGGACTTCGCCAAAACTGAAGGCTGCCACGGGCTCCGATAGTTACACGCTCGATGCCGGGAGTAAGACAGTGGGGGAGGGAATCTCCCTTCGTCTTGCTACGGATGGGGCTTTAGTGGGTCGTCTCGGGGCTCGTGACCCCTTGGTAAAACGCCGCCATTTGATGAACGGTTATTCAGATGGACAGGGAACCCAAAAGGTGGATGTAAACTCAACTACACGGCAAGACTCACATTCCCCGGGTCGTCCAGCCTACCCAGCCGGGGACACGAACTACGTTTTCAATAAGCGGGACTTTACTCAGGTGGGTTCCCCGCAGATTAAGCCGAACCCGATGATTCCCTACCAGCAATGGATGGGCGACCCACTCGCGGGTAAGGGGATGGATGCTCACGGGCTCTCGCTCGATTTACATCTTGTGAGTGACGCTCTTCTTCGCATCGGACAAAACCCAGCCAGCGGACAATCACTCATTCTCGACCTTGCAGGTGGTGTGGTTCTTGCGGCGGGAGTAGATAAGCAGGGACGCTCTCTAACGGCGCAACTCGATGGTGGGGTGGAAATGACCATCGGTTCTAACAAATCCAGCCGGGGACTTCGTATCGAAGTGAATGGGGATGTCGATTTTATGGTCAAAGGCAATCGTCACGACCATGTCACTGGGGTCTACACGCTGGAGTGCTCCGATTTCCGCCAGATTTCAAAAGTAAATCATATCGTTACGGCACAGAATGTCAGAACGATGGCTTTGGGGAGCATCTACAATGAGTCGCCTGATAACAGTTCGCACAGTGGTGGTTATGGTAATGGCGGGGGGAGTGTTCTCTAATGGGTACAATCGCAGCAGCAATTGTTAATCTCGATTCACAGGTAATGTCGGCGGTTAGGTCGTTGACGACGGCCACACCCCCCTCTATATCGGGCTCAGGCGGTCCAGTCCCTCTGCCCAACGAACTATGGCCGATTCAGGTTCAAAAGGACATCAATACACTTCGCAAGAAGCTCAATCCGATGGGCGACCCCGCGATTGAGAAATACTACCATGAGGCACTTGAACAAGGTCGTTTATGTGAGAAGTCAATTGCCGACGCCCAGCATTGGCTTAATCAGAAACAAGCGCTCCTTTTTAAACATATTCAGCACTGGCTCGGGTTGAATACCCTTGCGGTGGACGGCAAACTTTCAGACAAACCGAGAGCCGTCAGATATACTGCCGACAGCCTCCGGTTCCTTCAGCAGATTAACCAATTTCAGAAGGAGATCGTCGGTCTCATCCAAGCGGTGACGACCAATATCGGGATTCTTGTCTCGATGATGAACAACATGGTGGGTATGATTCAGGCAAACCTGAACGCACTCGCTGCATTGATGGCTGAAATTTGTAACTGGGGTCTCCCTAAGATACCCGCACTTCCCAACTTTTTCAAAGACACTATCTGGCATTTCAACGGATTTAATTTTTTCCCCTTGGCTATGTTTAAGATGCCGCACCTGTCTTTAGCCAACTTCTCCAACTTTTCTTTTGCTCAATGCAATATGGGTTTACCTAGTTCACCAAATGGCACGCCAGCTATCAATACGCTAACTCCTCCTGATTCAATGACCACGCAGGATGGGCTTACTTTCGGTACCCCGCTGTTCGTCCCCCCACTGGGTGGGCTTACCACCGACGCCGCAGCAGCCTCTACTCCTGCGGTTCCCTTGAGTAATACCACCATTCCAATTATCGACCCTACGGTGTGGAACGCCGATGCGACCCCGATGTGGGGTGCTGTCCCCGACCCGGCAACTATTGTGTCGGCCTACGAGATGCCAGCGGCTGTATATTCAGAAAATATTGTTTCAATTGTTCCTTCGTTGCGGAGCAATACCATCGAATCAACTGACAGTGACTATAGCAACCCGAACTACACGACTCGAAACGCAGCTCTACGGGTTGCATTAGTTGAGAACATCACCCTTGCCAACGTCGTAGCATCCAACTATGACCCCTACATTACTTCAGCGTGGTTGATTTACTTGAATACCACTCGCACTTCACGACTAGGGAATTGGATTCAGAATTTTGAAGTGCAATATGCGACCTCTATCTCCCCCTCCTTGGTGGCATTGAGTAATGTGGTTCCTTGGAATAACACGGTATCAGTGCCGACCCCGGTGCTGCCGTTGGTGTCTACCCTCACCACCATGGAAACCCCCGCGAAAGGGAACTTACTGTGGCGGTTGTCTTACATTGAAGCCGCTCTGTTAGGCTATACCCGCTGCCAGCTTTGGGACGGGTATGCCGATACGACTTACCTCTCTGGATACACGGGAGCGAATCTGGATTATGTTGCCTCGACCATTTCGAGTGCCACCACCACGGTTCTTTTAGGTGACGGTCAGGCAGAATACCCGGTAAGCTGTACATACCCTTCATCCATCAGTGGGGCGCTGCAACAGGTCATTACGATGGCCAACACAAACATTGTGAATACTCTAGACTACCAGAGTAAGCAGCCGCGCTTCCGCTACATCTACAACCAGTTTGCAGAAGCAGTTGAAGTAGATCGCTTCAGTCAATTTTGGAGAGAGTTTAACTCCAACTTGCAGAGCCTGTTGGCGAAAGACCCTTATTTGGTACAGTTCGTTGTGACTTATCCGGCCTCACTGGACTCGGCAATCGACCCACTAGGTAGCCCGGTGATATTCAACAACCTCAACGCCGATGCAGCCTCTCGTAATCGGACTTGGGTGCCGGGTTACTCCCTACTCAATCTCCCGATTGCCCCCCCGGTTGTTTACATGGGGGATGGTTCGGACGGAAGTAATGGGTACACCGGAAACGCCAGCGGGTGGAACGGTGACCTATTTGACCCGACCACATTTTTGGAACGTCCTGATGTTCAAGCACTCTCCATTCCAGAGCAGATGGCCATGGTCAGCACGAATCAAACCTACGCCAGTCTCCTTTTGGCGAAGCAGGATATGCTGGATACCGCAGTTGCTCAGATTACAAACTCACAAGCAGTGCTCACCAGTTTGCTTAACATGGGATTCAAGGTGGAGTCCTCAGGGACAACTGTCATTCCTGTGGGCAGCATGACGACTTCAGTCGTGCTCGACGTTATCGACTATGACCTAACGAATAACGCCACCAGCCCCACCTCATTCACCATGCAAGCGGCAGGAAGCTACGCGGTTGCAGGACAGTTGAATTGGTCTTCTGGAGATGCAGGAACCCGGACGGTCACCGTTCTTCAGAATGGGGTGGCTATCATGACGGCCTCCATTGACACCAACACCGACCCCATTCAACTGCCGTTCTCTACGACGGCCAGCGTTGCTATTGGGGACATCATCACATTGGAGGCAAGTCACAATCTGACGACGGCGCAGCAGATTACCACGGGGAGTTACCTCACTGTGATGCAGTACGACCCCGACCAATCCGCCGCCCAGCTCTCGACTTCCTCAAGCAACACCTTGACAGGCACGGTGACTTTTACCGCCGATGCCGCTATTCCAGCCCTCACCGCTGTTCAGGTGGGGCTTGATGGCAAGGTTACCATCCTCAACCCCACTGTAATCGCTACGGATAGCAACGGGGTCACTTTAGCCCCTCTAGTAGATGGAATCACTACCGCAGCCGTCGCCGCAGGCGGGCAGGTCTCCGCAGCTAATGCCTATGGCGGGGTGTATCAGGTCTCAGGTGCCTCATTCACTATTGGCGGCCTACTCTATGTCGGCTCGAATGGTGTGCTGACGCAGGATTTTACCAGTGTGCAGCAGGACTGCTCTTGGGTCATCTGTGTCGGAAGAGCCACGGCCACCGACACATTCATCTATACACCCCAACTACCGAACCGGGTTGTCCTGACGTTCTAGTTTTACCAATATTGAACTCTAAGTAGAAGAACTAAGTGGGTTTAGATATAACCACTTAGTTTTTTCTATGGACAAAAGAACCAACACCACCGTAGAATTAAGGTATTAGAAGTAGGAAGAAACTACGGTCAAAAGGAGCTATACGAGCACTCAATTCATTTGCAACCAAAATGAAACCACTCGCTATGAAGAATTCAAAGCTACTTGTAGCCTTACTCATTTCTATTGTCTTTGGGACGACGGTTAGCGTCCTCGTGCATCAAAACCGGAGCCTCGCCCATCGACTCCACCAAAGAGATACTCAGAGGGACGAGGAACTTACCAGAACCAAAACCGAGTTAGTCCAGACCAAGAAACTCCTCGCACTGGCTCAACAGAAACTCGGATACCTCGACAAGCATAAGACTGATGTGCAGTTGACAGCATTTACTGCCATGCCCGGAAGTACCCAGTTTGCCAGTGGCCGCTCTATCCATCATGCTTACGCTGTACAGAAGCCAGCACTGCCGGGGGATGCTATTGTGAATGTGGCTCTCTCCCCCAGCGCTCGACTCAGGTTGAACGCAAAATTCAACGACTTGTTGGTGATTACGGATAAGCGGAGCCATCAGAGGACGGTTGCAAGGTTTGTGGATACCACAGTTTCCACTGAGAGCCGCTCAGTCATCGACGTTTTCTTTGCCGACCAAAGGACGGCTCAACGATGGGGACGCCGTCACGATTATGTTGCAGTTAACATTTCTGCGGCGGATTCCCCATTTAAAGGGTACTAGTAGGTTATAATCTCTTCGTTGGTTGAAGAGGGGTCAGGTAGGAGACCAAAGTGCGTATCATAATCATGCAGGACGAGCTGTACCTCTATCTTAAGAACGTAGTCAAGAACTACGCCAACAGCGGCATTGACCCGGAAGAGGGTCTTGCTCTCTACCACCTTAATCAGGTCGTCAAGAATGCTCAGTCGGTGGATGACTCACAGGCGGCGAAGGTCGCCATCTCTGAGGACGAGTCAAAGGCGATGGTCAGTGTAGTCCCAGCAGCGGCTGACACTGACCCACAGGGGATCGCTTAATCCAGTAACTTGGTTAGGTCTATAGGGGTTTCATGGACTATACCACGTCTACACGCCACTGCGCCCCTCCTAGAGAGGGCGTCCCAAACGTATTGAGGGTTGGATAGCACACTCCTCTCGTAAGCGTAATAAAGGAGAAGTCTGGCCATCGGGTCAGTCTGGGTAACTACCTCCCACATACCTGCACATTTTAGGTTGTTGTTATGAGTGAAATCGAGAACCCCCGTGATGTCAGGGTCTGCCCCGGCTGGTAGCGGTTTGACTTTCCCCCGCGTGTTTTGCATTCCGCCAGATTGATTTACTGTATCGAAAAAAAAGGCCTGTACACGGGTGCTGTCAGTGTGGTCTGGGACATACTCAGCGGCCAGTACCTTCGCCCGCTGCAAAATCGTTGTAATTGCCAACTGTGTCTGAGCTGCAATTGATTCTGGCTGGTTGAGTAGATTCTTCCAGCAAACCTCAGCGGCTGGGTCTACCTGAGTGGAGCCTGCGGCGATGTAGTGGTCTAGGCACCATTGGATAGCCTCGGCGGGTTTGAGCACCGCGAAGTGGTGAATATCGGAACGGAAGAAAGTCTGCATTTTATCCCACCCCATTAAGGCGGCGATACTCTGCAATAACTGTTGCAAGGTTCCTTGGCCAGCATTCCACTGTAAAATCCCTGCGCTCAACCCCTGCCCATCACTTGCTCCAGTGAGGCCGTCATATTTTGGGGTTCCGTTTTCAAACACCCCTGTTACATTCAAGCATATATCCAACATTGTTTTGTCATCCATAACACCCCCCAAATAAGTTACCTATTACCCTCGTTCAGAAATTTACTTTTCCATCGGTCTTGAGTTTCGGCCCCACCAAACTGTAGTGGCTGTTGCTTCCAAGCTTTGATTCGAGATTCAATTTCAGGGATGGTAGCTTTGATTCCCCCAATGTCGCGGCGTAGTAGTGCTTGGGCGGTCACAAGAGCCTTTTCAAAGCCGTCCTCGCCCCGTTTGTAGACGCAGGGGACATCGTGGCTGTAACCGAAACGCTGCTCTTTCTCCCGCTTTGTGCCGTTCACTGAATTCACCTTGCCAGCTTCCATATTAGCGAGGGTTTCTTTGGCACGTTGGAGACTGTGCTTCAAGGCGGCGACAAACTCAACAGCCCCCTCGGGCGATAGCTCCCACGCTGTGCATCCAGCCCCGAAGCAGATGCCGTTTCTCATACCCCACTTCAGCTCATAGCCATGGGCGACCATCTTCCCATCGAAGGTCAACTTCTGCCGACGCATGCAGACCGGGCATACTCCCGTGTTCTGTTTGTCACGTTCAATCTGAATCTTTTGTTTGTCGGTGAGGACTGGTGGTTTGCGGCCTTTGACAATGTATGGCTTTGCGTTCTTAACCATCTCAGCTAGGGCTGCGCCCTCTTCCATCACTTGGAGAACAACGTCGATGTAACCTTCACCCTTAAATTTCTGGAGCTTCTTGACGGCACCCGGAAGATTGTTAAATTGCGGAGTGTAGATGATACTCCAACGGGGATCAGTGTTATCCCATGTTGGGTGGCCTTCACCCTCGCCGCGACGGATACCCCGCGAGGTCTCTTGTGCATACTCAATGGCCTCACCTACAACCCGTGAAATGTTCTCCCTAGCGGCCACAAAATCTTGGTTGAAGATTTGCTGGTTGGCGACCCCGGAAGTGAGTGCATTCTTAGCTGCGGGGAAGTTCTTAGCGTGACGGCTGCTGGCGGCGAAAGCGTCAATCTTGGGTGTTTCAATCATGATAATCCTATACGGGCACTACTGTTTCAAGGTATACCCGGTCTTGGGCGAGGTCTAAATTCACGACGAGAGTACCGTTAATAGCGATAGAGCCAGGATCAGGGTTATAGATGACTGAGATAACGCCGTTAGCATAGGTCAAACCCCGTGGCTGAAACCCTTGAAGCGTCTGGCTGTACGAGTGGGCGATGCTCCCTAATGCAAAATTGTTGGACAAAGCGTAACTGTCTGAGAGTAAGGCCAGTAGCCAAAGGTTCAAATTGTGTGATGTTTCATCTAAAACGGCTAAAGAGGTATTTGAAAGTAGGAGGAGTACGGAATTTGGAAACGCCGCACTACTTCCTCGATAGCTCCCGAAGGGCTCAGTTGCCCACGAGGCGGAGGCGGGGGTTACTTGGCCGTTGGAATAGAGAAACCCATCAGCGGCGTAGCCATTATATGACGGCTGCAACTCAGGGTTGTAAAACACATCATTGTTTTTTTTCTCGATGCTTAGGGTAGCAATGATGCTTTGACTTAGGTAGTTGAATGGCATTTTGACCTCAAATTTTCCGTGCTCCGCAGTTTTGAATACGTGGACAAGAAATTGGTCAACATATGGTTTTCATCCAATTGCAGGTACCACCTATGAAGCGGTTAGTCTAAAAACTGAACAAACAATTGCATACCTTTTGACTACCAAACCCATTAAAGAAGACCACAGGACTCATCTATGTCAATCAATTTTCCAAATGTAGTTTCTAGAACGTTAGACCCATCGGGAAAGTCCCTCCTAACTGTGGTCGGTCTTCATGACCGACAGCTTTCTGATGCCGACCTCAACCTGATTCAATCTCTTCAGGATTCGAAGCGACAGAAGCTAGTCAGCAACATGGCGACCTCTGGATGTTTGACCTATGCTCCTTTTCAGTTTGTCCCCAGTATCGACAACACGTTCTTGATTCCCCAATTCGACGTGCTCTTCAACGGTGAAGTCGTCACCATTGCAGGTCACCTGTCGGACGACCCCACCCTCAACCGGGTTGTGATTCCTCAGCCGACCTCTTGGATAGCGGGTCAGACTTCTGAACCAGCGGCTATATACGTTGTTTTCTTGGAGATGTGGTATCAGAACCTCGACCCATCAACGGGCGAGGGGTATCTCCTAGACCCCTTTGATTCCACTCAATATTTCTACTACCCCTACGGGTGTGTGAACCCCGATTTGAACTCCGCCATTGCGGGGCCGAATGCCATGCCGGATGATGCCATCGACATCTTCGACAGCGGTCTTCAGACCACTCAGCGTGCCCAGATTCAGTGGCGTTTCAACGTCCAGCGGGTCGCCCTGACCTATGATTTCACCCAGTATAGCTTCGGCCTTCAACCAGGAGCCCGCCCAACTGAGATAGTGTATGCACAAGCTCAGCCACAAGGCGGCTCAACTCCCATCATTGATTCTGGATACACGTATTGGAACCAAGGAGATACGAGTTCATCCAACCCTCATTTCACAGGAGATACGGGGCTATGGGCGGCTGGTGATGTCACTCAAGGGACAATTAACTCCCTCAACACGTTAGACGGCTTGAGCTATGCCCTCCCGATGGCCATTGTCTGCCAGAAAAACACGGGGAACTTTAATGTTCAGACCAACCCATTCGGCTGTGGAAATTCATCAAACGCCTCGCTTTCCGGGAGATACGACCAAAAGCTAGCTACTCAGATTTTTGCTGAGGATGTAGTCGATACCCGGCAGACAGTGAGCCTCAACGGCTGGGACTACGAAGACCTGCTGCGTGGCGGCTTCGTGGATGTCATCTCAGGGAACTGCCGTCTTGCCATCTCTCGCGGTATCTCACCGGGTATGGATAGTCGGGCGTTGGGTTCGGCTTTGGATTACTATGTTTCGGTGGCTCCTTCAACCTCCCCCGTACTCAACACAGATGAAATTGGACAGTGGGACGGCTACGCCAATGGCTTCAGTTCCGATCAACGTACCTTCTATGTTACTCAGCAGGTGACCAAAGCGGGTAACAACCAGACATGGGTGACAGGGGGTTTCAATCCCGACACGTTCAACTTGAGTTTACCCGGCCAGAGTTCAGCCACCATCTCGTCCGCTGTAGTGCAAGCATTCAACACACAGGGTAACGTGAAGGTTCCAGTGACTCTACAGCCCGGTCAAATCACCATAACAGGCATAGGGTCTAAGCAGATTACGGTGACCCTATCCTCCCCCCTCACAGGCACCCCGTTCAATCCTGGAGCCAACCATCTTTACGTCACTTTGGGGGTGCAGTATCCGGCTGCTTTGAGTATGAATCTGAGGAACAGTCCCATTGCAATAGCTGGTGGCACTCTATCAGATACAGTTTCGAGCAAATACCTCCCGGTGTTCGGAGTATCTGAGTACCTCACTAAGACAACCCCGCCCGTACTTCAGAACGCTCTGTCTGGGGTGTCGGTAAGTAATGTGGTTTCAATTAACCCCAACTACTCTAACCTCATTTTCGGGACGAGAGTTACGTTGTCTTACTCGGTGGCAGCGGGGATTGCAGCCGGAAACATCATCACTCAAACTGTCAACAAGGCAACCACAACCACCTTTGTATTTGACCGCACCGGGGCTGGCTATGGCATCTACAGCTCTCCTACTGGGGGTCAAGGAATCAATGGGCTCTATGTAATCAATTGCTGGGATGCAAGTACGGGCACAAATATCCCCTACACTATTACCTCACAACTTCTGAACGGGACGAACTGCTTGGTTACTGTTTCAGGGGCTGTAACTGTGGGCGCTCAGCCGATGTTTACCTTCTTGGCTCAGGACACAACGCAACTCGTTTACAACGCTCCAGTCGGGGGAGTAACCGCGATTGAGGAGGTAGTTCTCTTCGGTACGTATACCAGCGACCCCACTCTTACCATGGAGCAGCGAATTGTTAAAGAATCGGTATCGCTTGACTCTACGGGAGCTACCCCTGTTACTACAATGGTTTTTGCGGCGAATGGCTGTACGATAAAAGGCATCGCCGGAAACGATGTCAGTAAGTTGATTTGGGTGAAAGACAACGTCGGAAACCTCAACTCCGTGCCCGTAGCGAGTGCCAATTTCACCAACGGTTTGGTGACGGTCACCATTAACGGTGACTACTACACCTCCTCGCCCCAATTTTTCTTTGTAGGCTCTATCCTCCCCGCTCTCTCGCCAACTTCGACCTTGGTGTTACAGGAGCGGTACGTTCCCTATCAAGGTGAGGGCACCACTACCCACCAATACGATGTTCTGTTGACGGGCGATTCAGCTCTGATTACCACAAATGGGACAGGCAAGGCCCCTGTGGTCGGACTGGCCGATGTATACCCATACAATCGCGAGATTCCAATCTCCACAACCCTTCCGTGCCAATTGGCTTGGAAAGACGCCACTTTGACTAACGCCGCCGTGGCCAGCTTCTTTGACTCGAACTATGAGGCGATGCGGCAGAACAACGTAGAGCACACTTTTGAAGCACCATTGCACACGAACGACTTCATCCCCCCGATGAACAAAGACACCCGCAAGCAGGTTCAATTACTGTCTTCCGGCGGCGGGCGCGGCTTTTCTCAAGCTACGCCTCATCTTGGTTTTGCTATCCGCCCATTGGTATCACGTACTGTGCTTGGTCAGAATCTTCAGGCCACCACAGCTCCCATTGTTCTGTACGTGAACAACCAGAATGGTAGTGACAACAACGACGGACTCTCTTTGCAGACACCGAAGTTGACCATCACAGCGGCTCTGAATTTGCTGCCTCCAGTGTTACGTCACCCTTGCTCTATTCAGCTTGTGGATACAAAGACACCGTTCTCGATTCTTTCCTCAGCATCCACCCTTGAGGTTATCGCTCTGGGAGATGGTGTAATTCGCTCCTCAGAATACTACGCCCTTGCCAACCTAGCTTTCACCATGCAGGAGAGCGGTCGTTTGGTGATTACTACAAACCGTACCGCTGGAGCTACCAATCGAGTCACCATTGATGCTACCGGGTACGTGGGAGATGGCACCCCAACCTCGGCCTTCTTCATTGATACTACACGAGTCATATTCAACGGCATTTCTTTCACTGGTTTTCAAGACCCAGCCATCAAAGGAATTAATTCTGATATTGAATTTGTAGATTGCAATTGGCAGAGTAATATTCAATGTGGGTCTTTCGAGCAGGGTTGTGGTGTAATCGTGGAGAACGGCAATATTACCTTACCTGACGGGGGTACTGGCTTTGTTATGTCCTCCTCTGAGCTTACGGTATCGGGTACCACCCTTGGGGTGGTTGCGGGTGCAGACTCCGGTGCGTTCTTTACCGGAGAGCGGCAGTCCACGATTAATCTATCCAATCACGGTACTAGCACACTGCAAGAGACGAACATCATAGCAACGACGGTGGTCGCTGAGGTTCAACTGAACTCTAGCGTCGTAGTTGACCCCTCGTTCCAAACCAACGGTATGGCTGACTTAGCCGCTAACTCAGTATTATCACGTCAAGTGACTGTCAACCCCTTTGCTGGGGGGGTAACAGTGGATGCTTCTTCAACCACGGTAACTTCACTCTGATGACGGGAAAAGGTAGACAATGTCACTGACTCTTCAATCCAATTTCACAACGCAACCCAATCTAGTGCTCCCGCTTGCTCAAAACACAAGCGGCCTCGCTGTTCGTCTGGTTTCACAGGGGTCGGGCACCATGGGCACTCTGACAGCGACAGGGGCACAGGGGACTCCTACCTTTACCCTGAATAACGCCCCATCTTTTGTCACTCTTGGCGTTGATCCGACCAACACAGTTGCCACGCTACAGTTCGTTGGGGCTACTTACCAGCCCGACCCTTATGGCTTCTACGTGTCCTGCACGGATGGAAATTCGACTGTAAATTTCCCTATATTCTTGGAAATTCGCCAGCCTTTCTCATTGTTGGCAAGCACCCCCAGTCTTGCTTCTGGTGCCACCCCAGTCATCACCAGCCAGAGCCCCCTCACCCTTAACATCCCGTCGTACGACAGCACGGTGGCAGATGTTGAAATTCAAGGGATTGGTCTCTATAACGCTGTACAGAGTAACGTCAGCTTCATCCTCCCTTCTTCACTCCCGGAGGGGATGAGCTTTGTCACCTCAGACAGGACTAAACTAGTCCTCCGAGTCGCTCCCGCGACCTATTCGGATATGTCAGGTGGCCTAAAAACCTTTGAAAACGCCCCAACTGCTCAGTCAGTTACTATTTACGCCTATCAACCGAATTCGTTTTATGATAGCCCATCGAACCTATTTGTTTTGAACCTCTCGGTAGGCTCTCAGTCGGCTAAGGTGGGGACTCTTGATATTGGTGTCGGGGCTTATTACGATACGGTTAGTGAACTTCTCCACGCTGACGCACAAGTTGATGTGTTGATGGGGGCTCTAAAATCAAGCGGTGCGGTCATCGACCCCTCCACATTCACATATACATGGACAGCTTCAGGCACGGCGGTTGTCACCCCCAATGGGGGAACAACCAGTCGCTCTGCAACTTATCAGATTCTTTCCCCGGGCAGCTTGACCCTCGCTCTCACTGTGTCTGCGAACGGTGTGACTATCGCAAATGGTTCCCAGACGGTAACTTTCAATCAGGTTGCCCAGAGCGGCGGCGCTTCTTGGCTTGCGACCAACGCTATCAAGGTTGGGGTTAGTGGAGACCGAGTTCAAGGGTACAGCGGGGACACAGTGAGCTTTGTGGTGTCCTCCCCTGAGTTTAATACAGGAGAGACCCTGACTTTCACCACAACCGTTAGCGCAGAGATGGGAGGAGCCTCCGTAGGTGGAGCGTTGGTTCCCCCTGCGGTTTTGAGTTCCAACACGTTTACCTTGAATGCCACTACAGTGTCTCAGGCGGTGAATGTTCAGATACCTTCGGTGGCACCTATTGGATGCAAGTGGGTGGTTGGCCTTACAGCCTCCAACGGTGCAACCCGCAGGGGCTACGCTCAGGTGCTCATCGAGTGCTCAGGCGCAGCGCCCCTAGCGGTCACGGTTCCGGTTGCCCTTAGTTCCAGCACAGGCACCGCCATTACCCCGATTCAATTGACCGCCACAAATGGAGACCCGCTTTCACCAAGTTATGGTCTGGCAGTGCCTTCAGCCACTTTCGAGTTGCAGGGAGCCCCAGACGGGTTCTACATTAACAGCCAAAACCAACTGGTCGGAAACGCGACTACACCCGGAACCTACACATTTATTGTCACTGCTAACGCAACCGGCTATGCGAGAGGCTACAGCAATACGATAACCGTCACGGTTAGCCGAGGTTTGGCTCCTCTGACGATTACTGGCTTTGTTCCTTCGGTAACCTCGATTCAGAACAACACCTCATTTAATTTAACTTGGGGCACCTCGGGTAACGCTACCGACTTGTACCTCCTCCAGACCCCGGCTCCAACCCCAATTCGAGATGTCACAGGGGCAACCTCCACCAGCGTGCAGCAGGTGGGCTCTGACGTGTATTGCCTCTATGGGGATAGCTACTACGGGACAGCCTACTCTGTCCCCGTAGTGGTACTCTCCAGCTCGATTGGGACGGCGCAGGCTCTACTCCCCTCTCCGACGATTGCGCTCATTGACGATAGCAATCAGTTGACGGTGAACTGGCAACCCTACGCGGTGAGCGGTGACTACACCGTTTACAAGGGATGGGACATAACAATAAATCAATTGGCTGTTGGAGCAGTAGCCAGCCAAAGTGAGACTCTCCTCACTGATGGATTGAGTCTGGGTACAGTTTCCGCTCGTGAATTCCAAGAAGCCCTCACAGTGGTGGCTGATTACACATTGGACATGCAGGCATTGTCCAACAATTACATGCTGGCTCTTGACTCGACATCATGGGATACGCCACACCAGTTCCCAGCCGTGTTTAGCTCGGCGAACGTCATCTTTGATAACACCACTCTTTTGCTTGGTCAGCCGATGACCATCACCCTTCAGAATAGTTATTCGGGGGCGGATGCAGATTCATGGCAGGTGGTATACCCAGATAACACTTCCACTGGGTGGCTCCCGCTGAGCACAACAGCAACGGTAAAGATTTTCAATACACCGGGAACATTCGATGTCATCATTCAAACCCAGAAGGATTATGGAACGAATAACCCACCCGTCAAACTGCGTCGGCAATTGACGCAGCAAGTTCTGGTGATGAACCAACAGTACAACTCGCAATCTTCGATTGATGATGATTTGACCGGAACCCTGGGCGTTGCGGGTACCCAAGGATTCGAGATTATCAACGTCACTGGAGGGGCGACGACCCAGCCTTACGAAGTTGTAGTGAGAGCGATTGCTCGTGACACTATTACTAATGAATTGAAGCTAATGGTGGCCACCAGCCGCTACTCCAACGCCAGCTCCCTTTTGGGAACCATGGCTATTGATGTATTTCCAATCGGGGGTCGTCCACACGCTCCAGAGTTCATTGCTCCGGTGTTCGTTCTGGAGACTACAAACAGCACTTCATCAGTTCCGGTGGCTATCCAGAACAACGATCAGACTCTTCCGCTGCCGTCGAGTCCTTCAGTTATCGCAGTGGGTAAGCCGATGAGCACCGAGTTCAAAATGACCGCAGCGGGGGGAAACACCCCCTATAGCTGGTTTGCTCAGGGGCTACCACCGGGTCTTGTTATGAGCACAGACGGTACAATCTCAGGCACCCCGACATCACTTGGAACCTTCAGCACAACATTCTCCGTTATGGATAGCAGCACTCCCGCTTACATTGACGAAGCTACCTTGACGTTCGCCATTCCAACGGATTTGGTTATCACCACTACATCGGTGCCAGCAGCTCAAGTGGGTGTTCCTTACTCTACTCCAATTACCAATACCGGAGGTCTGGCTCCTTACTCTTGGAATATAGCCGCAGGACAGGTTCCAGTTGGACTTTCAATTGACACACTCCAGGGAACCCTCGGTGGGACGCCTTGCACCTATAACTCAACTACGGACTTCAAGAAAACCTACACTTTCACAGTGCAGGTCACGGACGCGATTGGTTCATGCGCTTCTAAGACCTACAACACCACACTGAATCCGATGCCCCTTCAGTTTGGAACCCTCGACCAGCCTTCGATTGTGGCTCAGGAGGATTTTACCCTCTCAGTGCCCGTGTTTGGTGGCCAGTCCCCTTACACTTTTGTAAGCTTCGCAGACAGTGGGATTGTAGGCACAGGTCTTCAAATTGTGAACCCGTCGCAGGTCTCGGTTATCGGTAAACCAATCGTATCTTTGACGCTTAATACTAACGTTAACCAGACGGTGTACCCCGCCGCAGGGGGAACGATGACTGTGGTCATTCCTCTCTCGGCATCGGGTGGAATTCAGTCAACGGCTGGACTACCGAACGATGTTTGCTATAAGTTCTTGGTAGACCCGACAGCGGCTAACACTCTTCCGGGTGCTGTTTGCTACGGCTCCCTGCTGGTCGCATACCCCACTGCCAACGGAACCTACACCGTCACGGTGAAGGTGGTTGATATGGTCGGACACACTGCCTCGCAGACCTTGAACGTCACCGTAGTTCAACAGGGCACGGGGGAATACACGTTACAGGCATGTACCATCAACCTAAACGGAAGTGAATCCACTCCTAGCAATTGGATTGTCACCCCACTATCGGGGGGTCTCCCTGACCCTAAACTAGGGACAGTCTACGCCCCCAGTCCCGGTCAATACTATGCCATTGTGTTATTCGACAACGGAGTGGCTAAATTAAACAGTGGAACCAACCCCGCTATGACGTTCAGCATTGTGGACGGGGCGCTGCCCAACGGACTCAGCCAGACCAGTGCAAGCTCCGCTTTCAGTGCAGCAGCCGACGGGGTGATTTTGATTCAGGGTACTCCACTGACACTAGGTACCGCTCAGTTCGATGTGAATATTCAAGGAATCACGAACAGCTCAAGCCAACTCGTCAGTGCAGGACAAAGCTTTACACAGGATGTCACCAACGCAGGTGGGGGCACCACCCCGGTGGTCGCTATTACCTCAATAGCTGAAATGGATATTGACCTCAGCATGGTGACGGCGAACTCAATCAATGGGCTTTACTCATGGGCGCACCCGCTCACAGCGGCGGGGGGCACAGCCCCTTACACGTTCTCCATCGTGAGTGGTACAACCCTTCCGGGCTCGGCCATCATTTCCGCTAACGGGGCTCCCTCGCTGGTCTCGAACACTGGTCAGGTTTCCAACTACATTGCTGCAATCCAAGCGACGGACGCCAATGGAACACAATCTAAAATTGTGCAGATTACGGTGAGGATTGTAGAATCGGCCACACAGCCAATTCACATATTAAGTAGCAATCCCCCTCAGTACCTGTATGTTAACCAAGCCATCCCGGTTAACAGCTACTCGGTAACTTCAGATTTGATAGCCACATGGACTGCTACAGGGTTGCCAACCGGAATGAGTTTGAGTACCACCATCGGTAATCAGGTGTATCTCATCGGCACCCCGACTACGGCGGGTCAGGTAGCGACAGTCACCATCACGGCGACCTCGGTTGTTTTTGGAACCACCACATCCACATCATTCATTTTGACTACCAGACCACAAGCGGTTGCTATTCTCACCCTCGTGGGAGGTAATTGGCAGGCGGCTACCAGCACAACGGCAACCATAGGAAGCGAGTATCGTGGGGTCAGCAACAGCGCCCTGATACAGGTTCAATACACCGGATTCCAACCCGGTGCCGCAAACCTCCCACTACTCCAGAACGACTCGTCTAAGGCATTCTTGGGCAGCCCAACTGGGGCTAATAGCAGCTTCAATGGACAACCCACCACAAGCGTTACAGGGGTCACGTTTGATGGGTTTTTTATGACCTACGACTACATTCCCAACTCACTGGATGCCAGCGGCACGTTGGACACCTTGACGTTTAATAACGTGGCGTATCCCAACTCTCTCGTTATTAAGGAAGTTCCGTCACAACTGGTGGCCACCGCGCTGCCAACCACTCAGAACATCAGTGAGTACACGGTCGAGGCGAACTTGTCCCTGCCCGTGCAGATATCAGGAGGAGCCGCCCCTTATTCAATCAAGGTATCCTCAGTCTCTGATTCAAGATTTCAGCCGGTGGACGCTAACGGTGATGTCGTATCGGGTACCACACCTTGCACGGGGTTGCAGATTTCGGTGTCCCAATTTACAGCCGGAAGCTCCTACTCATGTTTGGTGTCTATGATGGTGTCCGACAGCAGCAACCAGACTGTAAGCGTGTCGGGAACGGTAACTGTCTTCATCACTCTTGAGACATCCATCACGGTAGATTTCTATGATCTGACATGGGCAATCAGTTTGTCAGCACCAGTACAGTCAGGGAGTGTGGTTTTGAACGAGTCCATGAGCGTTCCAATTGTTGGTCACAGCCCTTATCAATTTTACGTGGACAGTGTAACGATCCCGGTCACTTGCACTGCAATTAAAGCATCACCGTCAGATAGAGTGTTAGCGTTTAACCTGACTAGTGCTTCCATAAGTGTGCCGGATGTCAGCTCGACACTCACATCCAATGGGACTTTCCCGGTAGCATCAACGACTTCAGTGGTGCCTAACACCTACGTCATCCCCGTTACTCTACGGGTTGTCGATAGTAAGGGAATCACATCTACATCAAACCGAACTGTAAATGTCACGATTAGTGCGTAATAGAGGATTGAATGCCTAATATAACAACAATACAACTCGTTGGAGTGGGGGGAACGGCACCTTATAGTTTTTCAGCCCCCTCCGGTGACCCACAAACCACTTTGACTATGGGCACCTATGCTATCGTCGCCAGTTCCGGTAGCGCTGTTTTCGATACACTTCAGATTACCTCTGACACCCTTGCTCCGGGAAACTACACGGTGCGGGTTATCCTCAACGACTCTAACGGTGGCAGCGCAAGCAAACTCATTGGTGTGACAGTTAACGACCCAGCATCCTTCGTCATTTTGAACGAAAGCCAAGAGTTTGAGCCGACATCTTATCCTAGTGTGGCGACCATACCACTTCTCTCCAATGGACAAAGTGGTACTGTGACTTGGTCTCTTCTACCCAATGTTACCTCACTTCCTAGTGCAACCATCGACTCGAATAACAATCTGGTCTTCATCATGAGTGGGTTGGGTTCTTGGTCAGTGGGTCTCCAAGCGACAGACTCTGTCTCGAATGTGGTGTACAAGGTTATTCAGATTCAGGCAGTGTCTGCCCAAGCATATCAACTTGTGGATGGCCAGCTACAAATTAAAATAAACGCCCCGGCGACTAAAGTCGGGTTTCAAAATTTCACGGTTTCGGTGAGTGACGCAGCTCAGACAACAATTTCAACCCCGTTCACCTATAAGGTGAACACCCCCGTCAGCAGTGTGGAACTTGAGGCCGCAGTTTTCGATCACGAATGGGCAGCGGGAGACACCACCTCCTTGATTCTCCCCATTGCGGGGGACTTGTCGGGGTACTCTCTTGGAAGTGTTGCCCCAGTGACTCTATCAAACGGGTTGACGGTGACCGTGGATGGTACTGATAGTGTGGTGAAAGTGTCAGGCCCTCCTTCTAATTTTCAGAACGTGGAGTTTCCTATATCGTTGGTTATTCTTCAAGGGGGAAACGCCGCCGCCACAGTTACGCGCACCTACACCCTTGTCTCGCACGACACGGCTACGGGTGAAACATTCACCTGTAACACCCTCCCCTATATTGTAGGGAATCAGGTGGCCTTAAACCCAGTTAAGCCCTACTTCAACTCCCCCAGTATATTCAAGGCATCGAATGTCACTGTTCGAGTAAAGAGCGGATCGTCTCTTCCCCTTGGCTTATCTCTTGATGCCAACACAGGACTCATCTATGGGACAGTGTTAGATTCAACTATCACGGCTAGTACCCTTGAGTATGTGGACAACCAAGGTACGATACAGGGGGTTGTCACCATTGCTTGGGATATCAAAAAGAACACATTCAGCCTCACCCCAAACATCACTGTTGGTCAGCTTCAGCAGGTGTATGCCGGGACGATTACCACAAATTCTATCAGCCCCCTTACGGCTGTGACCATCTACCGGGGTCGGGTTCCGGCAGGTATGTCCGCTACCATCAACACCGTAGCCAATTCAGTGGTGTTTTCTGGGGCTCCCACTGAAGCGGGCTACTTTGATATTTGGTTTCAAGTCACAAACCAACTCGGGCAAAGCTCTTTCATTTACTCCCGGCTTATCATCGACTACATCAACCCACTAACCATTATGACTACCTCGCTCCCGTCAGCGACGAGTGGACTGCCCTACTCTGTAGTATTGAGGGGATTTGGTGGTGTGGGACAATACACTTGGTCAACCCCGACAGCATTGCCGAACTCATCGTGGTCGCTAAACTCAGCAGGTCTCCTATCTGGAACCGCCACTTCAGCAGATTCCAATTACGACTCGCAGATAGTGGTGAACCTCACCGATTCTCGTTCTGTTACGGTCTCAGCCTCTCTTGAATTAAAGGTAGATGACACCCTAAAAATTGTGACAAGTGCGCTCCCGAACATCATCCCCGGAGAAGCTTACGGTTCTGGGTGGGGTATGCAAGCACAGGGCGGAGTCGCCCCCTACACTTGGAGCATTTCAGGCACCGCACTACCTTCAGGGATAAACTTTTCAGCGGTAACGCCTCTGTTTGGTACTGGTACGTTTTCGGGAAGAGTCAACACAACCGGAATTAATCAGAGCGTGACCATCACTGTGAAAGACTCGGCGGGGAATCAGGTGTCACAGCCGTTCACACTACAGACTGGAGCAGCCTCGGGGATGTTGATCGACCCCTCCGGTGTCGGGATGATTGACAGAGGGGCTCCCTATCAGGGACTGCTTCGTGTCACCGGGACATTCATTGCTCCGATTACGTGGCCACAACCCGCACTTCTTCCAACTGGATTGACCCTCACTCCGACAGACAGTAGTGGGATCACTGCAACCATCTCAGGCTCATGCACGAGAGTGTTGAATGCTGTTTCGGTGCTGATAACCGCCATTGATAGCGTGGGTAACTCAGCACAGGCCAACGCCATTCTTCAGTCGATGTCGAGTCTGGCTGTCGCTGCCACCCCACTGCCGCAGGGAACGACCACGGCGTCTTACAACTATCAACTCACTACAGCTTCTACGGCCTACAACCCGCCGTTAGTCTGGACATTGGACTCCACTTCGCCAGCAATTCCCTACAGCCTATCGACTAGCGGATTGCTATCGGGAAGCACCCCCTTGGCCTACAACCAGAACATTGTAGTTCGAGTTACTGATAATCTCGGGAACGTCAGCCCGGATAATGTTGCTGATACAGCGGTGGGTACGTTGAATCTGGTTGTCCAGAATTCTACGTTGGCAATTCCATCCTTTACCTTACCCCACGCTATTGCAGGTCGGCCATATACCGCAACCCTCGTCGCCACAGGTGGGATAGGCGGGTATACTTGGAGTGTCTCAACTAACTCCCAGAATCAACCACCGTTTAACCTTACCTTGAACTCAACCACGGGAGTTCTTTCTGGTACAACGAGTATAGCGGGCTGGACGGAGCCAATCATCTTCCATGTTACCGATTCAAGCGGGGCTAATGTAGACTCGTTCCCAACTACTTTGACCGTGATTAGCGGTTTGGGTCTGGTAACGGGTATTGATTATACAGACGGTACCTCCTTCAACTACTTGGGGTACGTATCTGCTGGCACCGTGGATTCCATTTCTCCACGAACGAACTACTCTTTCTATGTTGTAGCGACAGGTGTGGTCACGACCTCGGTTGCCACCCTACAAGCGAACATTACGGTGAACTCAAACTTCACAGCGACGGTCATAAGCATCACCAACGGGGTGGCGTTAATTCAACTTTCAGGTCCGTTCTCCTCGGGGATTGCAGGGGACAACAGTTTTAGTATTTCAGTAGTGGATGGTACCGTAAGTGCAAGTAGCAGCTTTAAGTGGTATGTCTACAGTGAGTCCACCTTACGTCTCTCCACCACCAATAGTTTTCCGCAGAGATTATTGCTTAACTAGGATTAATGATGCCACTAGAAACTATCTCATACACGATTACTGGAGCCAACGGCCCGGTCACCAAGACAGTACAGGTGGACGTGGACTTGACCTCAGGCTCAGGCTCGGCACAGATTACCTATACGGGAACAAACGCCGGAACACCGGATACAGTAACGGCGACGGCGACCATTGCAGGTAACTCGTATACATCCAATTCAGCTCAGGTTAACTGGCAACCGACTAATGGCACTGTACAAATTGGAGATGAGGTAAAATTTTACGGGTGGTCCGACTCCCCTCACAATACAGGTGAGAGCTGCTATCCACGTAAAAATGCAAATGATCCAGCGACGGCGACCTTCAGCGGTGATGGTCTAGGCAGTCTTACCGTGATGAACCTCTCGACGGCGGCTTGCACCGCTACGGGGAGTTCCTTGGTGATTGATGACCTTGCAGCTTGGCCGGGTCTCTCGACTGGCCCTGGTTCTAGTTCTGGGGCACCTCGGTGGTGTGTGTATACAGCGGCGGGGGTGTATTCAACCTACACCAGTCCCACCCCAGGGGCAGTCTCTAGCTCCTCAATTTGGTCACAGAACGACAACTACGCATTACTCGGTTGGTTGGTAGTACCGAAAGCGGGGCAATATACCTTTAGCTGTGGTCATGCTACAGAAGCTATTTGGGGTATCGGTGGTGGAGCCACCCGTATCTCAGGGTCTTCCTCAGGTACAATTAGGGGGCAACTCGGACAGGTTATGACAGCCGCCAATGGTTATCCCCTGCTTGATGCAGGTTGGTATTCTGGTTGCAATGTTTCAAATTGGCTATCCGGTACTTGTACTGTCAGCTTCCCCAGCCCCGGCCTGTACCCGATTGAAGTTGACTGGGATGTTTGGTACCACAGTGGGCGCGGCCTTAACGTTTCGCTAAACACCGGAGTTATAACTCCAGTTGGTATTGTCTCAGCCCCTCCACTTAATGATGGAACAGGTAATCTAACCATCACCCCCTCGGGCGGCAACGCAAACCTAGTATTTCAGGGAAACCAAGTTACCTTGACGGTTAATGTTTCAGGGATTGAATATTCTCAGACCCCCTACCTCCCAATATTGGAAGGGACACCCGCGTCGTTGAATATTTACAACTCCACTCAGAATACGTTTACTTTCCCGACTTTCCCGGCGTCGGCGAACTCCTTCTCGCTCACCAGCTCCGCTGGGGCACAGGAGGTATTTCAGCTCTCAGGGACTGACAATTCAAAATGGATGGGGAGGTTCGCTGTTTCCTATAGTGACTCGGCTTTTGTGTTGGGATACAACGGGAACCCATTCGACATACCAATGCCAGCGGTCACCAACCTCACTATTCAGTGCGATGACGTGGCTTGGTTCGACGCCGCGAATGGCAGCGTGGATTTGTACACCCCCTCCTCACCGGGAATTGGGGGTGCCCTTGCTCAAGTCGAGGTGGATTGGATGCCGATTCCGAAGGTCACTTCGGTTTCAAACACCACCAACTTAACCGCAAACGGGGCAACTGTAAGTTTCGGTATCTCTTTGGATAAGGGGTTCACCCCCCAGCAACAGGGAACCTATAACACGGGTAACACTGTAGTTTCTTCGGTCTCCTTGCCGGGTTGCGTTGGAACGCCGACCCTATCTCCAACCTATGACGGAAGTGGTAATTTGACGGGGTGGACGGTGACTGCTCAACTGCCAACCTCGTCTACCCCCGTTACCTTGTCGCTTAACCTCACTGTAACTGGAAACTTGACTTATTTGAGTGGGAACACCTTTGTAACTCAGACAGTCAACTACATCAGTGGGCAGATTGCCACTATTCCTCTAGCGGGAGCCGGTCTGGTGGCACCGACGCACGTTTCCTTCACGGTAAGCCCAGCGACTGTAGCTGAGACAGGAACGGTCACTTTGACTGCTCAGGTATTTTCCGCCAATGCTACTGCACCTAGTTGTGTGATGCAAGGTATCGACTCGACAGGCTCCATTTTCACTATTGGAACCCCCACGGCTACCACGACAGCGGGAACCATCAATGGGCAGAGTGGATTCATTACCACATATACTTTATCGTTCCCCGCTGTCAGTGGATTGAACGCAATCCCGGGGGATTATCTAGGCTATACGGCAACCGCAAATGGGTTAAAGGTCAGCTACACAACAACAACCCGTTATTACCGCAACAACCCGTCATTACCACAACAACCCGTTATTCCCACAAGTTAACAACCGGGAAGGAGTAACCTATGGCCTATAAATATGCATATCCGGGACCACCGTTCCACTTTCTTGGCCATCTAAGCGCTAGTCAGTGGGCGGCGTTCAAGAAGTGGCAAGCGAAGCGTCAAAACTTCGATGCCATCTCTATGCACCACCGTATCCGGGCTCAACAGCTACGGAAGACTGCGGGGGTGTTGGAGCAGTTTTACTCCACGGTGAATGACCAAGCCCTCACCCCAAGCCCCGCCGTCTGGATGCCAGACGGGACGAAGCCTATTTGGAAACCGGGTCCAGCAGGTCACTTCAATTACGCTTATGGGAATGACCACATCCCGATGGTCACCATGAGCAAAATCAAGAATCAGTACAAGGAACAGCTTCAGCGGGATGAAGAGGGTGTCTTTGCCATGAATCAGGTTCGTTGCTTGATTGAGAAGCATGAGGATGCGGGTCAGTATAGCTACGAGTTTACCCATCCACAGGACGCCGCCAAAGGATTGACAGGACTGTTGTCCAAAATTGATAGTCTTTTCGCAAAACCAGAGTACAGGACTGTTCTAGTGAGCGACCTGACAGATTTGAATAACGGGCTGCCACAAGCTCGTGTAAATCAGGCTGACGACATGGTTCCGGCTGAGCTTGATAATTTCAACCACTCGAAATCCTACCCATATGGTGGGATGGAGCAGGGGGATTTTCAACCATGAGCTACGATTTTTCTACAAAACTTATGCCATGCTCACACGAACAGAGTTTTGAACGGTACGTGGTGGACTATAAAGACTTCTCGACCCTACACCTAGCGGCAAATACGTCGCTCAACATGCGTGCCCCAATCAATGGACAGTCGCTGGTCAGGTTGTATATTCGAGGGAAGTTGGTCAGTTCCAATGACCGGGTGTATGGATACAGTATCAGTACGGACACCAATCGGTTACAAACCACTGATGCGTTTTATAAGATTAAGTTTAACCGTCCGGTGCGCTCCTACATCCCTTTGATTGAGGTCAGCTACCTCACTCTAGCCCCCTACTGCATGAAGTGCGGTGGGCAGGGACAACTCAATGACTACCATAAAGTCGCCAACGGGGGTATTCAGCGGGTAGTTGGGACGGACAAGCTGGTGCAGCGAGTGCTGAAGATGATCTTAACCTCCCGCTGCCCTTATTACCCAGCGTTCACATGCAAAATTCGGGACTACATTGGGAAAAAGTGGGGAGTACAAATCACGGACGCGGATGTTGCTAACGAGATTATCAACTCCCTGTCGAACCTAAAACAGATTCAATCCGCCCAGAAGACGGTGCATCGGCTTGATCCTGCGGAGATGTTGAAGGACGTTACAGACATCATTACGGCTACGCCAGACCCGACATCAGTTAGTGTTTCGGCTCAGATTTCCTCATATGCGACTTCTTCGAACCAAACGGTTCCGGTCAGCTTTTCTATAACCACGACTAGACAGTTAGTAGGTAACTAATGCCAACACCGATTACTGGAAAAAACCCACTCGTCTCGCTTGTCCCCTCGCTCCCTTCGACGTTGACTGACCTGTCCGTTGATTCGACCACGCTCCCTTACCAGATTCAAGCAGACTCGGTTTATAGTCAGTTGGTCATCACCGCCTACAATACCACCATGGTCAACTATAACCCGGTGATCGCAGGGGACAATGCCACGTTTTCAGGCACCCTCAGCATAGACCCCGCTCAGGGTAACTCAACTGTTCAGATTGTGGCCTATAACTACAATCCAAATCAAATGACTTGGACACCGGGAACTCAATATCCTTCTGGCTACCGTTTGGTGGATTCAAATGGGAATGTGCAGGTCTCAAGCGGGGGCGTCTCGGCTCCGTCTCAATTGGTTAACATCACAGGTGTTTCAGTGGCATCTGGGGTTCTCACAATCATTGCTTCAAATGGATTCACAGAAGGAACCCCGGTGGCTTTCACCAATGTCGCCATAGCCACCTTTTTGAACGGCGTCGCAGTAAAGATTTTGTCAGCCAATGCTTTGCAATTTACGGCGGCAACCTCTCACGCTGATTACCCATTTCAGAGTGATTCAGGGGTAGGAACCGCAGTTTGGGCAACAGGCACTGGAAGCACCACGATTGATGGCACAGTCACATGGACGAATGCGGGGACGCTCCAAATATCCCCGATGATTAAGTTCAACTTGATTTTCTTCCAGAGTAACTTAGGCACATTAATCGGCCCCCCATCTGCCCTTAGTGCCTATAAGACACAAGATGTGTGCCGGATTGAGTGGCAGCAGCCAACCTATCCTGGAGTTATAGGAACGAGGGTCATGCTTTCGACCGACCCCTCCGGCATCAGCCCGAATTTTGTTCAATATGGGGATTTGATAACCCCCAGCACAATTAGTCGAACAGCCGTTGGAGTGATTTCTTCAAATACAACCACCGCGTACGACCCCACGACTGGGCAGCAGGTGATAACGACGTACAATAACACCCAAACGACAAATTACAACTCGGTTGACATCCCTTCATCAGCTCTTAATGGGGCTCAGCAATTCTATGCAATGTTGTCAACGGTTGTTCAAGACCAGCCCACCAACGCTATTTTTGAGTCTCAACAAAACGGCCCATTGCTTTGTGGCTTCGTCAATTTGAAATTGACCAACCCCACGGATTTTCTCGCGCTACAGCGCAGAGAAGATATTACCGCTCGGCTCATCACCCAGATGACCAGGTATTACCCAAATCTTGATCTGACCCCCCGCTCGGAGATTCGAGATTTGATGGTAGACCCGGTCTCCATCGAGATTGCCAACATGTCGGTTCGCGAGTGGTTTGCTCGCATGAGTCAGTCTGTCTCGGCGATTTGTCAGGTGGACGATTCGAACGATGATGGGTTTAGCGATGCTTTTGATGCATCTCCTGTCAAGCAGCAGCTCTCCCGTGCGTTCAATCTCAGCCCCAGTGACACTCAGACTTTGATTGACAATCAATTCGACATTCTAGGAGAGCAAGCGGGGCTCGTTCGCAACAGTTCCTCACCTTCTGTAGTTACTTTGACTTTCTACACGTACGTGAAACCTGTGGCCTCCGTGGCATTTACGCAGGGGACAATCTGTTCCACGCTGCCCGACACTCAGACTCCGTCGCTAAACTTCATCACGACAGGGTCAGCTACGGTGAATATATCCGCCGTAAACTCGTTTTACGACCCTATCAACGGCTGGTGGTCAGTTACAGTCCCCGCGTCTTGTCAATCGAGCGGGAGCACCACTAATGTGGGTGCTGGTACCATCCAGAAAGTTTCCTCAGGCACACCCGCTGGTTGGAACGTGATTAATCTTGCGGCTTCAGCCTTTGGTCAGGATGATGAAATCAATTCAGCTTTCGCGGCTAGAATCATGAACCGTATGGTTACGGGTGTAGATTCCGGGACACGGAACGGATACCTCACAACCGCCCTCGCTACACCGGGGATTGTTTCTGCCTCCGTAGTGGCCGCTGGTGATACTGAAATGCTCCGTGACTGGGATTCGCTTCGACAGAAGCATGTCTACGGGTGCGTGGACATCTATGCCCAAGGAACAACATCCTCAGAACAGAACGAGATTATCTCATACACTTATGGAAACTCAGGGACATTTGGCTCCCTCTCCTCTTATCTGACCCTCAATTTGACATCTAACCCAACAACGCTGGGGAGTAACAGCCTTATTGTGTTTCAAGTTGTGGGGTTCAATACACTTGAATACCCACTATACCAAGGGCTCCAGTTGGCGGTATCCCGCCAGTCGAGTAGCATCATTTACTACCTTGGGCTCACAAATGCCCAGTTTGATAACACCAACGGGTATATCCTCGTCAGCCCAACTGATATGGCATATCAGATTGTCGGGGATTCATTCACCCAGACTCCAACTCCTGCAATGTTTTCTGGGGTGGCCGTTAACAATCAGCAACTCCTCGCAAAGCTCGGGAGCACTGCGACTTATCAGTTAATCAGTCGTTACCACTCACCCCTTAGCCTGACTCCTGATCTTCAACCAATTACTTCAGTCAATTCGGTGACCGGACAACCTAACCTCACGGGTTCGGTGAACTCCTCCATTATTACTTTAGTACACACCTCCGACTTTTTGCTAAACGGTTCCTCCAATAAGGCTGGAGATGAGGTGCAAGTCTCAGCCACAGCCAGTGCCTCAACTACTGCAACCGTTACCGCATCTCTGGGTAACTACGTCACCGTAGACACCAACATGGATGTTCCCTTGATTAGCGGTGCTCCGGGGGCGATGCTATCAGTCCTATCAAGCGACCAGTCGGAGAGTTATGGCTGGGGGGTGGATTACACCACGGCATCCACAGGGGTTTACCACAGCTATGGGATTCAACCAAAACAGGTCACCTGCGAGGTCACTAACATTTTGATTTCAGGTGGTGTCCTGACAGCCACTTGCAACAATCGTTTTGGAGTCAATGCTCCAGTCACATTCAATGACCTCACAGGGGCTAGTTTCCTTAGTGGCCAAACAGTGGTAGTGTCTGGTTCGGATACATTGTCCTTCACGGCTCCTTACCAATATAACGATTACCCCTCGACCCCAGACACCGGGACGGTAGTCGGATACACCATATTGGATGGTCAGCAGCTTCTGGTCAGCTATAACAAGTTCCAACTTATGGAGAATCTCAACTTCGCAAGTGGCGAGCCTCAACAGCTCAACGGTACTATTCCCTCCACGCTGAGTAATCAAGGGTTTGTTTACAACACGTGGCTCCCTGAGAGCTATGGACGCACCGACCTCACGTTAGATGGTTGGGGTGGGAACTACACCACGGATGTGAACGGGGCGGTGACGGGGTTAGACCTCTCCACCTCAACCGGGCTGGTTGAGGCGTTAGTCCCCCGCACTTCACGCTACATCAAGGTGACCTATAACGGGAAGGTGATGAAAGAGGGGTCTGATTTTATTCTCACGGTTGACTCAGTCTCGGGTACAGCGAGTATTTCACGGAACGTGAGTAACGTAGCAAATATCCCGGATGGTGGCTCGGTGTTGGTCTCTTATTTTTACACTGAGGCATTTACGGTTTCAACCCAATACCCCGCTTTTGTGGAGTCCTTGGTGGGTGCGCTCTCGAATACCAAGCACGCAGCAGCGGATGTTCTGGTGAAGGCGAAGATTTCCAACCCAGTAGACATTACCATGTCGATTGTGCTGGAGTCCAATGCCTCTTCGGATACTCTCGACCCAATTATCCGTACGACCATTGACCTTGTCCTTGATAACGCTTCGGGTACACTCTACCAGAGTGAGATAGTTCGTCAGGTAAAGGCCATCACGGGGGTGCAGAGTGTGGTTCTGCCTCTAGTTAAGTGTGCCAAGAGTGACGGTGCTTACAATGTGGGCAGCATCATCCCGACTAACACATCTTGGACTGCTTTAGCATCTGACCCGGCAATTATTGCGGAGAGACTCGTTACCCCCGCGAACAGTTACATCACCTCAACCCCGGTACTAACAGACAGCACTATCCCTTCAGGGGGCACAGCAAATGCGTTCGTAGGGCTCCTTTTCCAAGGGCAGTCCTACACTCGTTGCATGTCAATACAGGAATTCCTGAATTTGGCCAGCTCTCCCGTTGACTCTACGCAATCGGGGTTCTTCTACATCTGCGGCGGAAATGACCCCTTGGTGGTGAACCCCTCGGCGACAACAGATTACCTCAGCTATTCGTATGCAGGTAAGGTAATTCTATGCGTTCCACAGGATGTCAAGAATCCGAGTATTAATTCATACACGGTGACTTATCAAGTGTGGGGAGAGGGCTCGGCTGGAGATGTTACGATGAGCAGTACGGAGTATTTTTCTCCTGGGCGCATTACCCTAAATTACCTCAGTAACTGATCCACGAAAACTCCGAAGCTAGGGGTCTTGTAAAAAAAAGGCAGAGGCGGAATAATGGCAAACGCATTGTATACCCCCAAGGGGGTGTGGTCAAAGGCCGTGAATTACAACTACCTCGACGAGGTACAGTACGCCAGGGTCTTCTATGTCTGCGTTTCCATTAGTTCACTGGGGGAGCAGCCTGACATTTCCCAGTCTTGGGTTGCCATCCCCACCATCTCTACGCAGGATGAGCTTTACCTGAAGTCCCGTGAAGACCTCCTTTATTTTGAAGATAACCGTTTCAACTCGTTGCTCAAGGGGGTGGCAAACTTCTATTCCATAGCCAACGACCAGAGCCTATGGGGAAACTTCCTCAGGGCGGTGGCCATGGAGTTAGCACGTTTGGACTACTTGTATCAGTACGATATCATTAACAAGCAACCCAAATACATGACGCCCACCGACATTCGGCGCAAGTATGCTGACGTTCTTTTTATTGACAAAACGTATCCTCAACGTGACCAGTTTGATTTGGGGGACTTCTCAGGCACCTCCTCAGCCCCCACTGCCCCAGTGGGTTATCGAGACATGCTTATCGACCTCCTCGCTGCCTATCACAAAGGGGCAACTCCGGCTGCAATTGAAGCAGTCATTTACGCCTACACGGGGAAGACAATTACGGTAGAGGAGTTGTACACCCAGATTGGTCTTCCGGGAAGCATTTACGACCAATCAGACCGAAATTCGGTAAAGGTGAGTGTTAACGTAGGGGGTGATGACCCCCTGACCGACATTCAAAATCTCCAACAACTTCAGGACATCACCGAGTCACTCTATGGAGCAATCGACCTCACAAAACCAGCTCATGTGGGGCTTGAGTTCACAACAGTTTTTGGCACAGGGGAATCCGCCGACCAGCTCATCAGTCCTCGCTACCTTTCACAGTATCAACTGAACACGTTAACTGTAGCTCAGCAAACCTATTATGCCCTAATTACCTATGTATTGAAAGTTTCTCCATTCTCAGGTTGGGTTAAGGGGGTGGCAGTGCCCCTTTCGGTAACCCTCCCGGTCATAGGGACTGTACCTACTTTGATTCAAGACAGCAACGGCAACATCCAAATGGCTGTTGTCCCCGGAAACTCAGGTGCCACATTACCAGAGTGGAGCACAGAGCTTCAGGGGGTTACGGTTGATGGCACAGTTCAATGGGCTAACATCGGCACGGCGCAAATTAGCATTGCAGCTTACTCCGCCTTAACTCCGGCTCAACAGGCTCTTTATCAAGGCTATTACTACAACTCATCTGGTATTGACGACACACTGAGAGTCATCATCCAGCAGTTCGAGGAGCCACCCTTCGACCCGATGCTCTGGCAAGCACCCATCATCAATATCGCACACCCGACGACAACCTTGGCGGCGTATGGTGTGAAACTTCAAAATAACATTACAGCCATGCAGTGGCAGCAACTTCAGTCGAGCCCCGCTCCTTGGGATGCCACCGTGACTTATAAGCGGGGTGCCTTGACTCGCGGCCTCACTTACATGGTTTCACAGGGGTCGGGCACCATGGGCACGATGACAGACACCATTTCGTGGATTATGTACCGCGCAACAAAGAAGAATGTAGGACAGAACCCAGTAACGGATGGAGCCGGGATATACTGGAAGCCCATTTCCAGCCCCTCTGCTTACCAAGCCTACTACTGGAATGGAAATGCTTATTCTCTAGGGATTCAGAAATGGGCACCTGAAACCGTGTTTTACGCGGGGCAATATGTTTCAGACCCCAATGGCAACCTTCAGATTGCCTTAGCTGGTGGCACATCGGGCAGTTCGACTACGGTATTAGGGGTATCTGTGACTGATGTAAGTCTGGCTACGGGTGTGCCCCTTGGGACTTTGACAGTCATGGTGCCTTCTACGGTGGGGCTACCCATCGTTGGCACAGGGCAAACTGCTTCGGTGACTTTCTATGATCTCACCAACGCTACTTTCCTAAATGGGCAGACCCTCGCCATCACGTCCCTCACCCCCACCTCGATTGTGATAAATAATTTTCAGCATCTGGCTTACACGGCCACCAGTGATACGGGAAACGTACAAGCAGGGTTTGCGGCCACAGGCAAAACGAATGACGGAGGAGTAGAGTGGCAGTGTGTCACTTCTGGCCTCACCGACCCATCGAAGTGGATTGGGATCACGGATAACGGGGTGATGACGGGTGAGGTTTCGAACTGGGACGCCGCCCACCCTTATGGGCTACTCGCACCAAGACAGGATTTGGTGTGGGAAGTCAGTGGTGACACGTTTAATGGTTATGAGTACGATTAGTAACTTTTTTGACTACGGACTCCTTGAACGGATTTAATGAGCGCAATCCCAGACTTTAGTCTGGGTTAGCGAATGCCTTTAGGCGGTATTAGACATTATGCTTCAATACCAACTCAAACTTCGACCTTGCAGGGCGCAAGAGCAAACCTGCGACCAGTGGCTCTACCATCTGGCGTCAGTCTACAACTTTGCCGTCCGCAAGATAGAGCTAAACGCCAAGGATAAAATCTACTTTTCCAAAAACGATTTCCAAAACATCTTGGCGAATCACGGCGCGAAGCTGGGAATACCAAGCCATACGATTCAGGGTGTGCTGTGCACCGTCTTTGATGCGTGGAAGCGATGTTTCAAGAAAATTGGGGGCAAGCCACGTCTTAAAGGAATGCGGAACAAACTCACCAGCATTCCGTTCCCTGACCCTATCAAGGCTCCGAAAGGCAACCGCATTACGCTTCCGGGCCTAGGCAGTGTACGCTTCCACAAGCAGGAAATCCCGGAGGGAAAGATCAAGTGCGGGCGTCTAGTCAAAAGAGCTTCGGGATGGTATCTGTGCCTCTTTATCGACGCGCAGCCGAAGGTCATCGAGCGGTTAGCGTTTGGTCAGATTGGTATAGACCCCGGATTCTCCCACTTGCTGACTACTTCGGATGGGGAAGTCATCGAACATCCGCGAGAGTTAGAAGCAGCAGCACAACGTCTTGCACAAGCACAAAGAGGGCACGACAAGAAGTTGGCAGCACGGATTCAGGAGCGCATTGCCAACCGCAAAAAAGACAGAAACCACAAGATTACAACGAAGTTGGTGTCGGAGAATGCGCTCATAGTTTGGAGCAAGGACAATCACCGAGGTATAGCAAAGAGATTTGGGAAGAGCGTGAGCAGTTCGGCGCACGCACAGATTCGACAACAACTGTCCTACAAGATGCCCATAAGCGGTGGGACGTTTATCGAAGTTGCTTCCAAGGATTCCACCAAGACTTGTAATCAATGCGGGAGCCCATTTGGTCCTTCAGGGTTTGCAGGATTGTCGGTAAGGCAATGGCGATGTTCTGCCTGTGGAGCAGATCACGACCGTGATGTCAATGCGGCTCGTAACACGCTATTCGCCGGGGCAGGATGTGCCCACGAGGAGTTGGCTTATGTCTAACTCAGACAGGAATCCCAGAGCTTGCTCTGGGAGCATCAAAGTTGAGACTACTCAATCTATGTATAGTATGGAAAAAGTCTCTTATTTAAGTCCAAGTGCAGGCCAACTCGAAGTCACTGTCATCCGCGACTCTCGCCCGTATGTGGCGATTACCCTCGACCTCGGAATTCCCAATTTTACTGTGTTTTCTTTGAAACTACCCCTCATTGAAGACAAACCGAATTCTATGAGCACTTTGGTTGCCGAAGCCATCCACGTCCTCATGGATGAGGTGTCTGCGTTCATGATTTCTATGGACTACAAGGAAGGGGTTATCGTCCAGCTCTATTCTGAAGTGATTGGTTGTTACAAGGGCATGTCTAGCGAAACCGACTCGAACAAATCGAAGTCCCCGGCCAGCAAAGACCCTATAGTGAAGAGTTTTGAGGGTTCCTTTAGGTTGCCATTAGCCTTCATTAACGAAACCTACGACAAGGTGGTCACCGCCAAGAAGGCGGGTAAGGTCATCCAAGTTGGCCCGAAGACTCGACACATTGAGTTCAAATATGAGAAACCCAACAAGCCCACGATGACCGACGCTCAGAAGGTCATCAAAATGTATAAGACCCGCAGCCTCAAATCCCAACCAAACCCACTCTACATTGTAGTGTATGACCAGACAGGTAAACCCTATACGACCATCCCCTTGAACACCGGGTTCAAGAACAAACTCCTCAAGGTCATCTACAAAAAGGGAGCCCATAGCCCCGAGTTTTCTCCCTCAGTGAAGTTCAACAGCGACATTGAAATGAAGCTGACGAATGTGGTGGGCATCCCCCAAGACATTTCAGTAGGAAAGCAGGAGTTCAAAATTGAAGCATACACTGGGGACGATATGGCTCTCTATAGCTGCCATAAGGGTGGCTGGATTGTCAAGTTCCCCGATGGCCGCTGCGTGCCTTTTGAGTTCCGCCCCTCCATCCAGAGGCTGCGTTCGACCAATTATCCCGTTCCTTCCTCCTACCCTCGCTGGAAAATTATTCACGAGGATGAGGTAGAGGATAAGAGCAAGGAAGTCGATGCGGAAGGTAACGAGGTAAACGAGGCTGACGCTGAGAAGCAGGCCGACAATACCGATGTTCTACCCACCGAGACCCCGGCTGAGGTGGACACCGTTGCCGACACGCCCATGGCCAGCCCGGAAGGAGTAAAAACTTCCTCCGATGATTTTCATCAAAGTCTAAAAGCGGCAATAGGAGCTTTTGATGAAGAGAAGACTGCGTCAGCCGCCCCTAAGTTGCGTAGGGACAACCCCGGCGGGGAGTGGCTTGCAAGAAAGAAGCAGATTTCCATTGATGATGGTCGCGACCAGTGGGGTGGCTACTCCCGTCTCGGGGTGGTCACTGGGTACTATAGCGGCACAGTCATGGTGCCCGTTCCTCTACTCGCAAAAGTCCCCGGATGCCGTGGAGAGCAGTCGAACCCCCGGCTCAACGCTCTTGAGGGCATTAAGCAGGTATTTCAGGAGACGGGGAGGCTTCCTCAAGGCCACGGTGGAGAAGACTATGCCCCTTTCATTATGGTTGACCAAGATGGCAAGCCGTGGGTGAATGAAGGAAACCACCGCATCATGGCGGCGAAAGAGTTAGGCATCGAGTATCTCCCAGTTGAGGTGCGTTACTTCAACGGGGGAGAAGAGGTTGAGGGTGAGTTTAGCCCAAGCCACATTCAGCAGATGCACCAAGATGCGACCCAGCGGGGATTCTCCCCGGAGCACTACTTTAACAAAAAGACTGCCGCCGATGCCATGCGTTGCAGTTCCTGTGGACACGTGTTGGAAACAGGGGCGCAGGAGTCCTGCCCGGAGTGTGGCGAGCCCGTGTTTTGGTCTAGCTCGAACTCAGGAGCGTCAGGCATCCTCCCCATCTGCTCTTCTACAGGACGCATCTGTCTTGCATGGCGTTCGGCGAATGTACATAAGGGAAACTGCTGGGGTGTGTTAGGTGGGGCGGTCAAAGAAGGAATGACACCGGAACTTAGTGCTCGTAAGGAGATGGAGGAGGAGGTTGGTTATAAGGAGATGATTAAGCTCTTCCCTGCTTTTGTTTTTACATCGGGGGACTTCAAATATTATAACTACCTCGGGCTCGTTAATCAAGAGTTCGGTTTTCACCCAACACAGAGTGCTACATGGGAGAACGATGGATTGGAGTGGTTTTCTCTGGAAGAGGTTGACGAGATGATGCGGATGGAGCCGGGGATGTTCCATCAGGGGGTTATCGCATTATTTAAGAACTCTAGAGAATTAATTGAGCGAATGGTTGAAAAGTCAAGTAATAAACAATCTGAGAGGGCAAAATGATTACTAGAGTGACTCAGGTTGAACTGCAATCAGGTAGTGACATCCAAGTGTACTGGTTGAAACATGATCTGTACGAGCAGGTACTTAAAGCAGGTAGTCAGGTTAGATTGGGTGAAAGCGACAAGTATTGGGTTGTCCGTACTGCATGCGTCACCGTCTCAAGTGATGCTCACCTTCCACCTCACGCCCGAGTTGGCACGATTGACTACCTATATAACCCGGAAAAATAGCGACGTGTAGCAATAAGGAGATGTATCCGTATGGTTCCACCAGTTGTACTACACAACTCGGCATCTAAGCCTAATTGTGAGGGGGATAGAAATGCAATTTGAAGATTTAACCCAGTATAAGCCCACAGCCAACATCAACATCCGTCGTGAAGATACCGGCGAAGTGTTATTTAGTGGGCACAATGTAATGACGAACACGGTTAAGTGGTTATTTGCCCGGTTACTCGCCAACGCCAATCCCACCGACCCCAATCCCCCTTACCCGCAAGGGCACGAACCCGCTTACGGTATCTGGGGCTTAGCCCTTGGCTCAGGGTCGCCGACGTGGCCAGCAGAGACGCAGCCGCAGGAAACTCCTGTTCAAACGGCTCTTGTTCAAGAGTTCGCCCGTAAGAAACTCTCACGTATCAACTATGTTATCCCTGATGCTACAGGCACCTCATTCAACCCAGTGAATACGCTCTCCACTTACGTTGATTTTGAAGTGGTAGTAAACGCTACGACAGACAACATCACCCAGAGCATTCGAGAGATGGGTTTGATTGGCGGCGGAACGGTGAAGACCACCAACCCAGCCACCTACACCTCGATGGGGAACACCACCACCAACTACTTCGTCCCGGATATGACTCAGTACAGTACCGTGGCTGAAGCCGAGGATACAATCGTGTTAGTCAACTATAAGACTTTACCCCCTTTATTGCTCCCCCCTGGAATAAATGTGATTTTTTCTTGGGTTATAAGCTTCTGATTCTAAAGGGTTTAACTCAACAATCAACCAAGTTACCGTTATCTATTACAGGAGCCGTAACAATGCCCTATAAGTGCTTCCTAATTGAACAGGACGGTGAGTGGAGGGAAGGCGAGTTGTGCAATTGTGGGTGTGGCACCTCTCTAGACTACAGCGGGTCATGGTGGGTTCGGAAAGACACTGGGGAACGCCATAAGCACATTCGAGATTTCGCAGTAGGCGCAATGTGGTTCGCCGACTGGCTTAAGCAGGGTAAAGGCGGCTACGGGTGGGACTGGGACAATCAGGATACGCCCCCACTTGTTGTAAAAACACCGGGCGGCGACTGGGTGATTGATAGTCGGGCAAGTAACTGCACGATGAAAGACGATAAGTTACACCGTTGCTGGGTTCGTCACGGAGAGCCACCCATTATTACCGTTGATAAATCAGGGAATACCTGTGCGGCGGGAGCTGGTTCAATAATGTGCGGAAGTTATCACGGGTTTTTACGCGATGGGCACTTGACGGATGGTAACGGATAGGACTTACGCTCACCTGCGGCTTGCCGCAGGCTCGTTAAGCTGCTGTGCTCACGTACAGCAGCTTTTCGCATTTTGGGTAATTTCATTTGGCGTTCGAACAGGCAGTTCAGTCACTTTTATCCCCTACCGTTATCTATTACAGGAGCCGTAATGGAAATCAAGTCGGTAGAGAAAAGGGACGACCTTTATTATTACACCATCACGGACGATGCTGGACGTGACCGGGTGATGGAATGTTGGCACCCCGTGGGGATGCCTTCAAGGGAACGAGAAGCAGAAGCCCTTAAGTACGCTGCGGAGCTGTTCGATGAAATTGTGTGAGCTAGAGCCGGATGATCCCAACTGGAAGCAATACATCGACCCCAATCTGCTCACCGAGGAGAAGGCCACTCTCATCTATAAATATAAAGCTGCGGGGACTCACCGGGAAGAAGAGTACATTGAAGAGATGGCCTACGCTCGTTGTTATTACATCCAAATCTACAACGAGCTAAAGGAACTAGAGACGCTGGATAGTCGAGGGTGGGAGCGCACGTAATGGCATATATTTTGGCGGTTCAACTTTCGTTGCCCCAAGAGATGGGCGGCGGGGTAGAGAACACAGGCTACCGCCCGGTTCTCTCCGTGCGCTTCATTGAGACCCTCGTTCAAACCTTCCGTGTCTGCGGCGACACACTCTACCAGCTAGGTGCCACTGACTCGGGAAGTATCAACAACATTGTCCGTTGGAACCTTTTTCTGATGCAATTCACCAAACCTATGAAGTGGGCGGAGTTGGATGCTGTTCCCATGAACCCAACCACGGCCTCCTCCCGTCTATTTACCGGACCACTACCCTCCGTTGACCCTCCGGTGTCTGAGGGGTTGCTCACGGTGACCGCCGCTGACTATGACCCCATCAAGGGGTGGTGGATTGAGTTCGCTGGGAACTACGACATTGCGTGTCCGATTTTCCGCGACTTCCCGCGAGTTCGTAGGCTCACCCCTAACTATCGCATTCGCATAGGCTAAAAATCAAATTCCAAACTCATAATAGAGGCCACTATGAAGAACCCCCTATTAAAGACTGCCACACCCCGCCGTCCCCAATGGGAGCCGTGGAGTACCGACACTGATTTTTTGGCTGAGCTGGCTCGTTATCAACAACCTATGCTTACTCAGCCTACCGGGGATTCCCAGTCTCGCATAAACGCTAATCCTCAGAATTCTTTTGGTGCCAAACACAACGTCAAGAAGTGGCTGACGACGGCCTCCCTGTTGCAGAAAAAAGTAGCAGGGGTGCCCCCCTTTAACCCTGAAGAGCTGTGTAAGTGCGACCACCCGCGCAAAGGACATAACATGTTTGGGTGCCAGTACCGCAGAAAGGATTCCAACACGATGTGCGGGTGCTCCGGGTTTCGTCCTAATAAGCCGGGAAACCCGGAGACTGGGCCTTGGCACCCCACAGAGGAAGAGCAACTTGCAGAGTGTGTGCATTGCGGACAGGACGCCACAACGGTATGCCCAGAGTGCGACTCTACCTTCTGCAAAAAGTGCTGGCCTCGGCACTACAAGGATAGTCCCGAGTGTTTGGTCTATCAGCCGGGTCAACCCCTCGACCCTAATAAGAAAGCGTTCAAAGGGATAAGAGAACAGAATGAATTGGCAGAGAGGTTCCGTAGAAAGCATGACAGGTTTCCCACCGAAGCCGAGTTTAGTGAGATGGAAAATGCGATGGCAAGAAAAAAGCCGAATACCCTCTCTCTAGACCAGCGGAATGAGTTGCTATCCAAAGGCTACTCCCGCGATACCCTCGACGCCATACCTCAAGGGGACACATACACTCAATCGGAGTTGGCAGTACAACGAGGCCGTAGGAAACACCAGTCTCCACCTAATATGTCCCCCGCGAGCCCAGCGCAACCCGCCGTGACCTGTCCGAGGTGCGGCCATTCGATTAAGGCAAAAGACACCTATTGTAAGGCTTGTGGTGTGACTTTGAAAAAAGCCCCGGCACCAGCAGCTCCTACCCCGGCACCAGCAGAAGCGGCACCCGCTGTGGCTCAAAAAGCTCGTATCGACGCGGTGACTAAAAACGACCTGCTCACACTCGGATACCACTTTGATGATTTCTCCAATATGACACAGGATGAGGTTGACAAAATCCTGAAAGAGGGGATTTTTGCGGGTGGAAGGAGACCACTCAGAACGAGTAGCCTCGCCGAGAAACTTGGGTGGAAGAAGGTACAAGGTGGGTATAAGCACCCGAAGCTGGGCTCCCTTGCTGTCAAAGGTAAGGCGTGGCAGCTACAGCAGGGGGGTAAGGTTGTGGCTTCAGGTAGCAGTGACACCAGTTGGAGGGTCGCCGCTCGTAAGCTGGCACGTGAGAACAAGCCCCCCATGCCCTACCACACCCCATCGGGTGAGTGTCAGTGTGAGAACAACCACGGTGAGCATGATGACCACTCCTGCCCGAATGGTGCGTGCAACATTGTGGAGACCACCTATGGCAACTTCGATATGTGCTACGACTGCGCCCAAGCCGTGTCCCCAGAATTCCTAAAGGGGCATCAGCAGCAGTGGGTATTGAAGCGGGATGGGACTATTGTTCTCGGTCCTTGCACGGACATAGAAATTACACAGTACATTCACCGGAATCACTCCTACTCCATGTCGCACGCTCTCGCTCATGAGGGCTACTCTATTGCGAAAGCACAACCCGGAGACGCGGTGGGCAACCCGACCTTCAGCAAAGACGACCAAGAGATGATGAAACGGATGGGGATTCAGGCAAATAAGGCTTGGAAGATGAGACCCCCGACTGGTGATGCACCGAAGCTGTTGAAAGAGCGGATCGGCAAAACTGAGTGGCACAGCCACGACATGAGCCTAGCTCAGCACCACCCTAAGTGTCAATGTGCCCGATGTGAACCCATGGGTCGTCCGTGCGATTGTAAGCACTGTCGTGCCCTTCGTGTATCTCAGGGGAAGAGGGCGGGTTGGCAGAATCCACTCCTAAAAAAAGCTGACGAGACAGCACTGGCTCGTGTCTCGAAGATGGAAACAGTAGGTCGCCAGATGGTAGAAAAGCTTCGCGAGGAGAATTCGAGGAAGCGCAACTCCATGCCAGAAGGTTTCGACTTTGTCGGCCCCGCTGTGAGCTGTAGCGATTGGCTCACTGCTATGCTGAGAAGCATCCCGAACCTCATGTCGATGAACATCGACTATGATTTGCTCCTCAAAGAACTAGGCAAGGTCTGGGAGAAGGTCAAACCCGGTGACGATGAAGAGATTCCTGAACCCCCAGCCAAGATGGACAGCCCACTGATTGTTGGAGAGTAGCTGTGTTTAAATCTAGATTTCTGAATAAGGTAGCTGCCGACGAACTGAGCACCCTCCAAGCTAAGCTGGATAAGGTACGAATTCAGGCCGATGAAAACGAGGAGCGGACTGAGCTGGCTTGGACGGCGGCTGGAAAAGAGGCGGAACGACTGGGGTTGCGGTCTGTTGCTGCGTTAAGGGCTCAGGAGCCCACTAATCAATTTGTGAAAAACCTCGATGCGTTGCAGAAGGCGTGGAAGACCCTCGACATAGAGAGGTACCATCTTGAGGGAGAGGTTCGAGCTGCAAAGGTGCCATCGGTACCCCATATCATCAACCCAAAGGAAATTAAACAACTGGTTGACAAGGCCACTATCTTGGTCACACGGGGCGGCAAAGTCTACGCCTATCCAGACTATGACCCGGACAGCGAACACTACACGCACTCAAGTCTGTTCAATCAGGTACACTCGGAGCTGGAGACTGAAGAGACCGGGGACTACGTGAAAGTCGATGATGTCCGCCCCAGCCAGTTTCTTGATATTGGGGGTATAACGGCGTTTTCGGAAGGCAACGATTCAGCCTCCATCCGCATCGGCCTCCGCGCCCCAGATGTTATTTCTCGCGTACTCGATTTAATGGAGTACCTCAATCGGGGAACCATTGAGTTTGAGTACGAGAATACAGATGACCAGAAAGACAGATTCTACACTATAGGGCCACAGAACCGGGTTCGCCAAGAGCTGCGTAACTGGCGGGATGAGCTAGATGAAGTATAACCTAGAACAACACGACAGTAGCTGGTACCTCATGGGGCTCCCGGAAGACCTAGCCCTCTCCAGTGATGGGGAGGGGGTTGAGTTCGAAGAGCCCCCTGAGCCTGAGCCCAACACGTGGCTTTGGATTCCCCGCTTCCATGACAGGCTGGACTTCTTCGAGGGAGTCTACGCTGCCCTCTACACGAAAATCCACCGCAATCTGGCCATCCGTGAGGGCGACATCTTCTCCACCCCAGTTGGTCAGCTCGTCTACAAGAATAGCGACCTCTTCCCGTTTGATGAAACAGCCGAAGAATACTATACCAAAATCCAGGGGGCCGTGGCTGTATCAGAGGTGTAGCTCAGCCAAGACCTGTGTAAACCAAGTCCCTGCTGCTTTCAAATGCATCCAGTGGGAGCGAGGGGCAGTGAGTTCATCTGCCTATCTTGTGGGCATCGGGATAATGCAGACCACAATGGAGCAATCAACATCTTGGGACGGAGCGTCCCACTAGACGTTAACGTGAGCGGAGTAACGCTGTGCGTAGTCTAGGAATCCACCCCATTCATGGGGTGGAGGTTCAAGTTCGACAGTTGCGATGGTGTCGTTGTTCGACGGTTACGATGGTGTCGTTGTTCAAACGGTTCCGACGTTTTTACGTTCGACGGTTACGATGGTGTCGTTGTGAGCCGCACCGTGCGTAACGAGAAGTATCTCTTTGAGTTCGTACCCTCGTGTCAAGCCGAAGCCCATAGAGTTCCAGCCGAAGCAAATGGCGATACCGCCCGGTTTGAGCATTCTATCGAGGCCGTCTTTCACCCGCTTGTAGAGCCGCCCGTTTTGAGTGTCCTGTGTACCACACTTCCGTCCAATTTGCTGATAGCATTCGGAAATTTGTCTGGGACTATAAGGCGGGTCGAAAAGCACCACGTCGGCACTAACAATAACCTGCTCTACAAAATCCTCGGCAAGCATGTGATATTGAGCAGTCGTGGCGGGGTTGAGGTCATTCGTCACCGTACCCCTAGTGGAGTTTCTGGCAAAGGGGTCAACAATTACTTGCCCTTCAGTGAGCCATCTGTCAAGTAACCGCTTGACCGGGGGCAGAGAGAACGTCTCCGCGTTGCCCATCGCAAACTCACGGTTCCATGAAATCATACTTTCGCTTTAGCTGCTGATTGACATGACCGAGGTCACCCAACTTAATATACGGTATTTGTTGGACTCCGAGTTGAGACGCGGCGTGGATACGGTGCCGACCATCAGCAATATGCCCCTTTTCATCCACGATTGCCGGGGGCATACGCTCTCCCTGTTGCATGGACTTCTTCATCTCATCCACATGGGGTTGCCCCCGGTTATCTCCAGCATCATCCCCCAGTCCCCAACCAGATATGTGCTTCATAGCGGTAGCGGTGGGCATCAGGTACACTGAAATGGGCGCGTCCCAATCAGGGTCGTCTTCGACCGGGGGTTCCATTGCTTCCGCCAAGTCGCTTACTAATTGAACAAAGTCGGGAAAATCACCCTCTAGGGAGCTAAGAACGACGGAGCCAACTGCTGGATGAGCCCAGTCACAACCATTCTGCAAGTCTGCGGTCTTCTTCAAAAACTTAGATTCAAACCCCGTTTTGCCTTTCCCTCGCAGAGCAATCAACTCATCTTTGCCGCTGGCAAACTTGCCCTTCTTCTTAGAGTAGGGGGTTGGAATCTCAATCCCTCGCTTGAACATCCCGTAGTCGAGGACGGAGCTGAGGCTCTTCCCATGCCCCACCAGCCAGAAGGTGCCAAAGTCGGCGTACCAATCCTTGCGGGGTGCCATCTGGGGCTCAGCGCACCATTTGCGGCACACCACGACGCCCTCAAGGTTGTAGACCCGTTGCTTGAGGCGAAGTATGATGTGAGCCATGATGTGCTCAGGAACTTGGGTAAAATTAATCGGGCAGGAGAATACCGGGAGGGACGGCATTAGACGAGTTCCGCACCCTCTCCGAAGATGAACTTGGCGAACTCTGCCTCAGCAGCCTTGAGGTCTTCAGGGCTGGCGGCACGCTCGATGCGCGAGAGGTAACCCTCAATCGTCAGGGTGGCGGACTTCAGTTCAGAAGCGGTCACCATCTTCGAGGCTGTCTTAAGCTTGTCCATGTCTATAGTATACTGGGGGAACCAAGATTTTGTCTAGAGTTATTCCCTACTATGGGGCGGAAAGTCCTGTTTTGCACTGCTTAATCAGTGTCGAGGGTCTCCAAATGGTGGATTAGTGCAATTGCATCCCGCACAGTGATATTCCTTACCACCAGAATATACTCCTTAAAGAGGAACCCATCATTCTCAAGGTCGAAGTCTAGACCCTGCATGAGGCAGTAACGTTTAATCATACCCATCGGGTAGAGAAAACCTGCCTCTATGGTGACAGCCAGCCGCTTCACCTTGCCGGAGCTGCTCTGTAGCCGCCGTTTCGTTTCTTCCGTGGTCATCACTACCTCCTAGTGGTTAAATATGAAGTAGCTCGCAAAGCACATCGCGTACGCTATGGCGAGCACGATGCCCAAGAAAACGAAACCCCTGAATCCATCTAGTGCGTGGTTCGCATGGTTTTTCATACCAGTAGTATACCCGGAGGACCGCCTATTTGGCTAGTATTATTCCTGACTAACATGGCCGTTGCGGGCACACTTACAGGGAGTCTCCCACGGCGTGGTCTCTTCAGCAATCCCGGTGCAACGCTCGCACTGACCTAACTTGCAGTCAGTGCAGGTTTGGAGACGTTTGGGCTTCGGTTCAGTCGCTCTTGTAATCTTCATACTTGTAGTATACCAAGAGGGGTGGGATTTAGTCTAGAATATTTATTTATTGTAGTAGCTTTTGCTGATTCTAAGGGGGCCGATGGCAATATTGAAATGCCAGCCGTCGTAGTAGAATTTACCCCATTCCAACATCCAGTATTTTGTAAAACAGACACCCCACGGGCCGTCTATCTCTGACAATGGTGGTGGTTCTTTCATCATAACTTTCTCCTAAAAATCGGTAGGGGGAGCTTTTGGCTCCCCCATCCTAGCGACTGCGGGGCCGAAGCCCTGCTTGATTTATAAGGGGTGTCACACCCCTCACGCTTCGCTTATTACTAAGCAGCAGCGGCCATAGCAAATTCATTGGCAGTTACTATTTTGCATGTCCGTTTAACGAGAGCCATACAAACTCGGGTCGTCAGCAAATCCAGCACCAAATACCGTCGAATCTTTGACGAGCCCAAATAGGCGATTCAAGCCTAAGACTACCACTGCATAATTTGGTGGACTCGGGGACATATGCTAGTCCCGTCCGATAATCAATGTAGACGCATCATCTCTTTCGAGGGGCACGACCATATAAAAACAATACGCTAGTCTCCAGAATTTTGCAACATGTTTTTGTGAGTTGAGGGTTTTCGAACTACCGTCTGCATTAGTATGGCCCTCTACACTGTCTACAAAACAATCGACACCCGAAATGAACACTACTACCTTGGCGTGCATAAAACCGCTAACCCCAACGATTCCTATTATGGGTCGGGCACCATTATCCGTAACCTCCTCGCCAAACACGGGGAAGGCATTCTCCGAAAAGAAATTTTGTTCATCTACCCAACTGGAGAAGAAGCGTATGCCAAAGAGGATGAGTTGGTCGTGGTCTTTATCAACGACCCCCTCTGTTACAACCTGAGAAAAGGGGGACTCGGGGGGTTTGACTATATAAATAGAAATGGGTTACACAGGAGAGCACTTCCAGAAGTTGAAGCTGAAAATGGAAAGCGGCTACAAAAATGGAGAGTGGGATTATCTCCCGAAGAACGACTTAAACTGAGCAGAGATGCGAATGCCCACTGGAGAGGAAAACACCACTCCCCCTCCTCGCTTGAAAAACTAAGTGCGGCTAGAAAAGGAAACAACAGTAGACAAGGGACTCGTTGGGTATACAACCTGAAATCAGGTCAAAAACGGCTAGTACCCGCCGATGAGGTAGACAGTCTCATTACGGAGGAGTGGGTGACCGGAAAGCTGAAAAAGAATAAATCTGCATCCAACTACGGGAAGCTGTGGATAAATAACGGAACCATCAATAAGCTCATCAAACCCGCTGAATTAGCAGATTACACCGGGTGGGTGCGGGGTAGGCTCGACCCGTTTCAGCGTCATAACCGCTCTGTGTGAGGATACGCGACTATCATTTTGCCCTTTATGGCAGCATCCGGGAACACCGCGTGAACTTCCTCCAAATAGGTGTAAAAACTCATCTTCAAAGGCGGCGACCTTCTTCCCTTCGATGAAAAATCCAAAAATACTATACCCAAGTTCAGGATTCTGAGTAATAATGGGGTATGACCTCTACCAACTACTCTGGGCCTTGGATGTATCAACAGTACACCTCGGCCATGACATGCGTGAACCAAGTTCCAGCCACATTCAAGACTATCGACTGGGTGCCCGGAACTGTGAACCTTGACTATGGTGGGGGAAGGTTTGAGACAGCCACGAAATACCTGAGGGCACATAGTGTCACCAACCTAGTCTACGACCCCTATAACCGCTCTGATGAGCATAACGCGGCTGTCCTAGCCTTGTTGTTGAACGTAAAGGCAGACACCGCAACCTTGTGCAATGTCCTCAACGTCATCAAAGAGTGGCAGATGCGGCAGCAGGTTCTCAGGAATATTCACGGTCTAGTCAAGCCGGGTGGGCTCATCTACATTAGTTGCTACCGTGGCCGGGATACCGAACCCTCGGTGACTAGCCACGGTTGGCAGGAGAATCGTCCTCCGGTCACCTATTTGTCTGAGGTACAAAAGGTATTCCCAGATGCGATACTCAGTGGTAGGGTGATCTACGGGAGAAACCTGCCGCTGGTCAACAAAACTGGTCACGACTTGTTCGTACAGGCAATAGGTGATCTCATCGCTGCCCACGCACCCTCCAGCGAGTACGAGAGTGCAGAAGAGTTCTTGGCA